TCCACTCAATGCTACAGGAGTAACTCCTACCTTTCCAAATCTATATTCTTCGCCGTTAGTTAAATTAATTATTGCCATAAATTCCTTTTTTAAATTATTTGTTGTTTAATCTTTATTAATATTAATCACCAGCTGATAAATCAAGTGATCCTATTGTTCCGGAAATCTCTCCATCATCGAATTGTACATTGGCTACATTTATAAGAATCGATACTCCAATTCTAAACCCGGCTAGCTGTGCTGGTAATACAATATCTTGTATAGGTTTCTCTGTTCCATTGGCAAGTTGGGGTGCTACATTAAGTTTCATGTTCATTGTAACTTCTCCACCACCCGATCCATCAAATAATAGATTGACGCCATCTGTTCCGTTATCAGAAAAATATTCGGTTTTATTAGTAGCAGTTACTGTAACAAGCTTCTCTCTGAAATTTGTTGCTGTTACAAACCCATCTGAATCAACAACAAATCCTGCATTTGATCCCGTACCTCCCATTTGGATTGTTCCATCTGATAAATTAATTCTAGATCCTACAGTATCTGTTACATTAGCAGATTGGATCATTCCGGTTGTTATTGCAGCTCCATTTATTGTAGTACTTCCACCGGTGGATACATTTGATAACAATGATTGAATTGTTGGCTCACTACCATCCATTTTGAAAAGACCAGGTCTTGCAAATTCTTGATATACGGTTGAACCATTTCCATTGGTATTATAAAAATGATATGCTCTTATATCTGCCTGAGCTGCGCCTGTATGCCACATAAAACTATCACCATTTGCGCCATCGTAAGAGCCGGTTAAGCCTGTTGTTAGATCATAAACAGCACCCTTTCTAGTTAAATCAACTGGTGACCCGGATGGGTATACATATCCAATATGCAAGAACCATCTGTCCAACGAATCAGCAACGGTCTCTCCATGCGGAGCTAAATCACCATGGAAGAAATAAGGATTGGTATTTACGGCCGGATAACTTGTACTAGTATTAGTTATAATATAACCATTAGTTCCAGATGCATCATACCCATGAGTACCAAAATATGCTTTTCCGTGAGCAGCATTTGTTTTTCTCTTTATATACACAGTAAACATATATGCAGAGGTTGGATCAATTGGGATCTTATTACTATCGAACCCACCATCATTATTAAAATCTTCATCTGGATAAGCAACAATAGCTAACTCTTGACCGCCCATAGGACCGACAACATATTCAATAGCATTATCGGTCTTATCACCAAAAGTAGCATTTGGTAGTAGTGAATCATTAACATCTCCATATGACCGCGGATGGAATGTTAGAGGGCCATGTTGATATATGCTAGATCCTGGTACTACGGAACCGTTTTCTATTTCTACTGTTCCTTTAAAGGTTGAACTACCATCTATCATTATGCCAGATGCAGTAACACCTCCTTGTATTTTAGCATCACCATTGATCATTATACCGGATGCAGTAACATTACCTTGCATATTAAGATCACCATCTCTTTCCAAATGGAATGTACTAGATTTAATTTCTATATTTCCACCTGACCCGGATACGTATTGATCTGTTCTACCTAAATAAAATTGATCAACTTCTATATTAACTGCTGATCCAGATATTAATAATGATCGATCAGAATTATTCCATGCAAAATATCCAAAGTCTCCACTAGCAGATATTCCGCTATCATTTCCTCCTAGATAAAAATTACCGCCGGCATCTAAGTATGATGTAAAATCACTCAATAGTGCATTTGTTCCATCTCCTGCAGCTATTGGTTTATGATATCCAAATACTTGAGATGTTTGTAATAATCCTGCAGCTATGCCACCGGTCGTGTTAACTGAATCCAATGAACCTGTCAAGAAATCAAATGTCGGTCCTGTTGGCCCTGTTGCGCCTGGATCACCAGGTGCGCCATCACTACCAGTTGCACCAGCTCTTGATTTGGCTAATGACATTGTTTTAGCAGCAACAATTGATCCAGTTGCTAAAGTTCCGGCTGCATCTTTTACTTCTTTAACTTCTACATAATCAACCAGAACAATTCCAGGCTCGTTAACATAGTTAACTATAACCAATGGCGATATATATGTCGCATCATCATGAACAGTACCAGGATCGTCTATATCTCTATGATATCCTCCATTACCACTAGAAGCATGTCCTGAGAAATAACCTTTTGTTGTAAACCATTCTGAGCCTGTAGGCTTATAATTAGATGCACCAAAATAATGTTGACTACTAAAATTATTTGCACCGGTGGCGTTTTCCTTTACACTAGTACTGCTCCATCCACTAACACCAACATATATACTTCCAGTACCTTCTAATTGTTTTATTCTTGCTTCTACAGAATATACTTTAGTGTGATCATATGCTACTATATCTTTACCAACAAGCCAAGTATAATCTCTTTGTGCACCACCATCCCCTATTTGCATAAAATTATTATACAACTCTCCTTGGCCGGTACCAAATGTTATTGGACCATGAGTAACATTCTTATACCATTCGTTGGTCGTACCATTAATTGTAGCGTTTGCACTAGTAGATAAATTAGCAGCTGACCAAGTTTCTCCAGTATCAGATCCATATCCAGTATGTTTAATTCCTCCACTAACTGCAGTTATAACAACCGATCCGCTATCATGGGCCATAGCTGTTACATTTAAACTTGATGAATTATTATTTCTAAAATGAGTATCAACTGATACACCATCTGATCCTACTCCATGAACCCCATACTTGTTAAGTTTATCTGTAACTCCTTCAAATATTAAAACATCTGTCGACCCACCATTAAAATCTATTCCTGTACCTTCTGAATCGGATACAAATGTATGTGACTCATTGCTCAATATAAATGTAAATCCTCCTGCACCGTCGCTACCATCTGTTCCATCTGAACCGCCTGTTCCGCCTTCAATCTTGAATAAGGTGGATACATCTGTTAAATGTGTTGTTTGTTGGGCAGAACCTGTTGTTACAGATATGGTTACTGGAAATGCTGATTTGTCGTTTCCTAATCCTCCATTGCCAGGGTCGGGTTCATCATACGTAAAACTACCACTACCTATTCCGGAAAATAATGCTTGACTAATTGATCCGGAGACTCCGGCGGTGTTGTATGAAAATCCTGTTACTGTCGCACCTGTTGCAGTAGTTATTGTTATATCCGAACCTGTTATTACGGTTGCTAAATTTTGTTGACTTACACTAAATGTAATACTATTTGGATCTGCTGTATTATCAGATGAGCTTGCAAATGACATTACATTTGAATCTAATGATACTGCTAATAACCTTCCTGGCTCTCCCGGGGCTCCATCATTACCAGGTTGTATAGTAGTACCATCTGATAACTGTAATTGTCCTTTTACTATTAGGTTTGTCCCATCCCATGATAGCTTATCACCTAAACTAAATTTTCCTGATGCACTAGCAAAGAATCCTGTATCAGCATCATCATAAACTCCTTCTCCTGTAAACAATTTGTTGTCTAACATGTTTATGCCACCAATAGAACCTGTATTAGCAACTATTCCACCTTCTAAAAATACATTTTGTGAATATAATCCAAAGCCTGCAGATTCGGGAGCTGTTCCGTGTAATCTGGCTTGACTAAGGCCTGATAAATCTCCAAGTCTAGCTTTTAAATCTATATCATATATTGCCGATCCCGTTCTTTCTACGATGTCTATATATGGTGTAGTTGGGTCATTTGGGTTGGCATTTAATCTAATATATCCTGTGCCTATCTTCCCTGTCGATACTATTACTTGTGATCCTGAATATGATTGTGCATTAGATGCAATGTCGCCTAATGATCCTGTATCTCCGTTTGTTGATGATCCGCTGTATCCTCTTTCAACAAATATAAATCCAGCAAAATTAGTATCACTATCAGCTTCAAATCTAGATGCAGAATTTACTCTTATATACTCGGTAGCAAACCCTGTGTTATCTACTTTCTTAGCAGTTAAAATTTCTCCTTGGGTAAATCCGGATACATTTTCTAATGACATTGTTGTTGTTGTAGACGAATGTACACCATTTGGTGCTACTGCAGACCCTGTTAATACAGATGAATTAGCTACATATAATTGCCCACCTACAGCATTAACTGCTTCTTTTTCAAATACAGCCGTTGACAATGTTCCCCTAATTCTTGCATTTTCGACTTCTAAAAATCCTCCATCATTAGCAGTTAATCTAAACCCAGATCCAGCAACGTTCGAAGCAAAATTTGCAGATTCAATTGTTCCGGTTTTTCTAATGATCATCGACCCACCTATTAAAGAAGTTTCGGATAATGTCCATCCTGCTATTTCATTACCATTTTCACCTAACTTAAATATTTGATTACCGGATGAATCTAAACCTTCGATACCATATTTATTAGAACCTAAATTACCTATTTTAAGTACATTAGTATCTGCTAATGATCCGGTTCTAATTGTTATGTTTCTATTTGTCGAGTGAAATTGTATCCCACCTGTTGTATCAACTTTTTTAATGGTATTACTTGTAAGCTGCCATCCACCAATATCTCCTCCTAAAAACTGTACTTGACTACCTGTTATTTGACCAGATGATTTTAGACGTAAATTTTCATCTGATGATTTAATTTCTGAATCAATTATTTCAAATGAGGCAATACTAGCTGATGCAAATTTTGCAAAACCATCTGAATTAATAGATGAACTAGCATTTGTTACGGTTGATGGCACACCTCCTATTGTAGCAGGTGTTCTAATATTATCAACTGTGATATTACCTTGTACTGTTAATGTATCGTCATCAAACTCTAAATAATTTCCTCCAACCTTTGAACCTAATAATACTGCACTACCTGTTATAGTTCCTCCGGCACTGACTTTGAAATTTGATGAACTTATAAATGATACAGGGTCATTATTATTTTGTGATGATGATATTGAAAATACATCTGTTGATAATGATGAACTTTGAATTTCAAATCCTCCTATAGATCCTCCGGCATCTGCTGTAATAGTTCCTTGTAATACTACATCTCCATCTCTATCTAAATGAAAATTACTAGATGTTATTTCTATATTACCATTTGATCCAGATATGAAATTTCCTGCTTCTAAACTTCCTAGGAAGAAATTTGGTGTCTTTATTGATAATCCTGGATCATTTCCTGTTGAGAATCTTAAAAATGATTCTGAATTTTCTACTATTTCTAAACCTGTACCTGTATACCCATCTGGTGCACCTGGCAGAACAGATCCGGTATATATCATAAACCCTCCGGCATTCTCAGGCTTAGATGCTGATATAAATCCTTCGTATCCTATCGACCTAATGAACCCGGAGTTTACACCGGCCAATTCTATACCTGACCCTACTGAATTACCAATATAAATAGAACCGGTAAATAAATTATTTTCTCCGCCAACAACTACATTTTCTCCTGTAAATGTTACTGGATATATTAATGCCTCTGTCTCAGCTTGTTGATTGAGATAATCAAAGAATATTATTTTAAATGTAAGTGGCGTTTTAAGAAATGCTGTTGGTATTCTAGTATTTATTTTGGTAAAATTAGGAGTAAACTTAGATTCGTTAAACGTCTTTACACTTATATTACCAATATTAAATCTACCATTTCGTTGTACAAAATAAAACTCTGCATTTTGATCTATTAAACTTTCAAATCTAAATATTGCTGGAACTATACTTCCGGAGTCATTAACTTGTACCGAACCTATTCGTGTTCCAAATACACCCTCGGATTCAAATATTCCTAATAACGAATCTTCATATCCAGGTATTGATGGAGAAATTTGTGTTGCAAATGGCTGTTTAATATAAGCATTAACAGTCATTTCATCATTTCTAAAAGAGCCTTTACTTCCAGAAACATATATATCTAATTGAGGGTATGTCGATACATTTGGATCTGTTGATGTATATGAATTATCACCGAATAAATTAACAGTCATTAAATACTGAGTATTCTTTGTTAATGGTGTTTCATATTCATCTTTAAGTCGTATATAAGAAAAATCATTAGGTCCGTAATTGCTATCTGGTGTAAGTCGTATTCCACTCAATAGATCATCAGGTTCAAATGTTTCTGTAATTCCTATTGTTGGTTGTATAATTCCTCCAGATCCGGTAAAGTATGTTTGATAATCTTCAAGACTTGAAAAGAATCCCATTCTATTATAATTTGCACCATCTGAAGCATTTGCTTCATATTCAAACGGATCTTCTAATATTTCTATTTGTTCTAAAATTGTTTCTCCTGCGTCAACAAAATCTCCAAATTGTCCGCCGGCTTTATAAAATGTTTTTAATTTATAAACATCTCCAGTTGATGGTTCAATATTTGCTAATTTAATTTCTGCAAATGATTGAGATTGTTCTGTCATCTGCAATACATATGGTAATGTAAAACTACATGTATAATTTGCAGTTGGTTCAACTCTATCAACTGTTTGGCTAGCCTTTCCTTGGGCGTTTAGTGTTACTTGCCACTTCCCACCAGTATTAGAATCACTAAGATTTTTAAATCCTGGAGGCTGGTCTAATAATACTACCTGTGCTTTTGTTGTATTTAATACATTGTCAATTACAAAATTATATGATCCGGATAATGAATGTATTCCACTGACTGCTAGACTTGACGGAATCCCATCATTCTCTTGAGATAATGGTCTTAATACTCCAGGGGATACTAAATGAGCTCCCAAATCAACATCTATTTGAGGATTAACTATTGTTATAACATCACCAGGCCCCATATCACCTGTAAAGAATGGTGTAGATGTTTCAAATATTGATTCATCTAAAGCTGTTATTAGTTGTGTCGTAGTAGCTACAATAGGTCCAAGTTCAGCTGATATCTCTGTTGCTGAATCTTTTCCGCCTGCCGCTGCTAATGCAAAAGATGCTGGATTAGCTTGTATCTGTGTTCCTAAGTAACTAGGTGGAGATTTAGATGTTCCGGATCCTTGAAATGATACTGGTAAACTAGGAAAGCTTAATGTTGGTATTATTGTTTGTGTTGTCGAAACACTACCAGGCTTAGGTCTTATAGTACATGTACCAATACCAAAACTTTGTGTTGCAACATTAGTTAAATTAACTGGCTGTAAATATGGTTGAACAACTTCTTGTAAAGTTAGTTGGGGCTTTTGAGTAAATATTATTTCTGTCGAGTTTAGCCTTTCTGGTGCTACAGTAACTGACCGAGACCATATGACATTTGGAAAATTAAAATAATCTCGAGATTTGTAATCTTTACTTGATCTTAATTGTCTGCCATTTTGGTCTATTCGAGCCCGGCCGGCAACATAAACAGTTGCTGTACCATATGGGGCATCTGGATATACATATATTGCAATAACTCTTGTACCATCTGCTTCAAGATAATTAATTGGTTCATAGTATAATGGATTGCCATTTGAATCTAATACTTCAATATGAATTTTTGAATCTTTAACTAATGTATTAGCATTTGCCCTAATCTTAAATAAATTCTTCCCACCGGTTAATTGAGTCGGAAAAAATGAGATATTAAAGTATTTGTCAGAATTAACTGTTGTGTCAATATTTGATATACCTAAGTCTTTTAGACCTACATAATCAGCTCTTTTTCTTAAACGACCTAGATTCCATGTTCCTGCCGGCATATAACTTACCCTTTATTTTATAATAAATATCAGGCTAACCGGTTTCTAACGGTTAAAATTAATTTCAGAGTATCCATTAACTTTTTTGATTTCAATCAATTTATCTACTATATCTCTCATAGCATCTATATGAGAAATACACATTAAAAATCCAAATTGAGATTTTAAATAATCAAATAGTAAGAACATTGAATTTAAGTTATCAGAATCCAATACCCCAAATCCTTCATCAATTGCTAAGAAGTTTGGTCTTGGTAAATTTGATACATTAATTAAAGAAGTTCTAATAGCTAATGATGAAATAAACTTTTCCATTCCGCTAGTTAATTCTAATGGCCAATAATTATCATCATCGTATACAATATGTGCATTTATATTTTTGCCATCTGTATGTAATACAATTGTAAATTCAACAACTTGATTAAGTATGTTATTAATTTCTGATTCTATTTGTGGTAATGCTTTTGTTATTAAGTGATATGGCACCCCATCTCTATTAACAGCTTTCTGATAATATTCATATCCAGAATATTGTTGTTCTAATTCTTTTAACCTGTCTATACCTCCCTGAGCATCGCTCTTTGTCTTTTCTGCCATTTTTAGTTTGCCAGATAATTGTAACAAATTAGAATCTAATTGCCCTAATTCTGTGTTTACAGTTGTTATCTCATCTCGAACTTCGGTTATTTCAGAATTTTTATTAATATTATATACTAAATTATCTTTTTGTTTTTGAGACTTACTTAACTCTTTTCTTTTATCCTTAAGGTTATTTTGAATCGATTCTATTTCCCATTTAGTACTTTGTAAACCATGTTCCATTGTTACTAATGATTTTTCGTACCCCGTTAATAATGTTTCTAATGCATTTACAGCATCTAATTTTTCTTTTGGTTTATCTTGATGTTTAATTTTAACAATATTATCTTCAAAATGTTTAATGTCAAATTCTATAGCTTGTTCTTCATCAATTAATTTAGGTAAAAGGTCTGCAACTTCTTTGGTTTCTTTTAACCATGGATTAGCCATACAAAAACTACAATCTTCGTCCCATTCATGTTTATCTAATTTAGATACCATTTTTTGGGCATGTTGAATTTTTAGTTGTTTCATTTTTAGATCGTTATTTAATTTAATAACATTATCTTTATAGTCTTTTAATTTAACAATTAAATTTTCTAATTGTGCCTTATCAATTTTATTTATCTTTTGATTTGTCTCTTTAATTAATTTATTTTGACTTTTAATTAATTCTTTTTGTTGATCTCTATTTAATCTTGCATTTCCTACATCATCATTTAATTTAGTAATTTTATATTTAATATCATCTGGATCATCTAATGTTTCGTCAACCTTTTTTAGTTCTTTGGTCATATTAAAAATAATATCATTAAGATTTGTCTTCATTTCTTCATGTTCTACCTTATCTAATTTCATTTGTTCATATGATCCAGTATATTGAGTAATTACGTCATTTGCTCCTGATAAGTCGGTCGAGAAATCTTTTCTTTTATACTCTCTAATTAATGCAGCAGTTTCTCTAATATCTTCATGCCCGATACTATATAACTGTTCAAATATATCAATATCTAAAAATTGTGATAATAACTCTTTTCTTTCTCTCTGACTTTTGTCGATAAACCCAGTATTGTTATTTTGTAATGATAATGCAGTTAATACAAAATCATCATACGTGCCTAAATATTGCTGTATTATTTTATTTGTAGAATCTCGTTGGTCGCCATTTAAGTTTTCTTCGTTACCAGAAGAATCAATTCTCCAAAAATTAACATTTACTTTAACATGTCCATTTCCGTGCTTTTTAGCCTTACGTTCAATAAAGTAAGTATACTTGCCTAACTCAAATTCGAACTTACATTGGAAGTTAGATTTTTTATTATTCAATACATGTTTAGCTTTTTTAGTTCGACTACATTTATCAAAACACGCGAATGACAATGCATCTAACAACGTTGATTTACCAGATGCATTAGGAGCAAATAATCCATATAACCCATGCATATTTGTAAAATCAATAACATTATTTGGTCCATAACTAAACATATTTGAAAATTCAAATTTCTTAGGCAACCATGTAATATTTCTAGTTAATGTACTTGTAGGCAATTTACTGTGTACTGTCCTATTAATATGTCTTATCGTATCTAACAATGTATCATCTAATGCATATTCATCTGATAAATATTCTGTGATAACTTTGTTTTGCCATTCTACATCTCGTATGTTTCCAAAATTAATTTTCTTTTTTGAATCGGTTGTATTTAATGCATTTATTTTTTGTATTGATATATCTTGTACTTTATATTCAGATTTTATTTTTGCTACAATCTCTTTTAATGTAGCTGAATCTGTATCTTTTACTTTTAATCTCAACCTAGGTCGTATTGGAATTTTATCACTTGGGTTTGTAATCTTACCATTATCAATTTGATAAGTGTAATATCCATAATCATTTGGTATGTCAATAAATTCACATTTCTTAGTATCTAGATCCCATACCATAATTCCATGTCCTAAGGCCTCCCCATGATTTTGTTGTATCAATGAGCCAGCATATGCAATTGTTTTATCATCATTTAAAAATTGTGGTTTATGTATATCACCTAACAATACTAAATCATGTCCTTCAAATATTTTTGTGGTAACGTGTGTATTGCTAAGTACGAATCCCGCATCTGTAGAAGCATTATGTACCGACCCATGATGTAATGCTATCTTATAATCTCCCTCAAAACTATCAGCTCTTACATAATCAATTGGTTTATCGAACACCGATAATACGTTAAAGTGTATTCCTGATATATAATATATACCATTGTCTTTAAGATAGTGTAGGCTTGGATGATTTAAGGCTTTAACGATCGGACTTAGGGCGTCCAGTCTATAACTATTATTTAAGTTACAGTCATGATTACCAGTTATTATTAATGTAGGTGCTAAATCTGCTAATTTTTTAAAGAATTCAGATACAACTGCTATTAATTCTGGTGACATATCTGTCTTTGCATGTACGATATCACCGGCTACATATATTACAGAATTATCTGTTTTTGTCTTTTTTATATAAGAATATAATCTTTTAAATACTAATCGATATTCTTTATGTCGTTTAACATTTCTAACATGTACATCTGCTATATGATAGATTTTATCTATCTTTTCAATTCCAATATCTATAGTGCGCATAAAATCTTTTGTTCCATTAATTCGGTTTCATTCATTACATGGGTTTCATGTAATACATTTGTTATTTTTTCAAATCCTAATTCACTAGGGTCTTTTCCTGTTATGTCTACAAAGAATACATTTAGTCCGTTTGACATAAAATATTCAGCTGTTTCTAAAGCTTGTTTTCTTGCATCTAAATCTAAACATATATAAATGTCTTTAACTCCCTTTTCAACAATTCTCTTTTTCAATGTATTAGATATTGTTTTTCCAAATAAAGGAATACAATTACGTTTAATTGCAATCGCATCAAATGCACCTTCAACTAATATAATAGGCATTTTCCAGTTAATGTGTAACTCAAACCCAACAATATCTTTCGAAGCAGGAGGATTTTTATGTTTATATTTATCTTCAGTATAATATGCTCGAGCTACGAAATAATTTAAACTACCATTTGCGTCATAACTAGGAATAATTATTTTGCCTTTATACGAACCCTTCCTACAATATCCTATTCTATATTTTAGTATATCATGAATAGTAATATTTCTACCTTTAAGATAATGTATAGCATTTCTATACTCCGGACTCATTTCTTGCAACTCCCATAATGGCCTATATCCTTCAGGTAAATGTAGTACCGGCGTATCTGTTGTGGTCTTTGTTGGTCTCCATTCTACATCACCAAGTAGTTCTATTAACTTAGCTATCTTCTCTCGTTGAACATTTAATTTACGAAATAATATAGGAAGTTTTCTACCAGCAGCATTACATACCCAACAATGCCAATATTGAGTTACAATATTAACTTCCATCTTCTTTTTATCATGATGACAAAAAGGACAATGAAATGCGATATTATCATTTGAATTTATCTTCCCGCGACCCATTACAGTTTCAAGAAGACTTATGATCGAGAATTTGCTCATTTGCTCATTTATTAGTTATACTTACTTCATTATCATTTTCAATACTTTCAATAATAATGTTTTTCTTAAATAAATTCAATAAAAAATTTTATTAATATGAATATATTAAAAATATCTCGTAAGATCAACCTTTTGACGAGCTTTTTTTCTCCTTAAGCCAACTTTCTGGAATATTCTTTTCTGCCCATGGAATATCATGTTTATCACAATACATTGCATAAGTAGTTTTTGACCCTTTCCTTATTTTTGTCTTTGAAGATTGAAATACCATTCTAATATCTAATTCTGGATGTTGTTTCTTAATAAGTAAATGTTTCTTACGATCTTCAAGAACCCACCTACCCTTTGTTTCAACTAAGATGCCATTTGGTAATGTAAAATCAATTGTATATGTATGATTTGTTTCTGGTTTAATGTAATCTATAACTGTAGTTTCGTATTCAAATTTAATTTTGTTTTCTTTTAACTGGTCTGATACTTTATGTTCAAACCCGCTACGATAACCATGTTTAATTGCATTTGCGCGCAATTTGGATTTTGATCTCCATGCCATAACTTATTCCTCTATTTAATATAAATATTAGTAGTCCCAACGAACAATGAAGTTCATATCAATATCTGGATTCTTTTGTATAGGTTGGGCCATCTTAGCTGTGGCTACCATCTCGGCTTTATCATTATATAAACCAATTGTTGTAATATATGGTTTTAATGTTCCGGATACAAATAAATTTTTACGTAATTCACCCGGGGGTAATGTTGTTTGACTTGCATCACACACATCTCCATTTGTTACTGGGCGGAATGTTGATGTAGGATTCATTGTAACATTAAATTGATCTTTTGGTACACGAACTAAACATTCATTTTCATATATTGTATGAGTTCCACGATATTTAACATCCCATATATTTCCAAAAATACCTGAACCAGAATTATGTTTAGGCAAAACTGATGTTGCAACGGCTTGACCATTCTTATAAAATACATTGCCGGCCACATTGGTTTGGTAACACGAAGCTGACATATAATGATTATTTCCTAAAGATACTATTGCCTCATTATTTACAGCATAATCATACATTCTTATTTCTGCAAACGATTGATTCATGCCATCAAAACGATCGGCATTTGCATTTCCAATCACTAAATCTGATGTATTAGAAGTAAAGTCTGGCAATGTAGCGTGTTCACCACTAGACCCTGTTATACCATTAACAAATACATCTAATTTGGAACCAGAATTTCTAACAGTTATATGATGCCATCCTAAAGGGTCACCCGCCACTGCACCAGATGTTGCAAAGGCAGCAATTTTTCCATCACTTGCTCCAAAACTATATACTACTGCATTACCCGATATTTGTGACGTTAAATTGATCGGCGTACGTATACCAGTTTCTGCTAAATTTTGTGCAGTTGTAAGAGCAGTGAGTAATGAAATATTATTTGGATTATTATTAACAGTACGTAACTTACGTTTTCCATCAACACTATCTAAAAATATTTCTTCTTTCACACCCCATTTGGACATTACACATTTTTTTGAGGTATCATTATTCTTATGCCATAATGATATTGTCCAATCATCACAACGACCGAATCTATCAAACTTAGTATTATGTGGTATTCTAATATGGCTACCTTGTGCACCTGTCAAAGAAATAGCAAGCCCTGAATCAGTTCTTGGTTGAGCACTACTAGTAACCTCAATACCTGTAACAACATTGATAGAATTTTCTACAGTTGCAATCTTTTCTACTTTATTTAATTTGTAGGAAATTGTATTTTGAAATGATCCTATAGACTCATAGTCATTAAATTGTTTATATAAATCATTAAATGACATGTAAAAGAAATTTCTACTACTTGATGCAAACTTTTTTGAATCAATTAATGGGTCTACTAAGTTACCATTACCATCATCTGTTAAGTATGTATACGTATCTCCAATTGATGATGTTACTTGGAATGTTCCGTGTTTAATTTTTTCTCCTACTTGGCCATATGGTGCAGTAAATAACGAAGACGAATACCACAATAATCTTTGTTGTTTATCGATGTCTATAAAATCGGCAGCAAATGCTGGATTATTATTACGATAATATTTGTGATGAATTGCATTCCATACTACATGTTGATTGGTATTATCATCTGTATTAACAGGATATAATCTAGTACCAACTCCTAGTCCAGTATCTGAAAATATATGTGGAGTACTTTTTTGGTAAATTGCATTATGACGAAAATATCCATCGTTATTAGTAAAATTAGTGGATGTTACGTTATAATGCTTATAAGCTTTTACCGGCCTTTGCTGGTAATCATTTGCCTTGATAGGCTGAAATACTGACGGTATAATTGGCATATCATCTTACTAATTTAATTTAGAAGTCTAATTTAACTTTAATAAGAGCTTCTCTCGTATAATTTTTTAATAATGGTTGAGATAATTTAGCTGTTGCTAACAATTCTCTTCTTCCATTATATAATCCAACGGTTGTTATATATGCTTGAGGATCTTGTATCATAGTTTTGAAAAATAACTCTCCTAACGACCCTGTAACAAAAGAAGGATTATTAGAATAATTATATTCTGCATTCTTAACTCTAACAAAATAATAAGTTGATTTCACTTGTTCAGATGATCTAGCTTGAATACCACCATTTGTTCCAGAATCTGTTAAGTTATCTGACCCACTTAATGATGTAAATATTTTCATTGCATTTTCACCTTGAACACCGGAGCCTGTAACTGAATTAAAATTAACACCACCTAATGATGTATCTTTATTTAATTGTTCGCCATTTAAAATTGCTACACCATGTTGTGGATATAATAAACCATAATATACTGGTGATGTTGAACTATGAATAACTGTACCTTCATCAATTGAACCAGAAACTAGATTATATACCAATCCACCTTCTGTTACACTTCCTCCTGATGATAAAGATGAATCATCAATGATCTGGATAAAATTACTTGTTCCTGCTAATTTAACATTTGAACCGGTATGAGCAGAATTAGGATGTTCTGAAACAATTCCACTAGGAGCTGATCCAGATAATTGTGCTAACGATAATTCAAAATTCCCCGGATCTAATTTTTCTCTAACTCTAGATCTATTAAAGTTTAATATGTAAATCTCATTTGTATCTACTCCGTTAATTGTAAACTTCTTATCATTAGGTGCTAACAATAACTGTGCATATTGTTTATATATTGCTCTTGTAGGAGTATCATTATTAAGATTACCTGTTAAATCTTTAGAACCTGATCCAGCAAAATGTCCATATGCTACAGATAGTTCTGAATTGGCATTTGAAGTTGAACTAGGATCACCTGTTGAAAATACTTCTTGGAAATATGTTTTTTGAGTGGAAGTTAAATTTGAAGAAGTAAACATAGAAGTTAAACTACCAGTATTGCCCGCAAACAATCCTCTTGTTACAGTTTCAATATTATTAGGTAATACATCATCAGTAGGATCAAAGTCAGTAAATATACGTCCTAATCTCTGACGTGCTTTTGCTTGCTCACGCTCTCTGATAATTTGATTAGCTAATTGTCTAGCTAAGTTCTCAACCTGAGATGTTGCAGAGACTGGATTTCTTCGTCTAAATGCTACTGGTCCTCTTCTACTTACTTTTCTATTGTATGTTGCCATTTCTATTTCCCTTTATTATGATATTGCCGTATTTGCTGATGTAGCAGTTGTTGCAATCTCAACTTTTTTAACCGTTAATGTTACAGACGCTCTACCACCAGTCTCATTACCAATAAATAATATTGTAATTTGTTGATCTGCTGATAACAATTCTTTTGCAGTTATTTCAAATTGCGTACCGGATACTGTAATTGATTGGGCTGCTTCTGAATCACCTATAAATTGTGGCACAGATGCAGCAGAATTCAAAGCTCCTCTAGTTGCAACTATATCAGCGACATCTGAATCAGATAAAATTGCTGTATATCCAAATCTTCTATTACCGCCTCCAAAATTAACAGTTGATGGAGTAATTATAGTACTTTCATTTGCATTTAATTCAATATTGTTTTGTGCAACTCTAACAACAGGAATACGTGCAGTGCCTTTTGGTAATGTAACAAGTTTATATTTTAGCATTTGAGTTTCATCTGCTAATGCTTCTACAACAGGCATATTTTCTATAGCCGCGCCGTAATATGCAGTACCTAATGGATGTTCTGGATTATATAAGTCATAATCTATTTCATCATCTGCTAATGCAAATTGTGTAATTTTAAATTCGTCTCTACCTCTTGCTAAAAGTTCTCTACCTTTTTTAGTAAGAATTGCATCGACCGTGATTGTTGAGTTGTTTAAGTATCCCATGTTATTCCCTATCTTTTTAATAAATATGCTTATGCATAAGTTTATCTAACTTCTAAATTACCTGGATTTGTTGAATTTGGTTGATTATTAAATATCAACGTATTCGGATTAGTTTCAAACACTTCAACTACAGGTTTTTGTCCAAGTGCCATAATCGTTGTAGGTAAATTTATACCAGGTCCAATCAACCTACAACCGTCATATTTTTGATTCTCTGTCATTTGAATAAAGTCGTCCATATATCCCACTTCATCTAAACTTCTTGAGTAATTATATTTACTAGGAACTCCCATTCCTAATGACCTACTAACTTCGGTAAATAAATTCCTAGTTCGTTTATCTAACTCTATACTTCCAGAATAATGTAATTTATCTAGACTAAAAATACTACTAGGCCTAGGTGTTAAAATAACACTTCCGGTAGGAGAGAATGTCAAAGGAGATAATGTACCTGTAATTTCCATTGGCAAGTTTAACGCAGTTGCTGCAACTGGATCTCTTTGATATGGAAAGAATTTGTATATATGTTTATATATAGTAGCCTTATAAGGATCACCACTAGTTAATATATGCATATTTGCAAGGTAATTACCTGTATCAGAATATCCACTACTTCCTACATTATATACTTGTACTGTATCTGTTACATTTATAGGAGAATCAATACTAGCCGTTAATAATAAGGTATCTCCTGAAACATCTTTAACTGGATCTTCTATACGACCATCATATTGAGGATTTGTAATTACTGGTTTTTTTGTTAATCTAACTTTTGCTCTTTCTAATGCATGCGGCTCAACCAAAAGTCCCATAGACTCATCAATACGTTCTGGCAATAATTGTTTTATTTGATTGAATAGTGAATAATCAAATTGACTAAACACCCTTAGATATGCATTAATATCATTCTTATCAGAATATTTTTTCCAATACTCTTTTGAGAAGTGAGTTAAATCTGGATATTCAAATGTAAACTCATGATCTGGATCTCCAACATAATTATCTAACGTTACATCACCTATGTGATTAAATATTTCTTTATTGATTTGATCGGCTGCTGAATAAAATAAACCTAATTTATTTGTATCAATTGGAGCACGATCAAACCTAGATTTTTCTGCGGACGTTCTAGGCGAAAGTCTTCGTACTAATTCATTCTCTTCTAATCTAATTTTTTGTGACCGAGGAACATTTCCTCCTAACGAAACTCCTTGTACATAATATGTTTCTTCTACTGGCTCATAATTACCACGCTGTACATTTGTCGGAATTGGAAAGTTTGACATTGTAGCGAAAGTACTACCCGATACTATAAAATTATCATATGGTAGTTGTGCGTCAACTATTGTTTGTGCAGGATGTGATGATGATATTACATGATATGTTGAAACAGAATGATCAACAGCATTCAAATCAGTACCTAAAGGATAATGTCTTATTAATGTATCAAATGATGATGTAGGATCAAGTCCGGACACATATGATGTAGGATTTGTTGTATGTAAATCAAATGCATTTTGTCCTATATCTTCTAGCCATTCTCTATATTCTTGCATCGAACCTGAATACATTATTATATCTGGTGTATTGTCATTAGAAAAAGATATAGAATTATCTTCTGCTACAAATCTTCTTAAATTTGTATTTACTTGAAACTGGTCTCTTGTAGATCCAATACCAGGATATCCACCCAAATATGCTTGTCTATTATCACTATCATTTGGCATTGCATTCCATCCATACCTATGTCCATTAAATGTTGGCGTATAAGATGCACTAGCTCGATGGATAATTTTATCATCTATATAATCTGATGCTTGTTGTACTTGTATATGATATGTAGTATTTAAGTTTGTATCTATATTATAAATTCCGGCATCGGATCCTGTTGCTTGCCAAAACCATCTTAAATTCCAAAAATTACCATCAAATAAAGGTACCCATTCTGTCGAACCTGTTGCCGGTTGCATATTAGCCATACCCTTACCATGGGAGTAAACAATTCTACCATACTGATCTGATCCAGAATATGAACCTGTATATTGTATTGCTATTTGAGAATTAATTCTTTCATCTGTTGACGAATAGCAATTTGTATGTGTATACAATAACATGTTTTGTTTGGTTCCTGGCCTAAATCTAAACTCCCTTGTTTGTGGAGGAATATCATCACCAGAACTTAAAAACGGCCTTACAAACCCCCATGTGCCAATATCTGTTGTATAATCTCTTACACCATGTTGTATCCTAGGAGCAACTTCACTATTTGTTTCAGCAGCGTCGCCCGTTTGGATAAATTGTAATGCATATGAAAATCTGTCTTCAATTAACGTTGGAGCATCTTCTTGTACTTTAGGTCCTCCATATTCTCTTATACTCAATAAAGTTTGAGGAATACCATATGTATTCATTAACGCTTTAACTGATCTTGCAGTACCTTTTGTTTTAAGTAAGTATGGTAAGTTATTAACTATCCTTCTCCAAACTTCTGTTGTAATTTCTTCATCCGGCTTTGAAAATAAAGAACCGGTAGTTGCATATTCACCTGATCCAGAATGTATACCTAATTTATATTGCCATAACTGTGATGCCTGATTTCCATTTTCTAATTTCCATCCTAATGACTCTGCTATTTGATATAATGTATCCTTACTTTGACCTAATTTAGGATGTTCTTCTGGTTTATATATTTTTGTCAAGTTTTCAATATGAGTATATAATATATCATAATGATGTCCAATCATATTAACAAATAATTCATATTCACTATTATTTGAATCTAATCTAATATGCTCTGGTATTGACCTTGTTAATGACTTATTGTTTTCAGTATCATAAAGAGAGGCAGAAGAATGCCACCCAGTATACCATTCAGTTGCTATACTTGAAGTTGAAGGGTGTAAATATTGTTTACTACCAGATAAGTATTTAGGAAATGATTCTAAACGATAATGATCAGACCCTAAAAATCCTCCTTCGGCTGCATAAATTCCATCTTTGTTATTATTATCAGAATATGTAGTATGGTCTGTAAATAAACTAGATGTAGAATCATTATACAACCATCTTTCGAATCCATCAAAATTACCAATTACATCATTTTGTCTTTCTTGATTTGTAGTTATATTTCCTTGTAATGCATTAGCATCTTCACCAGTTGCATTACGTAATATTTCAATACGTCCGTCATAATATTCAATCAATTCTAACTTATACTTGAAGTTGGCCAATCTTTCTGCTGCCGATGAAAAATGAATAAAATTTTGAAATCCGGAATAATCTATATTTACTGCTTGGCCTAATGATCCGGAAAATATTCTATCAACTATTAATTGTGAAGTGGAAGTATTAGAAGAAAGTAAAGAGTTCCAAGTTTCAAAATCTGTTTCTGTTATAGTACCTTTTGATACATCAATATCAAAATTTGGACCTAATAATTCTCGGCTCTCACCTCCTTTAGCTCCTGGACCTGCTAATGATATATTATCAATATATGCATCTGATAATTGCTCTATTGTCCATAACTTTTGTTTTTCAAAAATATTATCTGGTAAAGGTTTATATAGCCTAGCAACAAAGTCATTTTCAGATTGCCATTCTTTTTGATTGATGATTTTTAATATTTGATTTTTGCCTAAGTTAAGAGCAATATCATCTGATAAAGGTCTTTCTATGACCGCACCTATTATAGGATTGCCACTCTCATCATATATAATATTATCTTCAGCATCTCTCTCATATATTTTTTCTGCATATTGTCCTGACCCGAAACTTTCAATATATGATTTAACATCTAAATCTGCATCCGGAAATGCTTGTATCCATACTTCACGACGATCATCTGATATTTCTTTTATCCAAAGTCCTTGTTCTTCCTTAGACCCTAATAAATCTTTATATACATTAATTACAACTTCAAACTGGCCTCTTTCAATCCCTAATGATTGACAAGCCTTACCATAATTAATATATATCTGACCATTTTTTACTTCAAAGTCTTCAATACAGCCACCGGCAATATAATTTGATTCAGACCCAATTGTATATAAATGTAATTCTACGACAGGTATTTGTTCAGGATTAATACGTTTAAGATCTAACTGTAATATGTCTAAATCGTCTTGATTCCATACAATGCCTCGTACTTGGCCATTGGTCTCTTGTATTTCTTCTATATTTGAAAATCTATCTAATGCCATATCTTAAACTCTCGGTACATAATTATCAAAACTACACCCTGGTACATATTGATTTAAAATATCTTGAGGACCTTTTGGCCATACCAATCCATATTTCCTTTTCTTCTTCCAGAAGTTACCAGACTTATAAACTCTTTTCCTTAAATACTGAATAGCATCATACTGTCCTTTTAACTTCTTACTTAGATAAATATCTATCTCAGCCTTTAATTCAGTTCCTAATGCATACAATCCGGAATTATTTAATTCGTCTACTAATGTCTGGAGTGATAATAAATATTCATATATTGATGTAAATTCTTCTACATTAGTAGATTTCATTATTGCATTATCTATTGAATCCATTTGATCATGAAATTGTGCAATTGCGTCTGCAATAAATGGAATGGCAGTATCTGCAGCATCTGCTGCTTGCTTAAATCCTTCTACATGATCATCTACTTCATTTAATATACAGGCCTGTAAATACCATTGGTCATCAACAAATCTCCATGGCGGTAAATCATATTCATCAGCCGGAACTTCTCCCATTAATGCATCTGTCAATATTAATGCGCCTGCTAGTGCTGCAACACCTATTGTAATAGGATTGGTTGCTAATGCACCTAATGTTGCTCCTAGGGTTGGTCCGGCAGCCGCAACTGTTACAGAAGGTAATAAACTTATTCCAGATGCTATTAAACTTGCTTCAAATGCAGCTACTCCTGCTGCTGCTGCTGCAACCCCAATTTGGCCAGCTAAATAAACTCCAGCTCCGGCTGCTACTATTGAACCAGCACCTAATCCTGCTTTTGCTCCTCCAGATGCCCATGCCATAAATTTGTCACGCTTAACCGTCTTCATCCATTTATATTTTTCAACTAATCTTTTTTCTTGTGACTCACTTAATGAGGCTTTAATACCAACTCTTCTGCTACATACCTTAAACAACTTACCATCACTAGTTTTAGTTTTTATCTTATCCTTACCAAACCATGTCTTCTTTTTAACATACTTCCATGAACCATTTTTAGATATCATTATTCGATATAAAGGACTTTTAGGACCTAAATTCTTAACAACATACTCTCCATAGTCTGCAGGAAGCGCATCAAACTGAGTTTTAATACTTACAATATTAGAAACAATTGATGGCCATAATTCAAAAATTTGTTCTTTAACAGCATCTATCTGTTCCTGTTCAAGTGCCTGAGCAATTAAATCTTGATATTGTTTTTGTGGATAATATTTTATAGAACCTGCAGGCTCATAAGGTAATAGGTATTCAATACCAAATGGATCACCTCCGTTAGAGAAGTTATCTAAATATTCTCTATATTCTGCTTCATCTAATCCACTTCTTCCATCATCGTCAGCTTCTACAATATGAGGAAATGCATTCCATAATGGCTCAACTTTACGATACATGTCAGAATTTTTAATTGGATCTTGTACGTCATTTGTAAACGGTGTTCCTCCATTAGGTTGTACTACTACAACTCCTCCGCCTTCTATTAATATTTGAATATAACCAGTTTCACTATAACGGCCTTGGCCAGGTTCATATTCACTCAAGTCAATTTCTTGCATGTATGCATATAACTTCATAGTTCTGCCGGAAGTTACACGCTTCCAGTGACCATTAATCATCATACGTAAATTTAAAACAGCATCATCTGATGCAATTGACGTGCCCATGCCTACCTCTTTGCCGACATAATCAGGAGAAGGCCAATCTGCAATAATCATCTTGCCTTCATGAATCTCTCTTAATCTTTCACGATGTGTTTGTTTTTGAAATACTCGATCAAAATATTTATCTTCCGGATCTTCAATTACATATCTATCGGCTGGTAACTCGTTGCCATCTTCATCAACTGGATTACGGCCGTTAACAGCACGCATATTTTCAGGCTTGATATAATCTCCCGGATCTCTTACGAAAGGTTCCTTAGGTCTATATCCACTTCTAAATCTAATAGATTGAGACCAATCACTATCACGTGTTGGCATTGATCGTGCACGAAACTCTTCTAATGCACTAACATCTCCGTCATCGTCGTCATCTAAATCCGCACCATCATAATCTACCTCATCACTTGTCTCACCATCTAATAATAAATCAAACTTTTTAATTTGTTCGGAAGTTGCTTCTTGAATTATATCATAATTTGCACCACGTTCAACTAACATTACTTCTAATGTTTTATATGTTGGTATAGGATATGCAGTGCCATTAAGAATAAAGAATACACAAAATGGGTTAAACTCATCATCTTCATCATCGGATATATTTTGAGGACCTCTATTAATATATGCATCATGTATGTCTCCTAAATCAACATCTTGATTAACTAAAAACAATCCCGTCTCTTTAACTTCTGCTACCACTTCTATATCTTCTTCTTCAGAATCTTCAAAATATTCCCATTCTTCATCAATCAAGTCGTCTAATATATCTTCATCTACAGTAGGATATGACTTCAATAAAGAATATTTTGCAAACTCATCTTTTTCAGTCGTTACATCTAATACATTTTTTCCGTTACGAATTGCTGGGTTACCTATTTTAGCTGACGTCGGCGCCTTTCCGTCTTTAAAAGCTTCAAACGCTTGTATATCTTTTGATGGAGGTCTTAATCTATCAACCGAATATAATATATCATCTGGATATTCATCTTTCATAATATCTAAGAGCATCTCATTCAAGTCTGGCTGAATACTCTCTTCTTTTGAAGATGCGGCAGTATATCTGTTATTCGCAATCTTTTCATTAGATTTATCTTTTTCACTTGCCATATTAGTTCACTACCTTAAAGTAAAAGTCATCAAATGTTTGTACATCATATGCCCTTCTACATGTTAACTTTATTTTATAATACCTTTCCGGCATAAATGAATCCATTCTTAAATTAAAGAAATTTCCATCACCGTCATTACTTATTTTTGTTGTACTATTTGAAAATATTTTTTCATCTTTTATAATAACATCATTTGTTACTGAATCAATTATTTCATATGAACTTGATATAGGCAGGATATCTTCTGTTATAAAAAATGATGATGTTGCATATGACTTAACAGGAAATTCAGGACGAACTCCTAATCTAAATCGAGCTTCTTCTGTTGTTCTATATTCTGATTTGATATTTTTAATATAAGGAATATATGTGTTAGCTAAAATTCCTGTAGTCGATGTTATACTCTGATCATCCCAGCATACTTCTAATTTTGGAACAAATATTGTATGAGACTCTCTACCAAAAAACTTTATAGACCCGCCTAAATCTCCGTTTATTTCATCGGAATAAGGTCTTTTAATAATGAAACCATTGTTAGATATATTAGAATTTACCCATTGCTTCACTACGTCAGTAACATCTATTCTAATATCAGGTGATTGGTTTTGGAATGATTGAGAAGCCTCATACCCTGATCCTGTAATCCATGTTCCTCCTCCTAATTCGTTACTTGTGCCTGCTGAAGTATTTTCACTATGTGCATCACTAACGTTCCAAGCTATACCACTTTGTGCAACAGCATCACCAGATCTATTAAACCAAGATGCGCCAACTTTTGTTGGAGGAGTATCACTATCATATCCAGCACCATTATCCCATGACTCTGATATAGGATATGCTTTAATTGTATAGGATTGTAATAAATCGGACGCATCCGAAGCATGTAAATTTAAGAATACAGAGCCTGATGATATATGACCTGTATCCAATGATGGTATTTTACCGTCAGTAATTGATTGTCCTAAACTAGTTATTTCAGTACCAAAATCAAGTAAAATTCTACTATTATATGTATTAGCATCTATTAAGCCAGTCTTACTATTTACCGACCCAGATGTTATTTTTTCTAGCTCTAATATTTCATCAATACCTGTATTACGTTCTGGGTATTGTTCGTATATTGTAGTATCTCTTTCTGCGTAATATATTCTATTCATAATTTATCCCTATGGCTTAACCACTTTTCCTTTAATATCTGCATTAGGATATTTTATTTCAAATATACTAGGATCTAATGACGGATATAAAATATTATTTTTTATTGCACTATTAATATCATATTGATTTCCGGAATAACCTTTACTTGTAGAATGAAGATTTATAAACTCAAAAAGCGGAACACTTTGTACCCCATCTAACCCATCTAAGTCAGAGATGATAGATGAAATATTTAATGGACCGTTGATTTGCATTCTATCATTTGATAATAATGTTTTTAGTCTATCAATACACTTCAACACAACCTCATTAGAATTAATATTAGGACTAGGAATTACTTCAAAGTTAACACCTAAGTTAATAATAAATGCTGTTTTAATATTAAGTGCATCTGTTAACATTCTATATTGTGATAAATAAGTTCTTAAATTTTCTAATAACGCCTGATTACCATCTGTAAAATTATTATTTGCATCTTGTGCTAAAATATATAAATTTAACGCATATGGATTTGATATAGTTTCTGCAGGATATGTTTTATCTGCCGTATTAATCTGTGTATCGCCTATCACATATGCCTTTCCTACAGTACCAAATCTAGATGGCATAGAATATACTCTTGAAATATAATCTTCTCTTGTAATTGCTCTATTTTGTGCTGCAAACGCTGCCATTGCATTTTGTCGAATTGAATCTAAGTCTTGTCTAGATCTAGCTCCAACTGCAGGTTCATTATTTATAACTGCTAAAGATGCCTTAGTTGCTGTTAAATCTACTAATCCTGTTTCGTTTAAATACGCTGCACTATTTACATTTATAATAGAACTGATGCCTACATTTTCTTCTAATTTTCCACCATATGAATATCTAATAGTCAATATTGTATTTGATGGAGCAATGCCATATGTACTAGTATATAAAAAGTTTGTAGGATCAATATTTGATGTTGTAGTACGTCTTAGATATTCTAAACCATGTCCTACATTTTTAGGATTAGGTATAATCTCTTCATCTGCATCAGAAGACACTCCTGATCCAAATAATAACTCAACACGATTATCATCACGCAATCTAGATACAAATCTTCTAGCTGTTTTTCGTAATTTTAATATATATGGAACTGTTGATCTATATTGTGATAGATCAGGATCATTAAATGGTATATTAGCAATATCTTCAAAAATTGTATCTTGTGCTAAATAATCTGTTTCATGCCACTTGTTACCAGCACTATCAGTACAACTAATAACATCTATCAAGTTTGTATCTGGCAAGACAATTTTATCATATGGCTTAGGATCTGAAAAGCTAAATGTTGTTGATTTGATAGTTCCAGAAATAACTTTAACTTGTTTTTTCAATAAATAACGAACAACATTACCTGCACCATCTATCTCATATACTGATATATCTGGGCTTTGTGAAAAATCTATAGATTCTTCTGTATGAAATATAATACCCGTATCTGTTGATACTTCCATTCCGCTTGCAATCGTCAATGCATATGCCATATCAGGTGCAGCCGATGTACCTGTACCAATTGCTGGCACTAGATGAAATACATCTAATGTACATGTTGCTGGAGCATTTAATCTTGGCTTATAACCAAATAATTGTGATAACATCAATACATTAGATGATTCTTCTGCTGTCGATAACAAAGATTCTTTAAAAGAATTATCGGTATAGTATGATAATACATCTCCTACGTAAGAAGACATTTCCATAAACATCATACCAGGTGATGATTCATTAAAATCTTGATATGTATCTGGAAAATAATTCTTTGCAAAGTTTATTAAATTTTGTCTAAACTGAGCAAAATCTTTATTTAAGTATTTTACATCTTTCTTAATTAAGTCTGCCATATCTTTAACCTATCTCTTTAGTTCTTTAATAAGACCCTCCCAGGCCTGTGTTAAAAGCTGTATCACTTCCGAATGTCCCAACTTGTTCTAATCTATCGCCTTGTTCTACAGATTCAATTTGAAGTGCATTTTCATTTGCTAACACATTAATAACAACATTTGCTCCTATAGTATCAATTCTAAAAGTTAACTTGATTCCTATTGTATGCATATCATCGGATGATTTTAGAACAACTTCTTTTAATTGCACATATGGTAACCAATATTGAACGTCTTGTTCAATAGTCTCTTGTAATAAACTTTTCATATCATCTGTATTGTTTTCAAATAATATTGATTGTATATTAGTACCAAAATTTGGTTGCATATATCGTTCGCCTTTTGCAGTTAGAATAAGATTTTTAAGATTTGATACAACAGCTTCTTGAGTAGAATAAGATGATTCAAATACACCTTTACCAGAATGATTAGTACTATTATACGCGGCCGATACTGACTTACCTTTTGCATCTTTATTAAAAGGTAGTAATATGCCTAATGCACTATCACTATCTTCAATTGGCTTATATTGGTATATCGGACGTGCCATTTATTATATTCCTTTTTTCTTATCTATTGCTTTCATTAAAGCTGAATAATCTTTTGTCATTGCTGATACTGTAGATGCAACCGCTTCATTACTCATATCAACCGATTCTCCATTAATTCCTTTTGTTGCTAACGGAGTATCAGATGTTTGCATTCCAAATGCCTCAGCCATATCTGATCTAAAATTTACTGAATTCCATTCTCCTGGCGGTGTTGCTGCCGTTTCATTTAAAATATCATTCAATGCAGTATTTTTTGTATACTGTTTTTTCATAACTGGTTTTGTTTTTGTGTTAGGGACATCTGCTATCTCTTGAAGATTGGTATTATGTTTATTAATATTCACTTCATTTAAGATAGGCTTTAGTTCTTTAACAATAACGTTACGAACTTCCTCCCTAATTACCTTACGTAATAACTTTACGAATCCTTGTGCTTTCATTGTAATTCCCTTTTTAATAAATATGGATTAGACCAACAATTGGTTATATAACACGGCCTGTTCCAGTCGAACTAGTTGCACCTGCACCTGCACCTCCTTGATTAGTTGCGGTACCTGCAGTTGCAACCACCGTAGCTACTAATTGACCTGGGTCTGTAACTACTAGTCCCGATTTTATATATTTGTCAATTGCTATCGATAAATCATTTGCAATCCTTTCAATTGCTGCATCTTGGTCACCAGTATTCTTTTTCTGTGCTTCAAATGCCATTTTAATATCTTTAAATAATACTATTCTTTTTAATCCTGTTCCTGCTGTACTCATAAGCTTGCTCCTTTATTCTTATTGTTTCATTTTCTTTAATGCTGTTTGTATTTTTTGTAATTCTGGTAATGCTGAACTAGGTCCTGTTGGGCCGGCAGGAGTAGAATATGGTTTAGCTCCTTGTGCTTGCTCGACACAAACAGTAATAAATGCTTCCATTTGAGTAAAGAATTCATCCATATCTGTTTGCCATTTAGGAGTAGCTATTTTAACATCCTTTTTAGATACTAATAATAATTCATCTTTTCGTGCATCAAATACTAATCTGTCAGATCCAATTATTACTTGAGATGTTTTATAATCTTTTAAAGTTTTTACATTTTTACCAACTTTCTTTTGAGAAAACTTTAATGTCTCAAAGTATTGAGTAGATGTAAGATATATAAAAGCTGCATCTTTTTTAGGATCTTCTATTACATAATATTTATCTAAACTACCTCCTTCTGTCGATTGTTTAACTCCGCATGTTAAAGAAACAAACGGGTCGCCAGGCTTTTCACCTTTCCAAAAAGGTTTATTTTGATATTTATCTAACTTACCTTGATCATGTGTTGACGAAAATCGTAACAAACTTCCAAATCGATCTGGATAATTTGTATCACCTTGAAATGGCTGAATATATACAATATCCTTTTCTGTAAAACTGAGTTGTTCTGGTCTCTTACCTACACCGGTTTTTACAATAGGATCGGTACCTGTTGCTGGACCAAGTACTGTCGCATCTTGTATAAATGGTAGAAGTGCATTATTAACATTTCCATGAGTATTAAGTATCTGTGTATAATACCATTGATTTTGACTACGAACTTCTGACGTACCTGCAGGTATATTAATACAGAATACCTGCTCCCCGTATAATGGTATAGGCATTCTATTAGGATCGGAAGGAAATGCATATACTTCTTCGCCTACAAATCGTACACGAATAGTGCCCGGAGGCATATCATTGCCTTGAAGGTCTTTAGTCTTTTTGAATTGGGTCGGTAACCATGTCTCTATTACCTGGCCTACTTCCGATAGTGGTTGCATCTGGTGCCTCTGTTTGTGGTTTTAACTTTTCAATTTCAGCTTCTGCTTCTTCTAATAAACGTGCTCTTTCCTCATCTGTTAAGCCGTATTCATTACCTTCATCATCTTTACCAGATGCAGATACTAAACGTTGGCATACAGCTGCTAACTTAACTAATGCATCGTCATTCTTAACAGAAACTTCTAAATAGTCTTTTATCATAGGAACAATGACAGTTGCATCGCCAGTATTCTTAATCATAGGCTCAAGGCTTTTAATTAATGTATCAATTTGTCTAGATTTCTTTTTTGAATTGTGATAAATGTCTTTCATCAAATCAGAAAAATTAGTTCCTTTAAAAAGTTCGAATTCTGTACTCATATTATAGTCCCTTTATTATAAATATAAAGGACTACTAATTTAGATTAGGATATCTTGTTTGCATTAACAATAAACCCAGATTTAGAATATACACCATACATCTTAGCATAATCTCTTTTCATAACATTAATAACTTTGGTAATATTCTGAGTTTTAAGACCTGTTCTTTCTCTTATCAATATATACAATGCCTTTTTATTAAAGTTTTCTATATTATCACGCATTCTAAATAATTCCAATATTGTATCTGCTACAATAATGTCTCGTTTATTTGAAAAGATATAATTAAGATTTTCATCATACCATTCACACCATTGATTGGTAAAATCTCTTAAAGATTCTTGATGTTCATTAAGTGTTATCTCACCTTGAATATTTCTATTTTCATCAACTGCCGTTAAATCCGAACGTTGTTTTAGTTTAGCATAATTAGCATTATTTTGAATAATGAGATAATTTTTAGCTACAATAGAAAAATAAGAAAATGCCTTACCCTTTCCTTCTTTAAATTTACCTATTTTTTCTGTTAAGAATGCAACTACTTCAGCTTTAATGTCTTCATAAGGAACATCGAAATAACTAAATCTAAATGTATAATATATATTCTCTACTAACTTGTTAAATGGGTAATTAATATACTCACGAAATACTTTATTTCTTTTTGCAAACGAAGGTTCAAAATTATATGCAATAATTGCTTGGTCTGTTATATAAGTAAAATATTGTTTTTTACTAGGCTTTCTCCCTCTACGCTTTTTAGGACCATTTTCCTCGAGGTCTTTCATTTCTGCTGCATGCCATATGTAGAACTTATCTACTGCACTTAAATCTTCTCCTTCTACTTTATCAAGTATATCCATTAAAATCCTTTATTTAATTCATCATATATATCACGTAATTCTTTAAAAGCAAATCCCGTCTCATCATCTGCTTCAAATGACCCTACTCTATCAATTTGTTTTAATTGAGAATTTGATTGTCCTACTCGAGTCTTTAAACTTTGAAAAAAAGTATAATACTCAGTATTGGAATTTTCTAACTCTTCAATATACTCAGATTGAGATTCTTGTTTACGTAATTGATTGATATTAACACCTATTGATATTGCTAATAAAATTGATAATATTATAATTGTTGTCATATTATTTTTCTCCAAATAAATCTTTAAACATTTCTTTTGCATTTACATTATCTGTTGTATTCGATAACGATCTTTTTGCAAATTGTTTTTTGACAGGTGCTGACTGATCTGGTCTTGTTTTATACCACATTTCAAATTCAATTCTAGCTGCCATCAAATCTGCTTGATGCATAACATAGCCTAAGTTTGTTTTTAGTTTTGAATCTGCTGTCCTTGACATAAAATATGGTTTATTAGATTCATCAAACAGGCCATCTGTCAATTTAATACCTATCATTTCGTTCCAAGTGATACTAATATTATAATGTTGCAATAACCATATTGATAGGTCATTTACGAGGCTAAAAGGGTTGTTAGGATTGACCTTATACATCTTTCCTTGATTCTTTCTATGCCATTCTGAATCATTAGGAATATATACTTCATTGCCGTCTCCCGGAAATCCCATCTTACCTATATCATGATTCAATGCAACAAATATTAATTCTTCTTTTGTATATCCGTCCATATCCCCACCCATTTCAGTCCATAATGAATGAACCTTTTCGGCACATCTAATAACTCTTAAAACATGGTCTACATATCCGCCTTCAAATGCATTATGATAATGATCAAAACTAGATGCAGGCTGTACAGACATTCTATCTTCTAGATCTGTATACATTGCTTTTAGTTTATCTTTTCTTTCGCCCACAAAATTATTATCAATAACTTTATTAAGGTCTTCCCAATTCTGTACTATTTGTTCTGCTGTTAATTTCATATTTTATATAATTTGATCTATTACTCCAATTTCTAATAATTCTTCTGATGTAAAAAACGAATCATTTCTCATTTTTTCTCTCCACCAATCTGCATCCTTCTTTGTTTTTTCTGCTAACATACTGTATATAAGAACTTCTAAACTTTTAATATTATCTAAGTAAGCTGTTATGTCGCTCATCTTACCTCCCATAAAGCTAGATGATTGATGGAACATTACGGTTGAACGCTTACTCATCATCCTATTACCAGTACCACATGCTAATATAACTGCTGCAGCACTCATGGCTCTACCTCTACATATAGTATTTACTTTAACATCTAGAGATTCTATATAATCAATAATACCAAACATTTCATACACATCTCCACCTGGACTATTAATCATTAAATTAACTGGTACTGTTTTATCTTTTCTATGTTGTAAAAGACTTCTCATGCGAATAATAAAATCTGTCAATGTTGTATCATTAATTTCATCATTAATAAAGATTACAGAATCTTCATAATCTAATAATGTTCCTAGTTGATTATGTAGTGCTTCATACAACTTACCTTGCGGCTCTTCAATAATCAAAGGCTCTTTAGGATCTTCTTCTTCGTATATACTCATATCTTTTTTTTATTTATACTTAATATAATAAAAAATTATCGTACGTCCAAAGATTATCGGATCTTTTTCAACTGCCTATTCAATCTTTTCAATTGCGTATTACCAGATTGTATATCTTTTTTAAATGTTGCCTTGTTAAGTTTACCTTTAACTAATGCCATTTGCTGATATATTGCTTGTTTAAGATCTAACTTCTCTTGTTTAGATAATTTCTTTTTAGGAGTAGTATCAATTTTAGTTGGACTCAATGTACCTTTAAGATTAACTTGTTCTTTACCTTTATGGAATACATTACCTTGCGGGTCAACAAATTCTTTCATGAACTGCCAACCTCGAGGTCTACCTTTTGATACATACCCGCCTTTCATCTCCGGAGGACCTACAGTCTTATTAACACAATGGGAGCATAATACAGCTGTTGTATTAGGATTTACTTCTGCCCAATTACTACACCTAGGCTTGTCGCCTAAAAACTGCCATCCCCAATATGACTGATCTGGAATACTATTCCTACATATCATGTATGTTTTATTATTTTTCTTTTTTGTTCTAAACGAATGTGTAACTTTTTTCTTTGCCATTTTTTTAATTTATAAATTTACCAATAACTTTTTTTGCCCTTATCCTGTTCTGGATTAGGTTTTTCTTTATATATATCTTCTTTCGGTGTTGCTAATATCTTTTCATTCTTTTTAATCATTTCTTCTTGGTCTAACATTAACTGATCCTCCTTTACCTTTACTTCTTCTGGAATATCGTCTATTTCTTTTTGTAAAGGAATTTCATTTATAGATTCGGTATCATCTTCTTTAATCATAGTAAATGCCATATTAGCTGCAACTACCAATGCAATTGCTAATGGGTCGAATACAAATATAATAAGCAATAGAAACCAGTTAACAACTGTATTCATATCTTGTCCTGTTGTTTCTGCTAAATATTTTAAAGGACCTAATTCTCTCTGATCCTCATTATCTATTTGTTTATCTAAAATACTTATATCTGTTTTAGATATAGAATCTTCAATCGCCTCTAGCTTATCATTTATAATATTTCTATCACCTAATGTTCTGGCTAATTCATTTTGCAATGCCCTTCTACTCGATGAAGATGTTGTTGTTATCAATTGACCACTTTCTCTATCAACATATTGTACTTGTGCAGGATTCGAAAGAGATATTCTTAAATTTGAAATAGATTTAGTTAATCCTTCTTTTTCATATTTAAGGTCTTGTTTATTCTCTTCAAACCTAATTTGCTTCTGTTGTAATATTGCCAATGATTTATCAAGCAATTCTGATTGAGTTGCAGTTGATTGATAAGCGCCAGATAAAAATCCATATATACCTCCCGATGTTATTATCATAAGTATTAGTGTAGCAATAGATAAATATAATCTTAACGCTTTATTTATTGTATCCCAGTATTGATATAATAAAGATGCGACAACTAATTTAGCAAATTCTAATGAACCTGCCATTATTATTACTTGCAAACTTGCGCCTGCGAACAACTTGCTTAATCCAAATACAGAATAAAATGCTGCACTACCAGATACTGATAATGCTGCTAATCCTATTACTATTGGAAAAAGCATTTTCTTCATTTAACTGCCCGATACTCGATCTGTAATTGTTGCTATCTTATGACGAATATTCATGAACCGGTTTCTTGCATCCATTGGGTCTATCTTCATGCCTCTTTCGATTGATTGGTTCATGATCATAATCATGTTATCCACTTCATCTAAGAGTCTTAATACATTGTCTTTATCTTTCATAGTAAAACTTCTTTTTTATTATTATTATTTTTATACGCATAAATATTGCGATATTCTAAAAGTGCCAACTCTTTTGCTTTGGCTTCTATTACAATATCTAGATCTAGCCCGTACGTCTCAATCTCATCACGTATATAATCTGAATGAGCTTGTGCTCTAATCGTAGGGTCTTGAAACTCTCTTGCTCTACTTTCTGAATAATGTGTACATTGTCTAATACCTTCAGGCCATGTAGTTGCGGCTAATTTTAATGCTTGTTCTTCTGATAATTCATCTGGGTGAAATGTATGGTGATGATAGTCGAATGTGATTGGGATGCCAATCTCTTTATGGAAGTACTCATAAATCATCTTTGTCGACCACATACTAGGTTTGTCATCATTTTCTAATACTAAACGCTTTTTACAATTATCAGATAATCTATGCCAACCTGCAATCCATCTTTTTGCAGTACCTACAAAGTCGCCACCATATGAGCCACCAACATGAATATTAATTTTATTTTCAAATGATGGTTCAAATCCCATAATATCAAATGTTTCAGAATGTCGTTCTAGACTTATAATTGTACGTTCTACAACATCTAATTTAGGAGAACCTAATACATTAAATGGTCCAGGATGAGTTGTAATACGTATACCATTCTTACGTGCATAGTCACCACATTCTAATAACTTTTTTGCTATTTCATTGAACTGCGGAAGTTGATGTAACTCATATTGGTCATGCCATGGAAATAATTCAGAACCTAATCTAAATACTTTTATCTTATGTTCATTGTTCCATTCAAGGTAATGTAATAAGTCATTTGCATTTAATAAAGTCCTTTCACCTAATAAATGTAAGTCCCAATCTTTAGGGTCTTCAGATCCTTTTTTCCAAGTTACCTTTCTAGCGGTTCTTGATGTTGTAATTCTACCACCGGCCTTTTTTGGACGGTTAGTTAATGTCATGTTGACACATGCATATCCTAATCTCATTTTTTTGTTCATATATTAATATAATAAATTTATCTCGTAATTCCTAAACATTTCTCCCATTTTCAAAAACATGTTTAACGGTCGGGAACCGTAAACTTAATTCTCCTTTCTGATTTTTTGTCTCTTCAAAGTATTGAACGGTAATTTCTTTTCCAACAATTAAATCTGGATTAGCATTATATTTAATTCTTTGCTCTTGATTCCATCCTGACCCAACTGCTACTTCATATCCTTTATGACTAATATATGCTTGAGCCATCATTGGAATAACAACTTCTTTACCTTCTCTAATAACTCTATGGTCTTCAAAGTCGATACTTTCTACTACATATTCTGCATCAAAGAATTTTTTAACCTTCAATAAGTTTTGAGACCTCTTACCTTCATACCCAACATTTTTTCTTAACATAACTCCTTCATGACCATCTTTCTCTGCATCTGCTTTTAATTTTGCAAAATAGTCATCTCCAGAAACTACATGTTGATCTAAAACACTTAAGCACGAATTATTTTCTAAATGCAAAATATGTTTTCCAAATCTAGCAATTCTCATTGTCAATGTTGTTTCACTTTCTTTTGCATTAAATTCATTTAAGGTTAAGTAATCAAACATTACATATTTAGGATTAGTAATTGTATGATTCTTTCTTTTGATTTGTTTCATTATACCTTGAAAATCTTCATTACCATTTTCATCCATTAAACAAATCTCTCCATCAAACACAACTCCTACAACACCTAATTTTTTAATAGCATCTTTAACTACCTGTAATGTTTCAAATTCATTACCTACTCTAGAATATGATTTTACATTACCTTGATAATCAACTATTGTTAAACATCTTACGCCATCTAATTTTCTAGATGCTAACCATATATCATCCCAATCAACTCTCTTTGGGTCAAATTTATTTGCTAATGCTACATCAAAGGTTGGAACTAAATTTGGAATAACCTTATTAATAACCGATTCAGATGCTCTAATTTCTAAATTCCTATCTATAATAGAGAAAATTAAATCTTCATATTCATTATATTCGGCTACAAATGCATTAACCATTGCAATTGCATCATGGCCGGTAAACACTCTATTATTAAGATCATCGAATAAATCAAATATATCATCATAATTTGAATTCATATCACATAAATCTGCATTCTTTTTGCAATTCTTACTGGTCAAATAATACTTTTTATATGGGTCTAAGGCATAATTTAAAGCCTTTTTAATGAACTTATCTTCCTTAATGGTATCAATAATAACCTTTTTCTCATTAAGAGAACTGGTATTCTTCATATTATTAACAAAATCTTGGAGTTTTTCTAGGTTTTTCTTCATATCTTATGGTTTTTATTTAATATCTTATATATAAAGATAAGGATAATATCCCTAATAACCTAATCTTTTTGAAGCTTTTTTACATAAATGTTAACTTAATCTTTTCTTAATCATTACATAATATGGTTTAGTTAGTGACATGTTATTTATATATGAATATGAAACGTAAAATAGACATATCTAGCATATTATATATTGCCATAATGATCATGGTATTTGCATTAGCAATCTAAGGTTTTTGCTTTACATTACCTTTTTGGTTATCCCATGAAATGATTTCAGCTTCTTGAAGTGTTTCACAACAATAAAAATACCCATCCTTCTTTAATAAAGTATCAGATTGAGTCCATCCCTTAAGGTCTTGTTGATTAAAGTCTGGCTTTAGTTTAGATACCTTGATAATACGTTTAACTAAGTATTTGTTTCCGTTATAATCTATAAATTTATGATTGATCATTGATATATTTAATTACTACAAATAGGATCTACTTTACCTATAATATCATATACTCGTAAATACTTGTATATGTCAAACTCTGTTTTCTTTTCTTTTACTTTTTGTAATAACATGCCATCGTTCCATAATTTTTCAACAAACCTTTTTATTGCTGCTAAACTATTAGAATTGATATGTAATTTATTTGGAAATTCTGTTACAGATAATCTATATGGTCCTACCTCATAATCCGTTACTTGAATTGCTGGTGGAGATGTTACCCATTTTTCTGTTAGTTTTGAAACTTGTTTTATAACAGCTGCTTCGGTACCTATTTGTATTGCATCAAATAAAAATTCAACTTTATCTAAATCATCTAATGCTACAAATAAATCAAAATCGTCTTCCAGTATTTCGAGTTCATTTAGTTTCATTAGCCTAGTAGTAAATTTTTATTATTTTGATTTGTCTGAATTTCTCTTACATCAAATAGATTATTAAACTGATTTAATGATAATTTTTTAACACCAGCAAAGTACGCAACTGCCTGGTTTTTAGAAGGCATCTCAATTAAACTAATATGATGTCTTCCCTCGTTTGTTCCCTTCGTGTACATTCCAAATTTTGACATATTGTTCCTTTTATATAAATATCATAATCATCAACCTAGGTTGACTGATAATTGTTAATCTTAAACTCTATCTTATCTATAGTACTTTTTTTATTATAAGGCAAAGTGGTCATTAACAAATCAACTTCTTCGGCCAATGTTCCTGATAATATTAAAGCATCTACTCCCTGTGTATACCATTTTAAAACAGCATCAACTCCACCATTACGGTAGAGCCTGATTACCTGTTCATCATTGATATGTCGTTTATGAAATCCCATTAACGCATCATGCCCATCTTATATTTTCTATTAACAATATCCTTCGAAGAATTCATTGTTCTAGCAATCATATCTAATTCTTGATATGTTACTTCAAATGATCTACTACCAATATGTAACTTACCTACTACCGGTGTTTCATTTGTTTCAAAATTATGTGCAGTTAAATTATCGTTAATTTCAAAATCAATCGTTCCATATAGTTTTCCAAATTTTTGAACTTTCTTTTGATCGTACTGTGCCGTATTGTTTACGTATCCCATGTCTTTAGTTTTTATAAATTATTAATGTAAATATATCATTTGAAAATGTATGGTCTAATGCTACATTTCCAAATTGTTCTTGTGCCCAATTAAATACTGTCCCAGCATTATAATTAGTAAGACCATCCTCTATTTTTGTTATATCAGAAGCAAGTAATATTACACTTCCTTTTTCACAATGTTTCATCATTGCTGTAATTGTATCTTGAAGATATTTCATGTCATCACGAACCGTATCTCCATCATATCTTAAATTATTTGAGCCTATATTAATAGACCAATCTTGTTTAAGATCATCATCTAATTTAAACCAATCTTCACTACGAAGTTCAACCTCATTTTCATATACCTTTTTGCCGGCATCTATCAATTGTTGATTCATATCAATACCAATATAGTCTAATGTTTCGTTATATTCTTGTTCATAGAATCTTTCAAAATCTCCTCTAGCACAGCCAAAATCTAAAACACTATCTTCTTCACTAATATAATTAGAGATGATACGATAAGTATCCCATTGTTGTTCTCGATTTTCATATCCTACAGCCTCTGATGAATACTCTAAATATTCTGGGTCTATACTTGCTTGATCATTCATTTCAGAAACCTCTTCTTTAGTAGGTTCAATTTCTTCCATTTCTAAATCAACTTCTTCATAATGTAATCCATCATTTCCATTTTGACCAATCACATTCATTCGTTGTTCTGCATCTGATTCTAGATTATTATCTGTCAATTCGAGGTTCGTACCCTCTAGTTCCTTATTGTCCATTACTGGATCTGGATTCTTTTTCATAAGTAATTTTTTTAATTTATTTAACACGTCTTCCTCTCTTTTTTCGTTTATGTATTCTTTGCAATTTACTTTCAACATCTGAGAGGTCCATTCTTGCAGGATGAGCTCTATTAAAGTTTTGCGTTAACCTACATGACATTGCAGCATGTTCCCATGCTACATCATCATTATTGGTACGCGGCATATAGAACTCTGCTGCTAAGAATTTATCTCCGTTCATTACTCGTACTCCATCCGTACTCTGTTCTACATATGCATTCGGATATTGTTTAAGTACTTTCTTTTGAAATTTATTCATATTAATATGACCTAGGTCCTTGCGTCGGAAATATAAAATCATTTCTTTTTTCAATTTGCTGAACTGATACATTTGGTGATACATTTTCTCCATCAAACCATAATTCAATATTCTCAGCATAATTTGCTCTCGTATGGCCTACACCATCCTTTGCAAATAATTTAGTAGGTTCAACATCTCCAACTTCTGCTGCCCCATTCCATATACTTGTTAGATTAGAATCAATTAACGCATATGATTCAGAAAACTTATTCTTAGCTTTATCTACTGATACTAATAAGAATCCTTGACCCTTTTCACTTCTTAAGTCATAGAATACCTTTGAGTCTACTGATCTAACATTTGTTATAACTCCTACTTGAGCAACTCCTTCTGTCTTAAAGACAACCTTATCATCTATTTCATATCTCACTTTACTCATCTTAAACGTTTTTAGAATTATTAATTACTTTACAGATTTGAGATGAACTAACTGACTTAACTTCAAATTCAACTCCGTCATTTTTAAAATCTTCAACTACTAATGCTTCTGCATGAGTAACTGATACTGCATTAACTAAATACGTCTCCGTTTGCCATTTAACTCCCTTAGGTGTATCGGTTGCAATCTTTACCTTACTTACATAATAACTCATAATTTTTATTTTTTTAATTTATATTAATTTAATATAAGGACTTTTTTTCAAAGATCCTAATTTTTTTACAACTTTTTTAAATAGATTCATTATACATTGCATTATCCAATTCTGCCGAACATTCTATATTTGGAGTATTGGTTGCAAAATATATAAACTTATCTCTACCATATTTAATAGCATTTGAAGGCCATTCTATTCTATCAATTAAGCCTTTCTTAACACCTCTTCGTAACATGGTTGCATATTTATGATTGGCTTGCAATTTATTGTTATTTCGGTCATAACCAAATGCTGCTTTATTAATTTCATTTTCGGTCATAGGTCCTATTCTTTTTAAGACATCTACCATTTCATGAACTGAGTTTCTCTCTTTTGTCATTTTTTATTTATTAATTTTAGATCAATTTAAGGCTTGATCTTTAACCTTTTTATTATATATAAAGATAAGGAATATATTTCATATAACCTAATCTTTTTGAAGCTTTTTTAATTATATTTGTTCACTATAATCATGCTTCTGCCAATCAAATCCTATCATCATTTTAGATGTTCTAGGAACAATATCTTCAAAGCATAAGTAACTATACTCTTCATGTAATTGCCAATTAGCACAATCATTTAATGCAATGATGCCTTGCTCTCTAACATCTATTAATTCATATCCATCACCATAACCGAATCCTGTAATACATTCTACTAGTTTTCTAAGGTCCTTTTCTCCTTTATCCATTCCACCATTAGCAGCAAAGTTGCCTATAGCTCTTTGATAAGCGCCATATATCTTTTCTGCTACATTGATTCTCATCTCTTCAGCAATCTTATCATTATGTTTATACATTGCCGTTGAATGTGGCTTTGTAATTTCGATTCCGTACTTAATTTGGTTTTTCTTTTTCATATCTATTACTTTTTTATTTATATATAAAGATAAGAAATATATTTCAATTAGGCAAATCTTTTACCAAAAATGTTTAGAAAAAGTTAACAAAAGGAAAGACGCATTAAGCGCCTTTCCAATTATATATAAAACTACTTCTTTACAAAGAATGATGCAACGATCACTAATACAACTAAACCTACAAACCCACCATTACCTAGTGAAGTTACAAGTGCTGATAAATTAGCAATTACATCCATTCCAAATACTGAACCACCTGTTAAGATAGTCCAAAGAATTGTTACCGGTAATACAGCCATCATGATAGTCATTAGACCACCAAAAAATCCTGTAATGTATTTAATAATACTTTCCATAATAATTTCCTCTTTTATTTGTTGTTATTTGACACTATTGTCGAATCGGGGTGTTTAGAGAGATCGCTTATTTTTATTAGAATTTAAGACCGAAACCTAACCCTAAGTTAGTTGTCTTATCTTCTGTATTATAAACGATTCTTGGATCTACAAACACATTCTTATGTATTGTAAACATCCTACCTACTCCGAGACTCAATGTCTCAGTATCAAATCCATTTGCTGAAGCATATGCAAAATATCCTTTGTAGAAATATCTTGCATGAAGATCTATCTCCATATCAACAGTTGAATCCATTTGTGAAATTGCTAAACCTATCATTAGGTTATCATTAATTCCATATCCTACAGTTGGACTAACTGCCCATTCTGTCCAGGATACGTTGCTTATATCACTAGCACCTACGTACCAGTCACCTTTCGTTTGCGCGTCAGATGCAACAACTGTTGCAAATATTAACGCTATTGTTAAAATCAAATTTTTCATAATTATTTTTCTCCTTTATTATATTGTGCCACTATTGGCTTTTACCTTAAGGATCTCTCTAATTATACGCTACACCCATAGCGTATTTCTTAATACCTTTTTACTTATTATTATTATTAATATATAAAAACTATTTCGTAAAACCTAATAAAACTTTAAAATTGTTTTGGTATTGGCTGACTTCTTCTGCCGCCCTTTTCTCGTAAACCTTCTAATTGCTGTGCAATCTCTATTTCTGCTTTGATTTGAAGCATAAGGACTCCCTTATCTTCAAACACTCCTTCGAGTGACTTATATTTGTTGTAACTATTAGTATCACCTGCAGACGCATCTTGTGCCGTCTTAAGTGCTCCTTCTATTCTTGTTGCTATTTCTGTTCTTAATGATGACCTATTCATTGTCCCAAATCCAACGATATGAATCTCTGGATCTATTGGGTCAAAGTCTTCTGCATCAAGCAGTCCACCATATTTGTAAGTTCTTTCGTTAAGTACCGAATCAACTTCTTCCCTAACTAAACCTCTTATTCTATTTGCTAAATCTTGTTTGTCCATTTAATTCCAAAATATTAATTTAGCAAGGACGCCTATCATCGCTACCCATACCGACCATAGGGCGCCATTTGCTTTTTTTCTAAATTCTGTATTGCGATTAACTCTAGATATAGTTCCATCATCTGGATCTAATAATCTAATTTTTATCTCTCTTACATCAGCTTTAAGTTCTACAAGCTCTTCATGTAATTGTTCATTTGTTAATCGTGCCATAATACAGTTTTAAGATCTTTTTGATTCTGTAACAGATGCCTTTCTATATTCTGTTACTAGTTTTTTTAATTCACCAACTGCCTTCCTTGCTCTTGTTGCAGCTGCTTTATTTCCCTTCTCTAAAAACTTTGAATGGTTCTCACTAAACTCTGTCCAAAATCCTTCCATCTTTGTATATAACTCTTCTGATGCCATAATAACTCTCCTTTTGTTAATTTAATATAAATATGCTACTCTTGATTAAAATCAGAAAAAATATCCTCGGCTTGTTTTGAAACTTTAAAGTCTAATTTCAACGCATGTTCTAATTGGTGGTCATTCATTACATCTAGTGCTTGAAATACTAAATCTCCATCTAGATAGACCTCACCAATTAGGGTTTCATCGTCGACAAAAAACTCTAGTTCTTCGCCTTCAAATACTTCGCCGGTGGATATGTTTTCTATTGTAATCATTTATAATAAATATGCTATTACACCGGTTTTAAACCTATTACGCCTTAGAAGCAGCGGCTATTATACAACTAATTCCTGATATAGAAATTAAACCAAAGAATGCCATTTCATTTAATGGTCCTGCAAAGTTAATATAATCTAAAATTGCTCCGGTTCCGGTCATATATGCTAATTTTAAACAAACATAACCTCCGATAATTAACGATAAATTTGTGATGAACTTTTTCATATTTTTTACTTTTTATTTATATAATAAAGATAAGAAATATATTTCAATTAGGCAAATTATTTTGAAGCTTTTTTCCTATATATATCAGTTATTTTAGTATGGGCATATGACCATCTTTCTTTAACTTCTTTATATTGATGATGAGGCTGTGTTCTCATTTTTTGCAATTGTTCATCAAATTCTTTTTTCATGTCCATTGAATCAATTGATTCAGTTATCTCGTACCAAAAATCTTCATAATGCCCCATAACGTAACTCCTATATTAATTTGTTAAAACTATAAATATTACTTACTTATTGTTCCTTTTATAAATTTCTTCTGTTTTTCTATGGCTTCATTAAGCTCGGTTTTATCCGTAGTGTGCTTTCTGGTAATCTTATCTTCTGTTAACTTTCCAACATCAGTACTACCTACATATGAATCAATAAACCATACAGATTTCTTATCCATATCTTTCTTCCATTTAACAGATGGCAAAATAGTACCGGATTGTACACACTTTAATTTGTAAGTTATCTTGTCTAGAACTTCAATTACAGAATATAATGAAGTGGTTGATAGGAAAGATGCAATTACTGTATCTCCTATATTTAGTTTTTTCTTTCTGCCCATATCTTTGTTTTATTTATATATAAAGATAAAAAATATATTTCAATTAGGCAAATATTTTAATAGGAATGTTTTTATTAGTTTTGATCGTATTCATCAATTTCGGCCATTATTGATGAAAATTGTTTTCTTAATGATTCATGTTCCATTTGAAGTTTTTCAAGTACTGCACCATATCTATCTGTAGTAGGTCCTCCTTCTGGACTAGCTTCTTGCTCCATATCTTTTTGTGTTTGAATAATCTCTTTAGTCTTTTGTAGCATTTCCATTTCAATGTCCATTGCTTCATTTCGTTTATTCATTATCCAATCATATGCTTCAAATGGTGTTTTAAAGTTAGGTAGTGCTTCATTTACCTCACCACCTTTGGCAACATGTTTATCTAGTAGATGTTTCAATGTTATAGTGAATTCGGTATCATCATTTGCTTCTACTTCTTTAAGTTCAAGTTCTGCATCTGCATGAAGACCACTAATTTTATCTTCATATGCTTTATATGTTGAATTAGCTAATTCAGAAGCAGATCTTTTCTTCTTACTCAAATCAGCAGCAATCTTAGTATGTTTTGCAATTGCCTTTTCATTACCACTTGCTTTAGCTGATTTATATTTTTCTAAGTTAACTAATAATAAGGAAGATAATGCTTGTTCCTTTTTAACAGCTTTATCATAATCAGACTTTAATGATCTAGCACTTTTTGCTTCCCTCATTTGTTCTGGATCAGAAAATCCTTCATCAGGTAGTTCAGCTTCAATAAGAGATTTAATCTCTTCTTCTACCATTTCTTTAATCTTATTAACAAGACCTTTATGTTTTGTTGATGCCATTTTATCTACTTCTTTTTTAGTCATATCATCTGCAACTTCTCCGGCTTCACCTTTTTTAGGTATATCACCTTTTTGCATAGCTTTCACTACACCAAAGAACTTTTGCTGTTGTTTACTTTTGGATGGCATTAATACCAACCATCTAATTTACCAGATTTGAATTTGTTCAATATAACTTTAATATCACCTGCCTTCTGTTTCATTCTGTCTTCACTATATTTTTTACTATATTGATCATCTTCTTGCTTTTCAGCTTCATTTTGCAATTGGATATATTCACCATAATAATATAATGCCTTACTCATTCCTTTAGTAACATTTTCTAATTCAACTTCATTACCATTAACAGTTGCCATTATCTGACTATATCTACCTAGTTTAGGTAATCCCATTGACTCTGCAACAACCTTATTAGATATTTGAACTATTTTAGCAACCATTGCATCTACCTGATCTCTACCACCTACTCTTGCATTTAGTATTTCTTTATATCTAGATAGGTTTGCTGCTTTCCATGCCTTAGCATCTTTGAAAGTATCTTTACCTAATTTCAAATCAGCTCTTTTAGCTTTCAATGCTGAAGTTCCTCCTCTATAAGAATCTAAATCAAATACATATACTACATCAGCAAGTTCTCTTAACTTCTTAACCATCATAGTACCAAAAGCACCTTTTCCAATTGGATCTGCTGAACCTTTATAGGATGAAGTAGCTGTCTTACTTCCTACACCACCTTGACGGCCATGGTATTGAATTTTATTATCAACGGTAACAGCTAATACTGCAGGACCTCTTAATGTTCTATCATATGCCCATCCTTTGCTACTTGCAAATGGATTAGCTATATCTTGATTAATAACATAGAATGCCATTCCTTTTTTAACATCTGGAGAAGTTGGTTGAACTTTACGGAAACTACCTTTTGGTAATTTATCCCAAGCAATGTCATATGTTTTAGCAGCTGCATCCCAAAACTTTCTATAGTTAGTATTTAATGATCCTCTACCTAGCTTATCTAGTTTAGCAATCAATGGATCACCAAATGCTTCATTAATTGAAGAAGCACGAAGTTCTTTGATCAACTCTTCTTTAATGATTCTTCTTATGTCTGATTTTTTCATCTTTATTCCTCTTAAGGTTTCTTTTTAATAAATATGCCGGGGCAGGAGATTACCGGCGGTTACGGTTAAGAAAAGGTGGTGGTTAGGGAGGTGTGGTAAAAAAAGAATTAGTGTGGTTTTAAAAAGGTATAGTGAGGTTAAAAAAAGCTTGCCAATAATTAGGTTATATGAGATTAATTTCTTATCTTTATATATAATAAAAAGGTAGAAATTATGAGCAAATTATTAGATGAAATAATTAAAGAAAGTGAAAGGTTGAAGGCCTTAGGTTGGAAGCCTCAATTTAGAGGAGATACCGGAATCAATATTGCCCAAGTTATGATTGATAACAATATCAAAGCAAGGAACCAATGGGATGCCGCTTTTATGGAAACCTTCCAAGAAATTAAAAATAACAAATAACAGATATGAAAATAATTGAAAGATTCAAATGTGAAATGACCGGAGATCATTGTGTTGTAATACGTGATAAGGACGGTGATGAAATGTGTATGTTGGTAGAAGATTACAACTTCTTTTATAGTCCAACCAAACCATTAGTATAATGAGTAAAGTATTAGTTAGTGAATTTGCAGTTGCCGGAAAAGAGGTGCAAAGAACATATGCAATACATGGCGGATTGATTCCGCCCTTTACAATGACATGTAACGGAGAACGTTATATTATGCCCGGATGGTATAAGCTAAAAGCGAATGAAGCTACACCAGATATAAAGGATATTGCTTATTATCCATATAAGCCTAAAAAAGCTAATATACCTAATTTACCTAATATAAAGAGCAATAAGGTATATAAGGTAAAGAGCTCTAAAGGTAATAGCTTTTATGAAGTTCAATTGAACACCTCTGGATCATTGGAATGTTCATGCCCAGGTTATGGGTTTAGGCGTAAGTGCCGTCATGTAACCGAATTAATGCAAACATCTATTTAATGCCCTCTCCCCTTATTATAGCATGCAGTATCGAATAGAATGTCTTTTATAATATATATAATGAAAAAAATGTTTACGTTAGGTTAAACATAGCTTTGTTATGATTCAATAGCATGCTTACCAGCATGGAGGCGCAGCCTCTATCCACCGAATACCATCTATATAGCAAAAAAGCTATGAACGCGATAAAAATATATATATCGCCCCCCAGAGCACCAAGATCACCTGGTATGTTAAGGATAACCGGTATATGCCCCTATATATGGTGGTTTTAGGGCTATATAGGGCTTTATAGGGTGATATGGTGGTATTAGCCCCAGTATGGGTGCAGTACGGTCTGGTATGAATAGGTATGACCTGCTTCCCTCTATATAGTATATGCTCTCTTTATATATGATTGCTCTCTATATATAGTATGCTCATCATCTCTATCTCTTGCTACTGCATATTCTTCTAACAGCTTCCGGACACTTACGACAGTACTTGATAGATAGTGCGATAGACCAGGAACCACCCTAGCCTATCTGAGATATGATATATACTACTAGCCGGTATATAAGCGGTCTACATCTTTATATAAAGATCTCTCTATATATACTATAGTTCTTCTTCTCCAAAGAATGCTGGATGACCATTATATGCTAATTGGTCTTCTATACTTGCCAACATATACTTTGCTCTTTGCTTAAAGAAGCCTACAAACAAACTATGGTTCTCACTCGCCTTAGGATATATAGTCTCGGTATGCTCACATTCACCATAGGTAGCATCATTATACTTACCTACCAATATATTACATCTATACTCTGAATCATACTTAGTACTTACTACAACTTTACCAGGAACTATACTATCTAACATCACTTGGGCTACTTTTACTACTTGGTTGATTGGGTCTATTTGGTTTTTTATCATATCTTTATTTTTTATTTCTTTTAATTATACTATAAATATAAGGACTTTTTTTCAATTAGGCAAATGATCTAACAGCTTTATTCCGGAAATAAACAAAAAAAAGCTAACAATTTATTAGGAATTACGAAGAATAGTTTGCACCACGTCTAACGATCTCTATACAAAATCCTATATATAATGGCCTATACATTGAGATCTCTTATATAAAGGATAGCAAGCAAGCCTTAATGCAGTTTAAAATGTTATGTAATTTTTTTTCTATAGGAAATATTTGGAAGAACGACATATATTTATATACATTTTCTGGAGATCATCCTATACATAGACTCTGATAAGGCCTATCAATCTATCCTATGCGTATAGTACAATCTATTATATAGGATTAATTGTTTTAAAGGTTCAATTACACTATCGATATATGGTAAAGGTTCTGTTATCACCATACTTTGATAGGTCATTACATGTTCGGATAACATGGTGTACTAGGGTCTTTGACCCTCTGTATAGATCCATATACCAGAGTCCATTTAATCCTTATCCTGTAATGCAATATAAGCCAATATTGCTAATGCAATGGATAAGCATAACCCTATATATGCTATAAATCCCATACACTACCTCTTCGCTTCTTGGCTATATAGCATCTTATTCTATATAAAAGGTTCTTCATCTCCTAATCCTTTGTATATGCCATAAGCCATATAGCCTATTAAGCCTATTGTTATCATCGCTGGTATTATATTGAACAATATAGTTGCTACTATCAATACTGCTATTGGCCATATGGCTATTGCTATCAATATACTTGCTATCATCTTATATAGCTTACTTCTATTCATCGGTAGGTAGCTTCTCTCTATTCATGCTACTCAATTCACCGTCCACCTTATTGGTCTTTGGTTTAAATTTACTTGGCTGAACTTTAATACTATCCCAACTACCGTCTGGATAATCTATTCTCCTAAGCATTATCTCATCAATCTTTCTATCTATTCTATTCACCGATTGATTCAATTCAAGTACATCATCCTCCGTTCTCTTCACTTGCTCATAAAGAGAGTCCAACCATAACTTGTCTGCTTCACTTGGTATCCAATAATTGTTTTCCGGTGTTTCTATATGAGTATTCCAATAATGACGTTCACAATGTTTATACAATTCAATTGATCCATATACCAACATAAGTACAATGGCACCGCATATAGCTATAAATGCTCCACGGCCTGAATCTTTTATTTGTTTATTTGTTTTTCCTTGCATAATCTTCTCCTAATATTTCACATACATCCGATAAGTTCACATACCATTTACCATCCATCATATGTTTATCCGCTGCCCATATTTCATCAAGTATCTCTGACCTGCTAATAGCTGATTGAGCACTTGTTGTAATTTTTTCTCGAGTAGGGAAGTTATACTTTGATTGGTTTCTTGTACCTTTCTTAACTATCTTTTCACTACCAATTGGTCCTCCAACATCTCTTGATCTTATCTCTCCCGTATCTGGGTTTCTTTCATATATCTTCTTTGCCATAACTTAATCCTTAATAGTCCCTTCAATGCGAGCGAAGCGAGCTAATACCGGCTTCCCAAACTTAACCGCACACCACACCACTCCTACGGCTGCCAATCCAATCACTGATAAATTTATTAAATTCGGATGCCAATGTTCTCCACATAGTCCCGTTGCATGATATAAAAATTCTAATACTGTCTCCATAATTTACTATTTGTTTTGTGGCGTCATCGTTGCTTGTTGATTAGCCTGATTTGATACACCCACTATTGTTTGTACCGTTTCTCTTAATTCTTTTGCTTCAGCAATATCTTTAACCAACTTGCTACATTCTCCTACGATATCTGGATGTTCTCCAATACCAGCAGCTCTATCCATATAGTTTTGTAAATTAGCTATTGCCTTTGCTTCTTTTGCATTTGCTTCTGCAATGATTGCATTCATAATTAGTTGTCCGTTCATATTATTTTCTTTTTATTATTAATATATTTAATATACTGTAATCTATCATTATTGTATATACTCTGTTAAATATTTTGCTAACCAATATGATACCTTATATCCTGTGAACCCACCTAATGCAGTTGGTATTGGAAATAAAATAAACTTGGCTAATGATGTTGTGTATTTAGGTCTATTGATTACTCTGCTAATATAAAAGTAATGTACCATATATCCTATCAACACTGCTATATCTATTCTTAGTGCAATGAATGGTACTATAATTGCTCCACTAAATCCAAATAGAAAGTTTTCTAATATTGCAACACCTATATCTTTCTTAGGTGCTTCTTTATATTCTTTTCTTATCGTATTCATATTAAAACGGCATTCCGTTATCCTTATCTAATTGATCTTCATAATCTCTCATTTGCCTAAACCAATCCGAAGATACTGTTATACATATAGCATCTGTATCACTTGGAGATTGTCTCCACCAAGTTGATGGATACTGTTTCCTTGCAATTGTATCCAATCCTTTTTCTTTAATCCAAATTTGTACTACTGGTTTCATGTTATTTCTTTTTATTTTCTACTACTGCAATATCATCATATCCACGTGCAATATATTTCTTAACTAATCTCATGGACTCTTCTAATGTCAATTTTTCTCTTCCGTCTATATCAATTGGAATGCCGCCTAACCAAAATGTATATGTTATATTATTCATCTCTTCGATTATCACATTCCTTACATTTGCTCTTACTATTGAATTTGATATCCATTCTTTTAATTTACGGTCTACTAATTTCATTTCTTAAATTTATTTTGTTTCTTTTGAAACTTAATAAAATCTTTATCCTTGTCAGCACTTAAGCCTCCTATCGTAAAACTCTTATCATGTTCTTTAGGCCATGGTCCTTGCTTATCAGCTTGTTCTAGAAACTCTTGTACATCTGGATCATCTGCCCATAGTTCAATATGATCTTTAATTTTTGGTTTGTTATCATTCTCTTCTGGTGTTATGGGAGTATTCATTGCTTCTATTATACACCAAATCCATATTACAACAAACCCTATTCCTATTATCATTTCCATATTACTTAATATAACAAATTAATTTCAATTATCCTAATCTTTATGCAGATATTTTAAATACCTTTTATTCATATTATCATAATACTTAGTATTCGTCAATATATTATGTGCCTTATCTAATGCCTCTCTTGTTGCTATATTGATTAAGAAATAAGGAGCATGGCTTCTTGCATTGAATCCATTTATATCTTCCTTATCATTTGGATTAAAACATATACATTTCAAATGTCCGTAACCATTCTCCTTCATCGTACTATTAATGAAATCTTGATATCTTACTGTATCAACATTTGATAGTTCTTCTTCTGATACTTGTACAAATAAAGCACTATCATATTCTGAGTCATCGTATAACTTAATCTTGTCTAATAATGTAGACTCATTAGGATCAAATTTATCTATCATTAGTTTGTCCTTATCCAATTCAGCTCCTACAAATGGACATGTAGGTAATCCTCCATACTCTTCCCTAGGCTCTCTGAGTATTCCAATGTAATCTAATACCTTACTCTTAAAATTAGTATATGGACATTTTGATTTAGTCATCTATTTGATTCTCTTCTGGTTGATTACAACCTTCTCCTCCGTAGTGTTCATAGTTTTTGGCTATTACTTTTTTTTCATTCTTGGCTTCCCATAATATACCTACTATAAAAATAGTAAATATTGCTCCGCCTACTATAAACATTACTATATTCATCTATCTGATTTTGTTTTTTCAAAACCTTCCCACTTTGGATCATACCAAAACATTCTAGCATTTTTATCTTTTATTTTTAACATACTATCATTACCATAACATTTCATAAACCTGCCAGGCTCTTTACCAAATGGATTTTTCCAATCCTTAATCCGGCCTCCTCCACGAACATAAGCTAAATTAGGAATATCTCTGCATAGTTCTAATATCTTTGGCTCTTCTAAAATTGCTTCTCTTGCTGATAAGAATGGATTCAAGTAAGGCAATCTATATAATATTTCTGCTCTTAAATAATTTCCTATGCCATTGAAATATTTTTGATTCATCAGTAAAAGATAAATAGGATGGTTGAATGCTGCTTTATTAATATTAACTAATATGTTTTCTTTGAATGATTTAAACTCTTTAGTTGGGTCTGGGCCTCTTTTATCATTCCACAAACCTGCTGCCTTCCATTTACCAAATCTTCTTACGTCAACAAATGATAATGTAGTTCCATTTTTCCTATAAAATTTTAGATGAGCATGTTTTGGTTCATGACCTGTTGTTGTAACTTTAAAATGTCCAGTCATTCCCATTGTCATCTGAATAGGTAAATCTACATTATCACAATGCATCCAAACAATTAACTCTTTACCTCTAGACTCTGATGTTACAGTAAATTGTTTATCTTGAAACCAAGGTGCATCTATATCTTCACATTTATGTATTGGATTCTTTTGTACACCAATATATGTTTGACCTTTTGATGCTTCATTAATAAAGTCCGCTGTAAATTTTAATTCTGCTAATTCTGGCATATTTTATTCTATTACTATTTCTATCATCTTTTCATCACTAACAACTCCATCTGCAAAAGATGCTTGACCTGTTATTGTTATAGTATCTCCTTCCATTGTCTGTACTGGAGCAAACATTGTATTAATTTCTCCATCCATTGTACTATAAGATGCTTCATTAATTGTTGGCACTTCTTGTCCATCAAACCATGTTACATAACTTGTATCATTATTTAGATATAGATAACTAGAGTCATTCAATGTCCAATTCTGATGTACAACATATCCTAATGTATCTCCTATAACCCAATAATGACTACTTGTCCACTGTATTTTAGTTAATTCATATTCATTTGCTACTTCAGACACTTTACCTGATATTCTATGTAATGTCTGCCATTCCTGTCCTAAATCTAAATGATAATATCCATTGTTATCAACATTTAATCTAGCATCTATTTCAAAGTCATGGCCTACAATGTATAAGTCATCTTTACTACATGAAGGTGTACAAAACAATATTATAAATAACACTGCCCATAGTATTAAAATTTTCATATATTCTGGCATATCATCATTACTACTCATTATTTATCTTCTCCTTTATTAATATGACTATACCACCAAACAGATATGATTGTTAATAATAATACAGAACCAAATGTGTAAAGAAGAAACCATGGTGAATCTGCATCAGCAAATATTGCAGGTGCTCCCATTACTACTAACCATACTAAGAATATCAATCCTACATTAGATTCTAATCTTCTTTCAACCTTAACCGTAAGTTCCTTTTTAATAACACGGCTCAATGCATCCTGCATATCTTTTCCATATACTGGTTGTTTCCATATTGTACCATCCTTCTCTCCAATAGTTATCAAATATTTACAATAACCTTCATGAGAACTAGAACGTTTCAATAACTCTGCTTTCATAGCACGCCTTCTATCGTACTTTTGTTTTTTAATGCTCATATTAATTTACAAATGCTATATTATATAATTCTTTTCCATATGATGCTTTATCACGATTCTTTCCTATAGCAATATCATATTTAGTCTTAACATCATTTAACTTTGTTAAACATTGTTCCTTTGTTCTACAATAGAATGATAATGTTGTATAAGTCTTGAACCTGCCTTTAGAATCTTCATTCTTTATTCCAGCCTTATGTTGAGATGAATTCTCTCTAGCTCTATCTACTGCAGACTTTTCAGGTCCTTTCTTCTTAAACACTATAGGTGCTTTAGTATCAACTTTAGGTTGGTTTGTTACATGTACTGTTAATCGGTAATTGTTATTCATAATTGTTTACTTTTTGTTATTAATTTTAGTTGTTTTTCTTTTGTCATAATTATCCATGTTCTTCATGAACTCTTTATGTTGTATTCTATTATCAATCCAATGACTGATCTGAGTTGTTACATACATTCCCAAGACGAAGCATCCGCCTCCAAATAATATTATTGCTATTGTTTCCATAATTTATATTAATTCTAAAAATTTCTTATTCATTGATTTTGCTACTTCATTAATCTTTTTGGTATTGATATATTGAGCTTCTTTGCCGTACATTGCATTGAATGCCTTTTCTTCAGTATCACTAATACCATATGACCCTGTAATAAAATAACTAATTACTTTAATACCTTCTCTGGTCATCTTCTTTACTTGCTCTCTCGTATGTTTATGAGCACTTTCACCATAATAATCACCATAATAAGGCATTCCATCACTCATATTAACAAAATATGCATCTTTACCTTTTGATGCATCTAATACTTCTTTCATTATTGCATCAAAACATAATCCTTCTGGCGTCACTCCTGATACAATACAATGAGGAAAATTAGTTTTAAGTTGACTTATACCATGCTTTCTACTATCATATGCAATTAATATCACTGGCATATCCTTTCCACTAAAATATGCTCCGGCTCTGAAACTAATAACACAATCCATATTCTCTATCATGCTACATGCTTTTGCAATTGCTACTGAGGTTGTAAATGCGTTATTAAATCTCTCTCCATTCATTGAACCACTATTATCAATTGATATATGAATCATACCTGGATTATATGCAAATGATTCTACTTTTGCAAATATATTTTCTATACCAAATCCTGCACTTGATATTCTACGTTTATCAATCTTACCTGATCTTAATCTATTGAACTTAGTATCTTTCTGTTCTGCCCTTACCTTTAACTTCTTACCTAATACAATACCTCTTCTTAATCCTTCATTCACTAATTGACTATTTGCTTCTATTCTATGATCACCCCATGCTCCTTGAGTGGCCCACATATCACATTCAACATTGTTAATTAAATCTTTGGTAAAATTCTTAATAACAGCTACATCTTCATGTTTAGGAATAGAACCACCATCCCAATAATTTTCTCGCTGGTATTCAACTTTCTTAATTTCTGTACCACTATCTTCCATCGATGAAATTGTCTTTTGTAACTTCTTACTTACACTGGTCTTCTTAATATCTTGGTTCTGAAATTCTTCTTGCTTCTTAATTGCTTTCTTAAGTTGATCTATTTGCCTTTGATTCAATTCTTCTAAATCATTTGGTGCCTTTACTCCTCCTAAATTTCTACCATCACCTTTCTTAGCCTCTTCGCCTTCTGCCTTTGAACCATCATCACTATCAACATCTCCTTCTGGTTTCTTTGCTTCTCCATTTCCATCAACTGGCTCTCCATCTTCTGCTCCACTACCTTCTCCATTACCTTCTCCTTCTCCTTCGTTTTTCTTATCTAATTCTAATGATGGTATTTGACTTTCAATAACCTTAAATACTTCATATGCTAAATCTCTAACTTCATTGGTATTCTTTAGTCTTGCAATATTCTTAAGATCGATCATCTTCCATATCTTATCTAATTCTAATACATCTAATCTACGATTTGGATTAGTTAAATTACAAATACGGAATAAGAATGAATCCCAATCTGCACTTGTATACTCATCACTCTTAAGACCTTTATCAATAATCTTTGCATTGAAGAATTTTTCATACAATGCTTGATAGTAACCTTTATACCCTGGTGCATTTTTATATACCCAAGCATCGATTCTTCTATCTTCTATAATATTAATAAGGCTACTTAACTTAGATATTACATATTCTGGTGACCACCATTTGTCATATCCTTCTAAATCAGATGCTATTGCTCCATGCTTATCAGCTAATGATGACATATATTTATGATCATCAAATAACCATGTATCTAAGTTTCTTAATGTATCAAAGTCGGTCAATTTAATATGCGATCCTTCATGTAATGCTAATCCAACGGCTGGATCAAAATCTTTATCTTTCAATGATGCTGATATAACAACTGACTTACCATCGGTATAACTATCACCACTTGTTTGAAACTTAACTGGAATGGATTCTCCTGTAACAATTCTAACAAAGTTACCTATTGCTCTACGGTAACCTGCTAACTTCATAGGGTCTTTACCTTTTGGCTTTGCAATTTCTTCTCCTAACATATCAAATTGATCATCATTAAAGAAGTCATTATCTAACCAAAAACTTGAATTGGAATCTGAATAACTGGTTTTTTTCATATCTATTTCTTTTTATTTATATAATAAAGATAAGGACTTTTTCTGTATTAGGCAAATCTTTTTGATGCTTTTTTTCATAAATGTTATCATGATATCATTGCATTTAATGGTGGTACTTTATCATATTCATTCTTATATTCTTTTAAAAGATTATGTTCTAATCCTTTAACATATGATGTCTCACATTTGTATCCTAATACCTTACTAGTTACAATAGGCATAGGTAATACATATACCCAAATACTTTCTACATCCTTTATATGTTGTCTAATACGGTTATTTGTTATATTAGATATACATCTATAGCCTTTATGGAATCTCTGAGTTAAGTTTTGTGTTTCTCCTATCTTTAATAACTCACCCTTATCATTTGTCATTACATATACGCCTGGCTGGTTATCTGATTTGATAGGATTACTAGGATACATTATTTCAATACCTTGCGTATATTTAGATGATTTAATCATACATGCATATAATTCAAATCCTTTGTTTATGTAATATTCTTTATTCATATTATTATTTTTGTGATCGAGAAAGGATTCGAACCTTTGACCTATTGCTTAGAAGGCAATTGCTCTATCCAACTGAGCTACTCGACCATTTCAAAAAGGAAGGGAGGCTCAAGAATTAACCTGATCTTTGTACTTCCTCCCAACCTATACTAATCACCAAATTAGTTATACATTTAATTCTTCTTCTTCTTCAACGCCTTCTGCATTAAAGATATCCTCATCTTCTATACTACCACAATACTTTTGAACTACTTGCTTCATAAAGGTTCTTTCACTATCTACTCCTCCATCTTCATCAAAGAAAGGATAAATACAAACCTCTGCCGATTCAGCTAATGTAAATCCATCTTCTAACAATCCTGCCATCTCAACACTTAACCTTGTACTTATTGAATTTGTTATTCTAGGAGCATCACCTTTTATTTCTTTTCTAGTCATTGATGCTATCTCTGCAATATTATCAGCTTGCTCTTGAGTCACTCCTGGATGAAGATCTTTTAATAATCCTGACTCTTGTTCTTTATCTAATGTCTCCATTTCAACAATAATAAATCTATCAACTAATGCTCTATCCATTGCTCTGGTTGCGGTATATTCATTACCTATATTTGCAGTGGCTACAAATGTAACTCCTTCTGCTACCTTAATGGTCGGTGCATCTTGATGTTCATCTAATCTTAAATATCTTTGTCCGGCATCTAATACCGTCATCAATATGTTCCATGCTTCTGGATGTGCTCTTGATATCTCATCTAATAATATAATAGCATCTTTGGTCTGGATTGCTTTTACAAATAATGATTCACTAAACATTGTACCTTCTTCTTTCTTAAAATGGGTGTTGCCAATCAATGTCCCTCTTGGATCTTGAGTGGCACCTAAATTAAAATAGAATTCTGGTCTATCTAATGCTTCTACTAATCTCTTAGCGGCCATTGTCTTACCACAACCTGCTGCTCCGGTCATCATAATATTCTTACCTCTCATTGCTGATCGAACTAAATACTTCCATTTCAAATCAGGCATTACCAATGTCTTAGGACGAAGGTCTATTGATTCATTATGGATAAAATTCAATATTGGATCTGCTTCTAATTGTTCTGCCATTTTTACTTCTTCTACTTTTGGTTTCATATCATTAAACAATGCCATATCCTTACGTCTTGATCTTCCGGTTTCCATATCATATTCTATACATTGATTATTCTCAACACAATGTGAACACATAATATCTCTAACATATAAATCATTACGTACATTCCCTTTTGTATCTTTTAGGATGTACTTACCATTTTTTGCTTCAACGGTTAAATAGATTATTTTTTCTTTCATAATTTGGTGATTTTTGGTTATTTATTAATTTTTATTTCTTATATATAAAGATAAGAAAAAGATCTCATTTAGGCAAATCTTTTTCAAGCTTTTTTTAACTTTGTTTCATTTATTTTTTTGATAGCCTCTTCCATTGTAAGACCGAATTTGTCCATTAACATTTTAATTGCTACTATATTCATAATTTCTACCTTTTTATTATATATAAAGATAAGAAAAATATCTGTAATAGGCAAATCTTTTACCAGGAAAGTTTAAATTATTTTAGGAATTTTTCTATCTCTAGTTTGGATGGCCAGCCGAGATTAAGACCACAACTTTCACAAACGTACCTTATCATTGTACTACTTTCATCTGCTACTTGTTTTATAACTTGTTGTTCGTGTTTGCATTTGTGCTGGAGTTCATTGATTTCTAAATCAATTTTCCGCTTTTCAGAAAGTAGTTTTTCCACCTTCATCTTGTTCGCATCCATATCAATAAATATGTGAGATGCTGTATTATTCTTTGATCTGAATTGTTATATCATGGGGTGCAAATTCATTGCCTCCAAAATAAGGATATAGATAATATCTTCTAATTAACCCCCAATTACCTTGTGGTCTTCTTCTTACTTCGGTAGTATCATTGTCTATAACTATTATATAATAGAATGTCTGAATATCAATTGTTACATCATATATTGTATTTATATCAATATTTTTTATTTTACCGGATGTATGAACTCCTTCTGCATGTCTTAGCCAACATAATTCTATTTCATTATTCAAATACCTCCATCCTAATCTTATAGAGTATTTTTGATGACTCTTTCCAAAATCACTAACACCATATATTTTATTAACATCAGATTGATTCTCAGGTATTTCTGATTCATATATTGCTGAATCATCTAATATGAATTGAAAATTTATTCTAGAATTTGTTGGATGATTAAAATAGGTTCCTGACCTATGTTCGCCTTCTGGTATTATATAAGTTCTAAAGCCTAGATCATCTTTATCTTTACCACATGATGTGCATATCAATAAGAGTAATATTAGCCTTTTCATATATCAATAAATATATGAGTTGATATGGTATATCTACAAGTTCTTAATAACTATTTTTCATCCTACCACCTAATGGATTACCCACTTCTTGATAGTAACAATTGTAACATAATAACCTTAAGTTATCTCTTATATGATTTGTCCTATCTCCATCAATCCAATCTAGTAATAATGGCACTGAATAATCTGATACCCTTCTTACACAATAACCACATGAGTTACATTCTTCTTCAAGAATAGCATTTTTAAGTAATCTTATCTTTAATCTGCTATGTGGATAATTAGGATACTTACCTTCTAGTATATCTAATAAACCATAATGGCCTCTTAGTCTAGGCTTTGTTGCTCTAGGTATTCCTTTTCCAGCCTTGTTCTTATGTAGTTCAAACAATGTTTTACCAGTTTCTGAATCTACATATAGTTTAGAATATTTCCTAAATGCTTCATATGAAACTTTAAGGAAACGAGCTGCGCCTGCACAAGATTGAGTATTGACCATTGCATATCGAATCTCAGACTCTGATATGTTCATTGGTGGTCTACCCTCTCCTGGCTTGAACGGCATTATATTATCCTTTTAGTAATTCTTTTGAATCATCTACTAAGTTGCGACTATTATAAAATTTATCTCTAGCCTTTGCTCTCATAGACTCAACATATGTTTTTTCGTCCTTAGATAATGAACTCCAAAATGATTCAAACTCTCCACCTGGAGTATTCATATATCTAGTATATGCATCTTCAGTTTTGTCATCATTCATATGCTTAGCTAAAACTGTACCTAAAATAGTTGATGCTTTAGGTTGAACTGATATTCCGTTCTTCCCCATTGCAGTATACCATTCGTCCATAATCTGTGTTACTTTGTCTTTACTCATAACTTATTCCTTTTTTTTATTATTTCCTCTATATCCTCCGAAGCTTAAACGGCATGCTTCTTCAACCGTCGGTCTTGGGTGCTTAATTAAGCAGCCATCGCCATGTTAACATGTTCGCCTGTTATTGCGTTGATCTTCATTATATCCTTATCATCATGTCAAATACCTGTTCATCCCCATTTGTAGCCCGACGGAGAATCGAACTCCGGTTACATGGATGAAAACCATGCGTCCTAACCACTAGACGACCGGGCCAATTTCCTACTTAGTGGAGATGGTGGGAGTCGAACCCACGTCCATTAATGCAGCTAATATAACTACTAACGATCATTTATAAATATGCTACTTCAATCGTATATACTTCTTACCACCTTTAAAATATATTGTACCAATTGGTATTTCATCTGTCAATGCCTTTCCTAACATATCATATGCTATATCATTATACCATCTAATACCATCTTCTTCAATTACAAATCCAGGAATTCCTGTAGGAGTATTTCTCAACATTACAACCCATGTAAATAAATTGAAATCATATACTACCGAGTCACAGTAATTACACATCATTATTGTTGAATCTAATTGATATATAAAAGCATCATAACATAATTTAACTGTATCTGATATTTGTATTAATGGAAATGAGTATGGATTATTTCCTTGACCTACATAACATGCAACATCATTACATGCAGTGAAGCTCCAATCTATTGCACCTACCATATTACCTATACCACCTGAACTTGGAGTTACAGTTAATGTTGTATTTGGAAATATTGAATATGATAAAGAGTCACACCAATTATTAGTTTGTGCCTGTGACCTTGTTGACCATAATGTCAATACTGCTAGCCAAAATATAGCTACTATAAAATAGCCTTTGTTCTTGTTAATTTTTTTCATTTTTTCTTTTAAATAAATATTTCTGCCCCATTTTCATTATCTTCAAATACCGAGACATAGTTGCATTTGAACTCTTCTAATATTTCCTTCGCCAACATTTCACATGACTTGGCTCCGAACTCATGAGTTCTAGATTCAGAGTTAAAATATTCATGTTCTAGATATTGTATAATATCTCGTTTGAACATAATAAACTCTACATCTCTATCATCATGATGTACTTCTTTCTTAGCAGTTATAAACCATTTATGTCTATGCATGTTTGCTAAGAATCCTACTTCAGGAAATACAGCTTCAGCATCTGGCCAATTATGTAATCCTTCTATTTCTAATTTTGCTATAACGTTTGTTTTCATATACTTAATATAATAAATTTATTTCAACTATCCAAATAATCTTGAACTTTATTCCAATAATATGTTGTTGCATTTTTATTCATGCCTCGAGGGCCGCCATTCCAACATCTTGCAATCTCTTCATCTGACGTTAAATTATAATGGTTACAATAAATTTCAAACATCTGTATTGATTTATATCTCATCCATCGATCATGATATACAAATCTTGCCATCTTACCCTTTCGTTTTAATATCCTATTGACATCATCAACCATTGTCTTTCTTATCTGTAAACACCCTACTGCATCTTCACCTCTTGCATGTGCAGAATCATTACCCAAACTCTCTACCATTATAAGAGCTGATAATAAATTGGTGGCATTGTATTGTATATCTATAGTATGTTCCCATATCTCTCGATCCCATATTAATGTATCAATTTCTAATAGTAAACTATCAATCTTATAATTTAAACTATCTGTTCGTATTTCTAAACTTTCAATTTGTTTTTCATAGTGAACTAAAGATGATATTGTCCATACTGAACCTAAGAATATTAAGGCAATGTATAAAAATACTTGTACTGAATTTTTCATATTATTTACGTTTTGTTTTATATTGTCTGATTTGTACTTCAAATCCTAATTTTTGAAAGTTTGCATATAAAATATATATCTCCGGAGCAAATCCTGAATATATTTGACATTCACCTTTACCGTCAGTTAGTAATACTATCTGATGAGCCCGTAGTGAATTACACATAGGTAGAAGTGACTTCAATGCTTCTGTAGCATATTTGAATGAATTTACCTCATCATTGATAAGATATAACTCCATACGTTTTCTTCTACGCCTTGGTATATTCCCAAATAACTCTGATATCTCCATAGGTGGTGGTTGTTGTCCAATATGTCATAACTTTATTCTTGATGTTCTATTTTGTTAATTCCATAAGCTTGATACTTATGAATAAATTCTTTTGTAACCTCTGTTCTATGACCAATGCCATATGCTACTTTAGCTTCTATATTATCGCCATTGTCATCTTGAACATATACTAAATATATATCTTGATGATCAGTTTGGCTCAACTCCGCTACATCTGTCTTCTTGCTTACTATTTTCCAGTTCATCGACGATCCTTTGTAAAATTGCACATTTTTCATATTCTTCTTTTTCAATAAAATATTTAATCATGGAGTTTATGAATTTCATCTTTTTACCTGTATCAAAACTTGGTGGCCATACATTGATCTTAGATATAACATCGTATACCTCTTCAATTGTAAGATCTAGATAATTCTCCACTAGTAACTCCATATTCTTTTTATTTAATATAAATATAAGAAAAATTTAGCGTACTAACAAATATTTGAGATGCTTTATTTGCCTTGCCCTCTATACTTTTTCTTGTAGTTTTTTGACTTCTTTGAATTCGAAGTATTATTTTTTGAATGGATGCCTGGACGTTTCCTTTTTTTAGCATCTGTATGTGAAAATGTATTTACTCCTCTAGCCATTATGAAACATCCATATTATCATTATGACTTGCGTCAATACCCTTGTCTTGTAATTTTTTAACTATCATGTCAAGTTTATCGTCATCTCCAGAATTATATCTCATTGGTAAACCATTTGGCCAAATGTTTATGCCCAATTCCTTCATTAACTCTTCTGTCTCTTTTATACTTAGTTTTGAATCGTGGCTTTTTTTAGCATCTGAATATACATATGTGCCATAAAATCTACCACCTTGTTCTGTATATACTATAGTTATTTTTTCTGGTAATGGTGCCATTCTTATTGGAATCTCAGATAATATGTCTTTCAATTTCATCATTTCTTATTTCCTGCAAATTTTTCTAATCCTGCAATTCCAAAACAACCTAATACGATAAGTGTGAATGAGTCATATATTGTTTCATTGATTACTAAGTCCTTTCCCAAATAACCTGTAAACAAGTCTAACAAGGCAAATAATACCATTACTAGGAACGCAATAAATCCTACCACATTCTTTTCATTCCACTCATTATCATTTTTAAATATATTAAACATACCCATATCTATCCTCTAGATTCGCCTTCTGCGAAATTCATTAATAGTTTTAATGTATCTGCTAATTCTTTACCCATATCAGGTCCACTTGCTGCAACTGCTGCGCCAATGTATTGTCTCATATCATCTAGCATTGTTTCTGTACTATCCCATTTCTGGTCGATGTTAGATTTAAGTCTCATTGTTGAATAATCAACTTCATTAACTTGTTTAGCTTGATGTGCTGCAGTTACGCTACTTAATGTAGGTAACTTATCTCCGAACTTTCTATTTTCAAATCCCGGTGTACTTTCTAATAATTTTTTTAATTTCATAATATTACCTCTGTATATCTTTTAATGTTTTAGCTGCTGATTTAATATGAGATTCTAAGAACTCTTGAGCTTTTTCTAATTCCATTCTCATTTTTTGTACATCATCTCTTTTGACTGCATCTTGGATCCAATCAATTGCATTACCTAAATCTCGTGCTTCCGTATGGTAATTAACATCTGTATATGATTCATATAAATCATTAAGAATTTGTATAAACTCTGGACTTGAAAATTTTGATAAATCTTCCGGTATTTTCATTTCAGCACTAAATCTTAACATGCCAACGTAGTCAAACTCGTTACTGTACATATCACCAGGTGTAAAGGCCTCTCTAATACTTGTCTTCTTTTGATGGCTAGTAACTTCATTTACTTTACTGTATTTGAAGTCTTTTATCCATTTGTGTGCGTTAAATTTCATTGTTCTTTCCTCTTTTATATAAATATTAGAAGCTATCCATTAATACTTCATCTATGGCACCCTGAACATCTTTTTTTGTTGCTGCCATATGAAAACTAATATCTGCTTGGAATCTTTTTACTTCTTCTCCGTTATTAAAAATAATAATTGTAGGTACAACTACTATTTTCCACTTTTGTTGTAGTTCTTTATCTACAGCTATATCAGCAGTTAATTTTGCTGCATCGCCTAATTTTGAAAACCATTCTACATCATTTGCAGAATTCCATCCAGCATTAAAATGAACTACTGTTAGGTCATTGGTTATCTTTATAGTCTGTGCTGTTATACCACTGCTACATAGTAATACTAATAAGTATCCACCAAATAATTTCCATATTGTATTCTTCATAACTTGCTCTCCTTATCTAAGTCTATCAATTTTTTCTTCTAATCGTTTAATATCTTCTTTGATCTCAGCAACATCATCTGCCGTTGTCTGAATTGTTTGTCTAATCAATTGATCTTTCATATCATATTCCATACGTGATATTTCTGGACTAGGTGGTACTGGTAATTCTTTTGCTTCTTGTATATCTGCTTGAAGCGCAAACCACATACCTACCACAGTTGCTATAGCTACTGCAATTCCTGCTAATGTTTTTATACTTACATTTAAACTCGTATCCTCATTTAATTCTTTTGCCATTGTCTCTTCCCTGTTACTAAAATATTATATAGTTAACGCCTACACTAAAATCGTGCCAATTACGATTCCAGTACTTATTATATTTCCCTTCTAAAAATATACCTAAACTTTTATTAAACTTATGTCCAAATATTAAACCACCACTATAATCAAACCACTGACCGCCATTGTATTTATGGTATGAGAACTGGCTATTGTCATTATAATGAAATGGTAATAAATTACCCCATGAATGTAACCAAAATGTTTTTGTATAATGATAAAAGTCAAATCCAATTACTAATGAATGTTGCAAAGTATTATCTTGACCATCTCTTTTTCTTTCCGTGTAATCTGCTAACATTTTAGGTATGACTACACCTTCCCAAATTTCCGAACTTGTTGCAACTGAATTACCTGATGGGTCTAAATATTCAACTCCACCCTGTCCATCAAATTCTACACTATATCCTTCTTGTATAGCTAAGAATGTATAATGTAAGTTGCCATTATCTAATAACCATTCTTCTAATGGATTATATCCATATGGTTCTGATAATCTCTGTGCTGCTCCTATATTAAAAGATAACTTACTGCCTACATTATATCTATATCTCTCTGATGCCTCAAAGTATCTAATATCAGCAAACCCATCTTCTAAATATTCTACCTTTGCAATCCAATCATCAGCAACATATCTTAAAAAATGATGTTGATTTAAAAAAGATTGTCCTTGTTGTCGTTTCCAATCAACTTCAAATAGAAATTCAAATCCTTTAACCTTTCCAATAGTTGCTGCATCTGAATATGAATTTTCTGTACCATCATAAAATACATCTGCTCTATTTTCATATCCTAGTCTAGCTATCTTCCTTAAACCTAATGTCATTGAATAATCAAATGGAGTTTCAATTGTTGTTGTAGTTAATCCATTTGTAACACTATATACATCTAAATCTGATACTGAATTACCTCCATTTATTGCTCCATAAAATGTTGCAAATTTGAATGTCTTTTTAAGATCAATCTGACCACAGCATTTCTTTGGAGCTGCACATCCAACTAAAACAACTAATAATAAAACTAATATTTTTTTCATCTTACTCTTTCCCTTTTACTTATTGTTTAACAACCCTTTTACTGTATCTAACATCCTTATAAAGTATAGACATATTATATATACCATTCGGTAACTTAGATAAATCTAACCTTGTTGGATTAGACTCATTAATTATTAACTTACCAGTCATATCATATAATTCAAGATCTATTTCTAATCTAGTATCTATATTTAATACATTTTCTGTTGGATTAGGATATACATGAATTCCTAATGCTGATATATTATCAATACCTACTGGCCACCCATCTTGACAATAGTTATACATTGACTGACAATTTGCATCCCAATCACTAGTACAACAATAATTGTCTATATCTATCACCCAAGCATAACACCCGTCATTCAACCAATAAGGTATCCCTGGTCCTCCATAACATCCGGCATCATATAAACATGCAGATGAATCAGAAACATTGGCGGCTGGATTGTAATTATATGCACTTACATCTGTACATCCTGGGACTGCAGTAATACAACTACCATCATCAAAACATGCATTAGGATTATAATTAACCGATGTTGGATCTGTACAACCTCCTATATAACAACAACTATTATCTAATGTATTTGCCAATGGGTCAAAGTTCAATGCAGTATTATCTGTACACCCGTAAACAAATGGAATACAAGAACCATTGTCGGTATTGGCTAATGGGTCATAATTAAATGACGTTGAATCTGTACAACCAAATACTACAGAAATACAAGAACCATTATCTGTATTGGCTAATGGATTATAATTAAATGCTGTTGCATCCATACATCCATAAACAAATGGTACACAACTTCCATCATCTGTATTTGCTGCATTATTATAATTAAATGCTGTTACATCCATACATCCATAAACAAATGGTACGCAACTTCCATCATCCAAGTTTGCAGTTGAGTCATAATTAAATGATAATGCATCTGTACAACCTAATACAATTGCAATACAAGATCCATCATCTGTATTTGCAAGTGGATTGTAATTTAAAGAAGTTGAATCAGTACACCCTAATAATTGTGATATACATGAACCATCATTTGAATTTGCTAAAGGATTATAATTGATTGCTAATATATCTGTACAACCATATATGAAAGGAATACAACTTCCGTTATCTGTATTTGCAAGTGGATTGTAATTAAATGATGTTGAATCAGTACACCCATATACAACAGGAATACAACTTCCGTTATCCGTATTTGCTAAAGGATTGTAATTAAATGATAATGCATCAGTACAACCATTAATGATTGGTATACAAGAATTGTTATCTGTATTTGCGTTAGAATCATAATTAAATGCTGTTGCATCCATACATCCATATATGATAGGGACACATGAGCCATCATCTACATTAGCACTTAAGTTATAATTAAATGCTGTTGGATCTGTACATCCATATATTGGATATACACACCCATTATTAACTGTTGCTGATGGGTCATAGTTTAATGCTAATGTATCCGTACAACCTATATAATAACAAGAGCCATCATCTGTATTTGCTAAACTATTATAGTTATCAGCTGTAGAATCAGTACATCCATTAATAATAGGAATACAACTTCCATCATCTAGATTAGCAGTTGAATCATAATTAAATGCCAAATCATTTGTACATCCAAATATAAAAGGTATACAACTTCCGTCATCAACATTAGCTAATGAATCATAATTAAATGATAATTGATCCATACATCCTAATACTGTTGGTATACAATAATCTCCACAAAAAGGTATTCCTGTATATTTTACCCAAAATGGAGCAGCAAAAGATTGAAGAGCTCCTTGACCATTATTAGCAAAAGGATTTTGACCTTCATGCATTAATACAACACCATCTGCATTTGTTAGTTTAAATGAATTATGCCAAGTTTGAAATTGTACTTCTTCTGGTGGCTGTTGTGGTCCACCTACTTCAAAATAATATATTTCAACAGGCACTCCTGCATCTAATATTAAAGGAAATGTATCTTGATAACTTCCTGGCCCCATTGTGAATGTACCAAAGTTAATTCCATTTTGATAAACACCTATATAAGAATTACCCCATCCATCTCCACCTGCATCTCCAATCCATAATTGATACTGGCAATCAGGAACAAGATCATTAATTGTTGCTGTTGGATCATAATTAAAAGCTGTTGAATCTGTACATCCGTAGATATGAAGATTAGTACAAGTTGAATCATCTATTGTAGCTAATGGATTGTACTCTTGATAATCATCATCCATACAACCAAATACATCAGCATAAGTATTACAAGGAACTCCAAATTGTTGTCCTGAATATAAAGTATACCCAAATCCTGGATTGTCCATATACCATATTGTATCTCCATTACAATCATATATTACTACCATACCATCCATGGATCCACCTGAAGTAGAACCTGCCATACCATCACCATAATCATCACTTAGTATGAATTCGAATCCTATAGTTTGATCTATACAAAAAGTGTATGTATATGTTTGACCTACATCATTAAAGTTATATGTTCCAACAACAGCAGAATCAATTACACCTCCACTATTCATTATCCATGATGTTTCATTTGGCCAATTGTCAAATGTTATCTCCATTGTTATTTGATATTCTGTGTAATCACATGTTGTTCCGGAACATGACCCATCATCTATTGTTGCCCATGGATTATAAGTTGGCTGAGATGGATCTGTACATCCTTCTATACATGATGTCGGTGTATATGTTATTGTATCAGAAAAACTACCATCTGCAAATTCTACTACACCATAATGTTCTACGCTCCAATTAGGTGGCATTTGACCATTACCTGCATATACTGCAAAGTCGGTTGCATTAGGTCCAAGCCCATATTGAAATGGTCCTACTCCATTTGCATTAGAATACCAAAATCTAACTATATCACAACTTATGTTTGTTGTATCTACCTCCCAATTAAATGATACTAATGTTTGTCCACCAGGTAAGCATTGTTGTGATGCTCCAGATGTTAAAAATCCACCGCAGGGTGGAAAGATACATGAACCATCATCTACTAAAGCAGTTGAATCATAGTTAAGAGCGAAAGGATTTGTACAACCAAATGATGGAGGTGCACAAGGAAGTATTGTTACTGTAGTATCTCTTAAGAAAAATGAACCTAAAACCGGATCCCAATTAATTATAAGACCTTGACAAATGTTTTTCATCTTAAATGAAGCAGGTTGCTGAGATATCCATCCATCTCCAAAATTGTCTGTTAAAGATATTGTATAGTCTCCAGACATTAAATTAATAATTGTATCTAGATATTCATATGGTTGAGTTGGTTGATAATAAAATGTAGAGTCTAGTGTACTATCACTAACCATAAAGAAATTAGATTCAGTTGGAGCATAGAAGTCAAATTGAACTTGAAACCTAACCCATGAATCGTTTTGTCCAAATAATAATATTGGAATTAATGCTATTAATACTATTAACTTTTTCATATTTCAAATCCCAAATTAAATATCATAAATCTAAACTTAGACTTTTCCCATTTTAATTCTAATATTGTAAAAGTACCTAACCTAAATTGTAAGTAATACTTTTCTTTTTTATTGCCGGCATCAAAACCGTTAATCCAATTAATCATAACTTATCCCTTAAATATTTGTTTTTTACCTCCATGGTATTCATAGGCATGACCTTCAATCTTCAGTTGTTCATTTACACACATCTGCTCACCATTTACATCTTCTATAAAGATCTCTCCTAGTACTCTACCATATTTACCTACGCCATGAGACTTAAGTCTAAAGTAGCCAGGTTTAGAACTTACTGTTTCAATAAGTTCTTTGTTTCTTGCTTTTGCTGCTAAGCCTTTTTTCTTTTCATCTAAATCTCTAGTTCTAGACTCCCAAGTATCAATTCCCATATATCTGATTCTTCTCTTTATCCAGATATCGAAACCTACATCAATCATAGCATCGATAGTATCACCATCAACAACTCGATCTAATTTTGCTCTATAAATATACTTGTCCATGTTAACAGCAACTCCCATCTGGAGAACATGTTGCACTATTTACTTTACAAGCTTTACATTTACATACTTGCCAATATGCCCATGCCGCTGCTGCTAAAAGAAATGCTGTACCTGCTATAACATTAATGCCAAATAAACATCCAGCACCTATTGCTAATACATATCCACCATAACATTTGATATAACATAATATCATATCATACAATGATTTATTTTCTTTATACTCTGCTACAATCTTTTCATCTAATTGTGTTTTATCTAAAACTTTCTTAACAACTTTCTTTGCAGTCTTTTTAACCGCTGCTTTTTTAGTTGTTGCCTTTTTTGTTATTTTCTTAGCCATTTTAATTTTCCGTTATATTAATATTAATCTTCAGGTTCATAATGATACTTCAATGTAACCTTTTTTACTGCTTTTCCTTTTGATGTACCGTCTGCTAACAATTCTGATGGCACAATGTTATCTGGAGTTTCATACCAATATGCTATTTCATATCCCTTTCCATCTGTCCATGTAACTGTTAATCCTCTTGTATCTTCTGCATCTGCTTGCAATACTATAGTTTCTTTTGCTGGTAATATCATGTCAATAGCTTTCTTGCCAGCCTTTTCTGAATTACCTGTTTCTTGATTAAATACTTTCTTTGGAATTTCTTCCCACCCTGAGCCTTTAAGTAAGTCTTTTAGTTTTGGTGTTTTGTATTTTAGTGAATTTTTATTTGCGTCTGCCATTTTATTCCTCTTCTGAACTGCCTATTGCAGTTATTGGTTCTAATTGATCTGTTGTTTTAGTTAAACTATCTCCGGGTCTATATGTTGATCCTGAATTCATTACTGTATAAATTGCAACTGTACCCATATCATTAGGCAATTCCATTACCTTTTTAACTACTCCTATTGACCCATGATGTGGACATGATGAATTTTTATTCTTAACTATATCACCTACGCCAAATGTATAATGATGATCTTCATTAACCATTTCTTCTACAGGTTGTGCCTTAGCTGCTTTAATTTTTTCTTTTGATTTCTTGATAGTATTCTTCATTGCTGCTTGAGCGGCTTTAAATTTAGCTTTTGCTGAATCTATTTCTGCATTAGCCGAATCCATCTCTGCATCTACTTCTTCTTGACTAATTTCTGCAAGTATATCTTTAATAGATGGCATTACAGATTCTTTTGGTAATTTATCTGACTCTTTATCCTCTTCTGCATCTGCCTCATCTGATTCAGGTTCATCTGTAGCACCCATTCCTTTATTATATTGATCTAATTCTATAACATTATTATTTACTAGTAAATGTTCAACTGCAAAATAATCAAACTGTTGCATTTCACTATCTTCATCCATACCAAAACCATATGTAGGATCTTCTACATCCTCTGATTCAGTTATGATTAGATATCTACCATTAACATACACTTTAACTGGTACGCCTGTTAGAACAAATTGTCCTATTATAACATTATTAAATACTTTTGCTGGTTCCATTTATTTCCCTATTATCTTACTTAATTTAATTCTTCCTTCTCCAAAAGGTTCATCAAAATTAATTGTTCCTTGTGATAAAGCTTTATTAACATCTCCTTGTGGTGCTCCGGAAAAATCTGCTTGTGGCATTATCTTTCTAGGAAATGTACCTTTCATTGATTTAATTTCCTTATGGGCTACACCTATTTCAATTGCAATCTCAGCTGCATCTGGTAAAGCTCCGTTAGTATATTTATTAAACTTTTCTATTGCTGATTCAATCATATTATCTGCTACATAATTTTCAACTTCATCTGTACCTGTTGCCATTAAATCTTGTCCTTCAAAGTCTTTAGTAAGTACTTTACCTGCCTTTGCTGCAATAGCCATTTGCATTATTCTCAAAGCACCTTCTGCACCTTGACCTGTAGGTACTTCCATAATATCACACATCATTTTTGCATTTCTATTTGTCATAAAACATGAAGACCATCTATGATGTCCATCTAATATAAAAATCTTTCCTCCTACTTTTGCACACAATACTGGTGAACCTGGAGGTGGACCTAATTTAACTGGTGACTTAAAACATGAATCAATTACTTTAAATTTATCATATACTAAATCATCTAAACTATTGCCAAATCCTATTTCTGCCTGAGTTGGAAACATTTTAGTACATGACATATTTGCTGTTGAAAATTTAACTACTTCATCTTTAGGTTGGCCATCTTCTGCACCTTTAGATAATAAAGATTGCATATCCTCATCTGACGCTAATTTTTTTAACATACTAACTGATTGAGCTAGATTTGCAGACGCAACCTTTTTTATATCGTCAGCAGGTGCTTCTGATAATAATGATTTTAATTTTAACATGATATATCCCTTAGTCTTTATTTTAATATAAATATGCTATTGCTACTTATTTCCAAAGAATTTGTATGGCAACTAATGCTATGGCTAATATTAATGAAACTATTGTTTTAGCCGAAAATGATTCTCCTAACATGAGCCAAGTTAATATTGCAAATACTATCATTCCTAAACTAAATCCTACTAATCTTCCAGGCCATAATAATCCTCCAAAACCAGCTACCATATATTTGGTTGATAATATTAACAAATAGGATACCGGTGCTCCTAGGAGTGCTAATAACATTGGATTGTCCGAAAACCATTTCCATATAAATTGTCCATTGATTTGAAACCATATGAATATATGTGTTACAAAAAATAACAACATACCTACTACTAAACTATATACATTTACCATAACTTTATCTTTTCCAGTTTCTGAAGGCATGTACTATTTCTTCATCTACTGATTCTTGTTTAACTTCTTTTTTTACTCTCACTTCCGTTGGACTCATTACTTCTAATATCTCTAATATTTGTCTATACTGGCTACCTGATATTGATTCATTATCTAATGCTGTAGTAACTTTTTCTATAGCATATTGTTTATCATGGTCTAACCAAATTACAGCTTCTCTTAAAGCCTTTTCAAAGTGTTCTTTGGTATATAATGGTATCTGTCTTATATTGGAATCTAATGATATTTTACTCGAAGATCCTTCATTTCTACTACCTCTATATAACATAGAACCAAATCCTGTTCTACCCTTGCCTTCTAATCGTTGTAAATACTCTTTTGTATCTTTATTCTTAATAACTTCTATTTCTGAATATGTTGTTTTACCTGTGATGATTGTTCTTACCATATTTTGTTCCGTAGAAGAACATTCTACACATTCTATAGTTTCAGGTAATATTTTTAATCTAGCAATTGGAATTGGAGTATTACATTTGTGACAATCTCGTTGCATCTTTCTCATTTTTTAATTATATATAAAAATAAGAAATTTATTTCAATTAGGCAAATCTTTTTGAAGCTTTTTTACTTCTTTTTTCCTCGCCTCATATTCAATTGCCATCTAGCCATCCGTCCTTTTTCTCCTTTTGACTTTGCTAATTTAGCTAATTGAGTTAATGTAGCTCCTTTTGGAATGCCTACTCTTTTAGATATACCCTTTCTGCCAGGATTCTTTCCATCTGCAAAGTTTTCATTAACCGGTGTATTATCATGACCACATTTATGGCAGTTATATAAATCATTCCCCCCAGATGCTATAGTCCATGCCCATTTACAATTATCGCAAATAATATGAGTATCTGTTTTAAGCTCATCTAATTCATCAAATGGTTTGAACTCTGAAGTTCCTAATTGATAATGATCCGGTTTATGTCCTCTTGATAGTTTTGAATGGTAATCTATTTCGTTCATTGATGAATATTTTTTCCAATCCTTTTCTGCATTCCTAGCTTCTATCTCATGAGGATTGTTATCATAACCCTTTTCTCTATATCTTATATATTCATTATGATCTTGATGAGTATGTTCAAATTCATGTAGTACACTTCTGATAACATCTTCTTCGTTTTTCATATTAGTGTAATATATGTAAATTATATTATCTTCATACACCCATTGTGCTTTTGTTGTATCACTATCTTCGCCTGTCATATCATCAATACCACTTAATCTAGCATAAATATCATGATGTAATTGTATTTTTGGAATTCCTTGTTTGCCCTTCCCTCTATCTTGAACAATTTGAGGAAATATTTTATCTACAATTGACTGTACTTTGTTTTTAGATAATCCTTCTGATAATATGTCTTTTAATTTTATCGCCATGGTAACATTGTCAATCCTACTTTATTTAATACGAACTCCATAATCACTACAAAGGTTATTCCGCCTACTATTTGCCAACACCAATACTTCCAACCAGTTAAACCTTCTTGCCATTTACGAAACTTAGTTTTCTTTGACCATTCGTAAACTCCTAACTTGGTATTAATTTTATTAGCATACCAACCTGGATCGAATAGGTTACCAAACATTATTAATAATTTACGTATCATTCCCATTGCCTATTGAATCTATCTCTTTGGTCTTGTATAACATATTCTACTATATCATGTTTACCACAATGAGGACATGTAAGTTTTTCTATGTTTGATGCTTCATTTATTTTCCATTCACCCGCACATTTATTATTACTACATTTGTAGATATATGTATGGCGTATGAAAATTTTATGAGGCATTATTTTTTTAACATATTCTTAACCGAATCAGGCCCTGCCCACATTCTACATGACCAATATCCTGCTTTAGTTCTATCCTTTTTTTGATCACATTTATGTCTTGCTTTGAAAGATTTTCTTTTCTCTGGATCTTTTGTTTTAATACTTAAACCTGTACCATCACCAAATGTTACTTTCTTTACCTTATCTCCATCTTTAACATATACTTGGAATTTCTTATCTCCGGATATTCTAGATACTTTACCAATCTTTACTTTTCTTCCTTGGTATTCTGCTTCTAGGAACATTACTGGCTGACTATGTTCCCACATTTCAATTCCTAATGATTCACTCACCTTAACACATTTATCCTTACCATTTTCAGTACCGGCGTATCTATAACCGTTCCAACATGCTTTTCCATCTATACCTTTTTTCTTTGCCATAGTATTACCTTATTAATTTTGTTATAAATTTAACTCTAGGATATCTTCTTAACATATTATTTACGGCTCTAATATTTTTAGGACTATCATCCATAAAATATACTGTATCATATCCTTTTTTAATTTGTTTTTCTATCCAATCTGCTTTATGAATTGGGTTTGAACTTCCTAATGGAACTACATACGCATCCATGCCAATTGTTTTTAAGAAACTAGTAACTGGAAGTCCTATTCTTCTTGCAGTTAATATAGTTACCTTTCTAGCTCCTTTTGCAGAACGACTAGCTTTATCTAATTGCTTCCTTAACAAAGCTGCATTTTGTTTTATTAGTCTAGGATTTTGTAATTTCTTATCAAAATCTTTAAAATCAAATTGTTCGTCTGGTTTGGGTGTATATGTTGCAAACTCCGCAGGATCTAATTTTTTAATCGTACGACCATTACGTGTTACATATATCCAAGCATCAGACTTAGCTAATGTATCATCAAAATCAAATACCGATAATACTTTACGTTCCTTTAATATTTTTGTATTACTTTCTTTGATATCCGATGGGCTAATATAAAACGTATTACCGTCATGTGTTACGGTATATGAATTAAACATGGGAGTTGGCCCTTGTGTGACAGATAGTATTTTTACAGTCTCACCAGATTCTTTTAATTTTACCATATCACCAGATTTATATATACTGGCTTTATGTATAACTACTTCGTTTAATATGTTTTTTAGTTTAATCATTTTATATAAATATGATATTAGTCATTAATCATGGCTGCAATGATCACAATAACATTTCTCTCTAGGACCTGTTCTTGTAACTTCATTTCCCTTAGTATCTTTAACAGTAACTCCTGCTAAGGTTTTTGGTTTAACTATTATATCATCTATAGTTAAATCATTTATTTTACAATTGCAAGTTTCACAATGTTCTGTGATTGTTTGTACACCCTTTTTTATGACCAAACGAATCATTATGATATATCTTTACTTTCAATCAACGTATATGAAAATGAATTACCATGAATCTCACGAGCTGCTTGACATATATCTAAAAACTCATGCCAATCATCATTGCTACCAATTACTTGACAACCTGCCGACCATTTATCTACTCTGGAAGATTTTCCTCCTGCTCTGGAAGTTGCTCTATGAATATTAATTCCATATACTCCTTCTTTAACACTCTCCTCGATAAGATCATATTTGCCATCTAAGTTTGCATCTCTATAAACTTTAACTGGTTTCTTTTGTCCTAATGCTAAATATTTACCTTGATGTAGTCTCAATTTATGAGATCCTCTATATTGACCAGGCTTTAATATTGCAACACCATCCGGATTCAATATATTTTCTACCCAATGTGTTCCTGGATCTGTTGTGCATTTATATTCATGATACATCCATTCTCCATCTGCATTTTTATATGAAATAGTCATTAAGTCATCGAATGCATTTGTGACTCTTCCATTCGATTTGGAATTTCTAATCCCTATGATATTAACATCATATGATTTATTGTTATTATCATGAAAATATTTATAGCCCATTCCTTCGACTATGTTCATGACATCTTCTCTTGTATACATCAAAACTCTCCTTTATTAATTTGGTTTATAATAAATATCCTATGAGCGCTGATCTAATGGATTTTTTTTGTTTCGTTTGTTTCTTTTTCTAGAATCTCTTTGAAACTCTTCATTATGGTTATCTTTACGTTTAGGAAACTTCTCCTTATAAGGCTTATATTCTTCTAGCCTGTCTATTCTAATCTTTGGCATTACTCTTATATCTTAATTTAACTTACTTTTTCCCACTTACCATTATTTAATAACTTAAAGGTTGCAATATATTTTTGTTTCCATTGGTCTGGTTCTATAAGGCTTAAGAATATTTTTTTATTTTTGTTTTCATATAGATAATATGACTTACCAACTATTGGCTGAAAACTATAGTTTGCTGCATATACTAGACTTGTCCAATTATATTCATCAATAAGTTTCTTATACTCTTCCTTCAACTCATTTAATTTAGATTCAAAATAGTGATTTGCATCAGATGCCGAACTCTTGTCTACTTTTAAAGGTTCAAACTTTTGCCCATTTACAGAAGTAGGATATGATTTTTTATGCGCATCAAACTCACCTGTATCATAATTATATACTATATTATCTGGATATTTCTTTTTTATAGACATCTACTTTGTTTTATAAACTATTTCTTTTATACATTTCAATATCTTCCATTAGATAGTGCATATACAATACAGCCTTTTGATCATCACCTGCTTTAATAAATGTAATAACTTCTTTCATGCGGTCAATTATTTCTTTACCATCCATATTACTCTTGTATTCTAACTTTAAGTTTTTTAATTTTTCCTAAAAATCCTTCAATTGAATGGGACTTTGCTTTTTCATCTTTAATAATAATATGTCCTAGGACTTCATGATTCTGATCTACTGCATTTAATAATATGTTAAAGCCTTTACGTGCCCAAAATACTCCAAAGCCATTATCATCACCTAATTGATTTATATCATTAACTGTATCGGCTTCTGTATTGCCTGGGTATAAAATATAATATCTCATATTACTGCACGCCCTTCTAACTTCTCCCAATCTTTTTCTGACCGTACTTGGCAATTAGTTTCCCAAGCACCTTTCAATGTATTCATTTCTATACCATACACATCTCCTAATGATATAATTGCTTGTATATCCTTTGGAAAACAAGATCCTCCAAAACCCATTTTCCCATCCGGTCCTGGTACTGATAAATGACTATGTCCTACTCTTCCATCTCTAACAAATCCATCAACTGCAGTTTGCCAATCAACATTACATTTATCTGATAACATTTTCATTTCATTCATAAATGAAACTTTTGTAGCAAAAAAACAATTATTCATATACTTGATCATTTCTGCTGTTTCAAAATTAGTTTCGATACATGGAACTGATTGACCAAATCTCCATTTATAGAGTTCAGCTATTTTATTAGTAAATTTAGATTCTCCTCCTAATATAAATCTAGATTGATTGATAAAATCAAACTTGGCAGATCTCTCTGTTAAAAACTCCGGATTAAACACTAATGGTAAATTAGAGTATGCTTTTTGTAAGGCTCTCGTTGTTCCTGGTGTTACTGTAGACCTAATTAATATAATAGCATCATTTCTATATACATCGTCAATTGCATCCAGTGCCGATTTCAATATTCCTAGATGCATACTACCATCTGGGTTAGATGGTGTTGGCACTGATACAAATATAACATCTGAATTGTTAACTGTATCATCTAATGTATGTGTACTTTTTGCAGGATCTTTATCATAAGATCTTAATTCTGCATCACAGCCAGTTTGTGGAGAGAACCCATACTCAACAGCTGTTCCTACAAATCCTCTACCTATTACTCCTATTCTTTTCATGTTTATTCTTTATATTATTAATATTTTACTTCCACAATATACCTTCCTGTTTTAAAGTTTGGTATGCTAACTTTGGCAATACTTTTTGATTAAATAATTCACGTATTCTATCTTTATGGCTAGTTGGAGTTATCATATCATTAAATGATGAATCTGGATATCCTGTCAACTCTTTTAATGTATCCATATAATTAACATAACTTCCGACCTTTCTATCAAATTTATCTGATTCTGATATATTCTCCCAATATTCTAATTGATCCTTTAAAGGCCACATATCTATTGGAATATCTTTAGACTTTCTTCTATCTGATAAATGTTCTTTGTGTTTATTTTTTCTCTCTTGTTTCTGGATATATTTGTCCATAATATCCATAGACCTGTCTTTCGGAGACATTCCAATTGTTGATTTTTTACTCATTATCTACCATTTTTGTTGTTTATATATGTAATCTGCTAAGTCTATCTTAGGCTCCCATGCTAATATCTCTGATGCTAGAGAATGATCAGCTAAAGTATTTTGTGCTTCACCTGGTTTATCGGGTTGGTACCATGGCACTATATCAAATATTTTTGCTACTTCATTTATAGAATAATTTTTACCTCTTCCAAATTCAAAGTTATGTCCATATGCTTGTTGCTTCATTATTCTTATTAAACCATCTACAATATCACTTACATGGGTGAAGTCTCTACGCTTTTCTCCATCTCCGAATATATCACATGCTTTATCATTTTTAATATTATTCATCCAACGACCTATCAGTGTAGTGTATCCACCTTCAGTTAACTGATATGGTCCATATACATTATAAAATCTAGCTATTGATGCCTTTAAGTTAAAATGAGTTTCATATAATTTAATTATTTCTTCTCCTACATCTTTAGTAAATGTATATGGATTTGAAAATTTACCTGCATGATGTGATGACGATCCTGCATATATCAAAGGTATATTATTATTAGCACAATAATTTACAACATTTAAAGTTCCATTTGCATTAGTAGTAAAATAATTCTTAGGATCTTCAAATGAAGGTTGTATCCTTGCAACAGCTGCCATATGGAATATTACATCTGGTTTAGAAATATCATTTACTAATCCATCATATCCATCTATATCTCTAATATCATAATTATGATACTCACATCCATCTATATGATTTTCTTTTTTACCGGTAGTGTAGTTATCTATTGATATTACATGATGTCCATCTGATAATAATTTCTTGATTAAGTTTGTGCCTACAAAACCAGCTCCTCCTGTTACTAAGATATGCATATTAATTCCTTTTCATATGTTTCTAATTTAATTATTGTAATACGTAAATTTCCAAGATCAAAATTTCCTAGTTCTCCGCTATCATTAATAATAGCAGATATATTTTGAATATAATTAAGATCATCTTGACTAAATCTACTACCATCTATCTCAATAAGTATTCCATTTTGTTTTTCATTATCATATGGAAGTACTCTATCTGATAAATTATATGAAGTAAATGGCTGTTCTATTGTAATATATTGCATCCTATTGTTATCTGTATACATTATACTACACCATGGTTCAAGAACTTTTAACAGTTCTAAATTAGCATTCTTTATAATGAATCCAATGTCATACTTGGGAGGAATCATAGGTTTTAAATATTTATCATGTAAACAAAAATGTCCCCATTTTCTAATAAATTCTCTTGTTGATTTTTGATTTTGCTTTAACCATTCATCTGTCTCTCTATTCTTCATAAACACCTCACCATTCGGATTTCTTTTAGCTCCGTCAGCAAACCTTGAACCTCTACATGTCATATGATATACACATCCTCCCCATGTTTGTATAAATTTAATACCATTCAATTGAAACCTATTGAATATATCCGTATCTTCTTTTGATTGCGGAGCAAATAATGGGTCATGGCCTCCTATCTCTTGAAAGTCTTTTTTATAAAATGCCCATGGTGCAAATATACCTTCTGTTACTTTTGTTGCTTGATTCATTTGTACATCTTTGAACCACTCTAACATCTCTTGTTCTTTGAACTCTTCAGGCTCAATTCCAAAATCCATCAACATTTTCTCAGGCCCATCAGGGTGTAATGGCGGCTCTATTCTTGTAAGAGATACAATTGTTTTTTCTGTTAATTTATGCTCTATTTGATCTATTGCTCCGGGCATTAAATACATATCAGCATGATAGATCATACAAACTTCATGACTAGCAACTTCATTAACTAATCTATCATATAAAATTGTATGTCCTAATCTACTAGGTCCTTCATTTCTAATAGCTTTAAAATTAGAATCAATTTGCATCATTTCTAAACACCAATCCCATGTTCCGTCATTTGAAAAATCATCTGCAACACAGATTTCTACTTCATGTTTACCTTGATTCTTTCTAATAGAATCATATGACCATTTAAGATATTTTAAATTGTTTCTGCCAGGCTGAATTAAACTTATTTTCATGATAATGTTCTTTATAATTTTCTTTTGCTTTATTACTACAATATAAGTAAAATTTTTCATCATTCCTAAGCTTTTCGGCTATTTGTTTGGCATGATGTATATCACCTACATTTACTGTACAATCTGGATGGCATATCATTTGAGTATCTAGTCCTTCATATCCAATACATGGAATTCCTAGATATGCACAATTCAATGCAAATGTTCCAGCTGCATGGGTTCTCATTAGATGAACACCATATTTTCTTTTACTCAATTCTGATATCCATTGTGTCCAATTCATATATGGTAAATGATTCAACGCCGGCATCTGTTCTTCACCTTCAATTTTTCTACCCATACTTGGAATATATATTTGTTCATTAAATTCTTGAGCAACTATATACGAATCAAACCCACCATACCAATGACAGAAATTTCCACCCATCATGACACCATCTCGGAGGTCATATGTATTACTAATATTATCTTCTATCATTAAACTACGCATAACCTTACAATCTTTTCCGGTCAGGCCACTAAAATACTTTTTATCAATTTCATTATGGACAAATAAAAAGTCCATTTCCATTAATGTATTATAGAACCAAATTTGTTTATCTAATGGATAATCTTGGAAATACCAATGAGGTCCTTCTTGCATCGAAGATAGTTGGACACAATGTTTCTTAATATTATCAACATTAAACTTTGGATTCTTTTTTGGAATAATTACAATACCTAAGTCGTATTTTTTATTAATGTTATTGTCATGTATATTATAATGGTCTGCACCTAGAGTACACATCCATGCATATTCTGTTCTCATATTAACATGGCTGCGAGGTACCTTACCTCCACTACTTTCTGAAAAGAATGCTATCTTCATAATCTATTTTTCATTTTTACTATTTTACCACATTTTTCATAATCTTCGATACTCTCAAAATATTTTAATAACATTTTAGAGTTTTCATGATCATCGGGCAAATAAAATTTTACTTGTTTTGCTAATTCATTGTAAGTTGTTTCTCCTAACAATAATTTATAAGCATTATTATATGACTCGTCTATATTCATATTAAATTGCTGCTAGCCTGAAATCCTGTTTTCATTCCTTGTTGGAAAGGATATTTATTCTGTATCATATATTCATCTAATGGTGCTTTATATTTTCTGTTTTTCAAATAAGGATGTAGCCATAAAAATTCTTGTACAAGGGCTACGTCTAGAAATGGATATCTAGTTTCTATACCATATGCGCCAGCAACATATTCTTCTTTATTTAGATATTGTATTTGAGTTCCATCATAAAAACTATGCCATGGAAATATCTTAGATAGATCATTAGGAAATTTTCCTCCAAAAGAACTATGATCATATATTTTATGTCCATTATATCCGTAATCACTTATTATCTCATCTGCACCTTGCCCGGATAGATATATCCTTCTTCCTTCTAAATTTGCCCTCGAACATATTGCACCTAATCCTACTGAAGCTTTATCATGTTTAATATTATAGTTTTTATATTGGTCATTATAAACAAAGTCTTCACATATAGACTCTATATCAAGTTTAACATTATCAAACTCCGTTCTAGATAATCCTATTTTATCTCCTTCATTTAGTAATGCATGTCTTTGATCGATTATAGACCTATCTTCATTAGATAATATTGTATATGCCTTATAATCTATTTTTTGAATTGTTAATGCACATGATATAGCACCAGAGTCATATCCAGCACTAAGTCCTAAAAATATTTTTTGAGATGTATGTTGTGTTCTTTTTCTAATAGAATTTTCAAATGCAATAATCCAATCATCATATGAGTCTTTATATTGTCTTAAATCAAATTCTTTAAGTTGTATTTGTTCTTTAATAGTAAAAGACTCTAAATCTAATATCGATGCATGATTGCCTGGTAATTTTTCTATTTCAGATAATCCACATCCTAATAAAGAACTTTCGTAAGACGCAATTCCCCATTCTTTACCATTAGTCCCCATCCATATAGGCTTTGTTGCAAAAACATCATTAATGACAATCAAATTTGATTGTTTAAAATCTACTATACATATTGCAAATTCTCCATCAAGTTTCTTAGCAAACTCTAACCCAAATTCTTTATATAAAGGTATTATACATTCACCATCTGATTGGTATGTACCAAATTCATTGAAGTTATATATTTCTCCATTGAGAACACATACTATATCATCTTCTACAAATGGCTGTATTTTCTTAGTGCCAGTAATATGTAATAAATTATGTAAAAATTGTATACCGTTTATTTCTTTAATTTCAGTATGGTCTGGACCTCTTCGTTTAGAAAATTCATTTCCCATCTTTAAATCCTTAGTACTATTTGTAACAGTAAAACTACACATATCTTTTTACTTCTTGGCCAAATCCTCTTTCATATATACGTTTTTGGATTGATTCTTCAATTGTTTTATGTGCCGCACCCGATTTAAAATGAACTATTCGTACATCCTCATTCACATCTTCTTTTTTATAACATGAAACAATATGTTCTGGAATCAATCCTATAGATAAATGATTTTTAAATTCTAGATAAGCTTTACTCAACGCTGGACTTTCTTTCCATGGAGTAGATATAGTCGGAATTATATTTATCCACCTATCCATAAAATTTGGACATCTTCTATTAATAGATACATAACTTCCTAACATAGGAGTTTCATGTTCTGGCCTATTACATATCTGAATATCTTTGGTTTGATCAATCAATGATGATATATCTTGTAACACTAGACAATCCGAATCTATCATAATGAGTGGTGTTATAAACCCGTATGTGTTTAATATTTCTCTCAATCCATATGTTTTAGCTACTACTGTATCTGTCCAATCTGTTGATGTATTTCCATTTTTAAAACTAGTTTTAACATCACTTCCAATAATCTTTATTTTGTCAAATTGTTGCAACCACAGGATATCATCTTCCTTCAATCCAGCATCTAGTACAAAAATATAATTACATTTTTCTGAATTATGTTCTAGATATGATTGAATAAATATTTTACCGAATATCATATAAGCAGAGTTTAGTACAGTATATATAGAATGTTTCATATTAACTCTCCTAAGGTTTTAAACTCAATATTGATCTCAGGTGTAGTAGTCAAATGATCTAGTGATAATCTCATTTGTTCATAGTTAGATTCATTCCAACAATTATCATTCCAGTCACCTGCTATATGAGATTGAAACATAATCCGGCCTTCATGTAACTCAATATTTGATTCATGGATACCATCTGCTCCATATAACATTTTACAATCCCATTGTAAATTATGATTATGTTCGTAATGTACCGCCGCATATTTAAAATTTGGTCCTAAACATTTAACTGATTCTGGATGTGCTAACCATCCTGGATTTCTCCATCCAATTGGTTTATGTCCTACAGCATTCCATTCATCCATCATCATCTGTATTCTAGACTTGACTTTATCAGCAGTATCTAATTCATAAAATTCACATTCACCTATGTCCTTTCTTTCACACATATGAAAATGTCCATGGGCTGCTAATTCAAAATATTTTTTAGACTTTAACCAATCAATCCATTGTTTGTTTTCTGAAATAGGAAAACAGTTATGATAATTTGATGGTATGAATAATGTAAACTTAGCTCCAAATTCTTTATTAAGTTCTTCTAAATATGCCATACAATCGTCGCCTGGAATACCCCATCCCTTTTCTGGATGTATATCATCTATTGCAATAGTTACTTCCATACGTCTTCCCATGTATATGATTTGTAATTAGTATTAAACATATTAAGATAATTTTGTTCACACATCTTATTTGCTTTTACATACCATTCATTACTTCTTCTTTTTTCATTCATTGTACCATCTACTCGTTCGCCTTTAATATACATTCGTTTATTAGGATGATTTCTGTTATGTACTAATAAAATATTTTTAATAACATACTGAGGTATATTACCTAATACTTTATTTGTCATATGCATGAATGCAGAATCTTCATGAACAAAGAAAACAGATTTAGGTATATTAACTCCTGACTTGACAACTTCTGCTGATATAACTAATCCACAGCCGTTAAATTTATGTCGAGGTAATATTTTTACATCTAAATCTTCTGTCTTGCTATTTATCTTATTCATCTCATCTTTAGACATTGTGTACCTTAAACTCCACCAATGATCTGGTTTGAATTGTTCTGGTTTATCATAGAATGGTTTATCTGTAAAGTCTGGATGTTCTAGTTGTAGCCAACTATTATCCCACATCTTACATGTTCCAAAGAATGCTAAATATTTTGGATTGTTATTTGATAAAGATGTAGTATGAAGTTGATCTAATATAACAAATTGCATTTTTGGTAATATGGCATCTGACTCGCCCCATATAAGAACATCTACATCTTCACAGTAGTTAGTATTAAATAATCTTCTATAGTCGGCTATTGTATGCATTTTATTTTCAAATCTAACATTATCAAAATCTAATAAACAACTTCCTATTTTTTCAATACATTTATTTTTTTGTTCTGCACTAATACAACTTTCTAACTGTTCATTGGTTACAATAGTAAAATCAACTACTACTTCTCCATCATATGATTTTATAGCATCCTTTAATGAATCTACATATTCCTCTATAATATCACATTCATACCATTGTACTAGACATCCTATTGCAAATTTAGTCTTCAAGTTCAAATCTCTTTTTTATTATATCCCATGTATCACGCATTAAATTATTTCTTAATGTTTTATCGAATCCATTAAAATGCCATAACCAAGCACAATCAATAAATAATGCTCCTTGCAAAACACCTCTCTGATGTAGTTGAGTAAAGTTCCATTTCTTGTTTAGATGTGTAATTGGATATCCTTCTCTACGTACTAAATAGTTAACAGGTGTCTGGTCCGATCCTTTTTTTAATGTATTATGTTGTCTATTTCTTAACTCATCTTCATTTGCATAATAAAAATCTGTTATGGCCTTACATAATTCTTTATGTTTAGGTGACATCACTATAAATCCATTATTCATATATGTTGTCCAATCTAATTCTGTATTTGGAAACATATCTTTATAACCTACAATACTATTATGTACCCATTCTACCATCAAGTCATCATTTACTCCGGAGTATTCTCCATTTGTCTCATCAAAGAAATTTGGAGCTTCTGGGTGTATCATTGTATCAACATCTACTAATGCTACTTGATTATACTCAATATTATTTGCTTCTAAAATTTCAAATACATGCCATCTTTGCCAAGTAGGTTTCATAAATAATTTATCACGTAGCTCTTCTGATAAAATAAATAATTCGACATCATACTTCTTACACCATACTTGCCATGATTTAAGACACCATTCTTTATAATCTAATACATCCGGTGCTTCTTCAAAGCACGTCATAAATACTATATTTTTCTTCATATAAACTTCTTTAGTGAAACGTACGTTTCCCATTAATATTAGTTGATGCCCAATCTCTGCCAACATCTTTAAATAAATCTAAAACACGCATATTGATACCAAATGTTGCTTCTGGCGAATCTCCTTTGAAACAACAAGCACGTTCTGCATTACCGCCATTATCAGGCATTACTTCATTATTTATTTTTTTATACATATACTTTTCAAATAAATCATTTGACCAAATTGATGGATTAAAGTTTAATTCATTTCTATTTACCAAACTTATATATGTACCATTACCTAAATCATTTATAGATAATTTTTCTGTTGTAGTAAGTTTCCAATCATCTTCTAACCAAAAATATCCAATTCTTGGTTTAAATTTAAATCCTTCATTAATACACCATTTTACAGACTTGAACCAAGAGATTCTTCCGGCGGTTCTATCAGATGATGATACTTCTAGATCGATATTATCGCTATCTAAAATATTATATAAATTCTTTTTAGTTATCTCCGGATCTTCGTTTAGTTTATCAATACTAATAATCCATTTACATTTATAATTAGATATAAACTTTGGAATTTCTGATAATACCTGAGTATGTAACTCTGATCTAGAACATGCTGTAGTCAATATTACAAAATCATATTCCATTATCGTCCAATTCTAATAACTTCTACATTGTCTTGATCTTGAATCATTCCCCATGGATCTAATACTACTGAACCAGCTGGAAATTTGTAATCTAAAAATTTATCATGATTAGTTCCAATGAAATAACATCTTGTATCTAATTCAAGTACATACTCATCTACCCATGGGTCATACATATCAACTTGTTCTGACCTTTCTTCTAATAAATTTTTAAGAAGAATTGAAGGACTACCTACTGTAAGATTTGTTTCTTTTTTGAAACACTTACCTAGAATAGTTAATAACAAATCTCCTCTATGTTCTTGAATTAAATCAGCTAGCCAATCTGTTTGGTCTTCCCTACATATCATCAAGTTTTCATACCAATCATAACTCATATCTAATTTTTGAGCTAACCATGATAAAGCAATATTATCTCTTGGATGACATCCTCCTCCATCGCCCATACCTCCTAAAAGATATTTTGGACTCATCAATCTCTCATTAGCCAAAAACAATCCTTTCATAACATTATCACAATTTACATTTTCTAATTTATGTGCAGCCTCCATAACAACATTTGCTAAACATATCTTCATTGTAATATAAGTATTATATGTTACCTTAATCATTTCAGCTTCTTCTATAGAACATTTATAAACTGGTTTACTATGTATTGTAGCATAAAATTCTTTTGCTTTATTATATGCATCTTCATCATCCATTCCAAATAGTACAAACTCAGGATTTTCAAAATCATTTCTAGTAGTACCCATTGCTATAAAGAATGGATTATAACATAACTTAACATGTTCATTAAGTAATGGCTTAATTTCATTACGAATTGTCCCGGGCAAAACTGTTGATATAATTACAACTATTTTGTCCTCACCTTGTTTTTTAATTTCTTTTGATAATGTATCCATACCTGCTTTAAGATATGAATAATCAAAGTCAACTCTTTCTTCTGGTATTCTTGTGGTACCTTCAAATCTTTCATCATGAGGTGTTTGAATAGGTACAAATATAATATCTGAGTTAGATACTACTTCTGATACACTAGACCAAGCAATGTTATGATCTTTTAGTAACTCTGGCGAACCTTCTTCTCGGTACGGCATATGTTTTGTATCTAAAATATCCTTTACTGCTGGACTAATGTCATATCCAAAAACCTCATGACCTTTACTATCAGCTACTAATGCACATGGCAGGCCTAATTTTCCTAAGCCTATAAATCCTATTTTCATTTGTTTTCCTTTTTATTTTTATTAATATTAATATAATAATTTATTTTCATTATTCCTAATTTATAATTGACTATTTATCCAATCATAAGTTTTTCTCATGCCTTCAATTAATGGCTGAGACACTGACCATCCTATCTTTTCTTTGTACAATGTATTATCAGAATTTCTACCATTAACACCAATTGGACATTTATGGCCATATGTATCGATAAAATCTTGACCATCAATATTATATATTCCTAATTCTTTTCCTGATACTTCAATTGCCATTTTTGCAAAATCATTAATCGATAACATCTCTTCTGAGCCAATATTAACAGGCCCAACAAAATCTGACCTCATTAATTTAATAGTTGCTTCAATACACTCATCGATATAAAGAAATGACCTTGTTTGATTTCCTGGTCCCCATACTTCAATATTTTCATGTTCTTTTGCAGCCGCCGCCTTTCTACATAGTGCCGCAGGTGCTTTTTCTCTCCCACCTTTCCAAGTCCCTTCTGGTCCAAAGATATTATGGTATCTTGCAATTCTCACGTTCAATCCTTTATTTTTAGCAAAGGCTAGAAACAATCTTTCACTAAATAATTTCTCCCATCCATATTCAGAATCAGGTGCTGCAGGATATGCAGAATCTTCTGTACAATTAGGATTATCAGGGTCTAATTGATTATATTCTGGATACATACATGCGGATGATGAATAAAATATTTTTTTAATATTACTTTTAATACATTCTAATGTTACATTTAGATTTATCAAAGCTGAGTTATGCATTATATCTGCATCATTTTCTCCCGTAAATATAAATCCTGCTCCACCCATATCTGCTGCAAACTGATAAACTTCTGTCCATTGTTCATTTGGTTGAATAGGACATTGCATTACCTGTTTTACTAAGTTAGGATCTCTAAGATCTCCTTGTACAAAATCATCTGCTGCTGTATCTGCAAACTCTGGATATTTTAAATCAACTGCTCTTACCCAGAAACCTTCTTTTTTTAATCTCTTAACCATATGGCTTCCGATAAAACCTCCACCGCCTAATACTAATGCTGTTTTCATTATGACATCTCCTTTATAATCATTTGTATACCTTTTTCTAAACTAATCTTTGGTGTCCAAAAATTTAATATATATTCATCGGCCTCATTACGTTTATCTAACTGTACTAAATCTTTTGATTTGCCTGGTATAATATCTATATCATCAAACTTAGTTTCTAATAGAATATTTTGAGCTACTATATTAGCTACATCTATAATAGAGTTCCATTTAAAATTAGTAATATGATATTCTCGATCTTTATCAAGTTTATCATAACACTGACTCAATTCTAATAAACAATCTGAACAATCATCTGCATGGAGGAACTGTCTTTGTTCTGTACCGTCCGATAACATTTCTATTTTACCAGTATCTTTTGCTTTTAAAATAAAATCAGTTATTACATGTGATTTTTCTAAATCTTTTTCTGGTCCATATACGTTCCAAAACTTTACAGTTAAGCCTTCTAATGAGTCTGTATATCTTTCTCCAATTGCTTTTGCAACTCCATATGGCGAATGACTCATATTGGACATTTGACTAGATGCGAATATAAATTTCTTATTATACTTCTTTATTAGTTCAAATGTGTTACTCATCAATCTAATATTATTATGTAAGAAATTAAATGTATGTTGATATTTAGCTAAATACCTCGACCCACCTACATCAAATGCTAAGAAATATATAAAGTCTGATTTATTAACTAAATCTTCTAATATTTTATTGTCATGTATCCTTAGGTCTTGAAACTGGTTATCTACTATATCAAATTTTAAAACTTCATGTCCCTTAAGTTGTAAATAATTACAGAGACAGTTGCCAATCTGGCCGGCCGATCCCAATACTAAATATTTCATTATATTTTCCTCATTATTGTTAATCCATGGTTTACTGGAATAGTACATAGTTCATATTTATGTGATCCATTTTCTTCAATAAATTTATTAACTCCTCCCCATGGACCTGTACCTTTAAATTCTCCATCTGTAAAAATAGTATCATTATATTCTGGAGTTGAATTAGAATGCATTAGATCATGTAATAGTATTACTGTTTTGTTTGTTATAAATGGTTTCAATAAAGTTAATTCATTATATACATGTTCACTAGTATGCCAATCATCGATCATAATCAAATCATATCCGGATGATTGATTTTTTAAAAAGTCAATTGCATCAGCAATGATAAAGTTCCAATTATGTTTAAGATGTGATGGGCATTGAAATGTAGTATCTTCTATATCAACTGATGTTAATTTTGATTCAATTCCATATAAATTTAATAACTGACATCCTACTAATAAGCTATGTGTCGATCTGCCATCACGACATCCTAATTCTAATATATTATTTGGTTTGGTTGATAATATTATAGCTAATAATGTAGCTTGATGGAAACTACTATCACCTGGGCCACTTATCGTATCATCAATTATTCTAACTATACTATTAATAACATCTCCATGGAGGTTTGATTTTGCTGTATTACTTAACCAATCAAAATTCATTGGTTTTGGTTTTTCATTACCATACATATCAGTGTTTGACATTTTATCTTAATTTTAAGTGTGTTGTTAATTTTAAAAATTCAGCTTCATCGAATGGACTACTATTAATTGATATAACTGATTTATTAAATTTTTCTAAAACATGTTCTGCCCAAGATAGTTTTCTCTGCATATCATCTAACAAAACTAAATTTGTATTTGGACAATAATATAAAGACAAGTCTGCAAATCCTGTTGCTGCTGTAATAAATGTATTTGCATGATATATTATTTGTAATAATTTTTTAACATCTAAAAATCCTTTCATTGTTATTTTAGATACAAACTCATTATCCTTTATATTATATTCTACTAGATCATCTATCACTAATAATCTTCTTTTGTTTGATATATAATATTCACATATCCTTTCAAAGAGATTTTTATCTAAATGTCCAAATCCTGGCTTATCTTCATTTGTCCTCGTCTTCCAAGAATTTTTAACAAAAATTACATCATATTCGCCTTCGATGGTTCTAGAAATATTTCTAAGCATATGTTTTGATTTGTCCCAGCCATATGTCCATTTTCCGTTGCCATGAAACTTTCCATATTCACATGTGTTTGGTAAAATTAAATCTCCTATCTCCCCAGTTGCATATTTATATTCAATCTGTGGATTAGGAAACATTATATAGTCCCAAGTTTTAGTTTTACCGATTGGATATATAATGTTTTTAAATTGGTATTTGTTTAGTATAGATTCAAATTCATCTTCATTAAAGTTTCTTATTGTTTTCCAAAATGCAATTCCTTTATCTTTTATACTAGACATATTTTGTTTAAGTAAATCTGTTTCTTTACTTTCTAAATATGCATTTGAGGTATCAATAAAAGTATCTAGTACAATTAGTTCGTCAACTTTATCTTCATAAAAAAATTCATGTCCAGGAAAGCATGTTGCTATAATAGGACTTTGATTTTTTTCAAAGAATTCAGAAAATAGTTCATTAAAATAAAAAGGAAACCAACCATATTCATGCCATATATATCCAATAAAACTATACTGATTAGTATCTAGCTTGTTAAGATATAAATCTAATTCTTTACATGATGATATATGTTGTATCTTAGCCATTATTTTTTTATTTTACAGATCGGTATATCTATCATCTTATGTTGATTCTGTTTATTAAATTTATTGTATATATTTAAAACTTCTTGTTGTCGATTTGTTAATGTAAATCCTTCTTCATATCCCATTGCCCATTCCAACTCATCATATGTTGCCCCTAATTGATCTTCATCGGTTCTATCATCATCCCATAAGCCATCAGTAGGTTTTGCTGTAATTATGTTATCAATGACTCCTAAGTCTTTTGCAGCTTCTCGGACCTCTGATTTCATTAGATCTGCTATTGGTGAAATATCTACGCCGCCATCACCATATTTGGTATAAAACCCAACACCAAAGTCTTCAACTTTATTTCCTGTGCCTACAACGAGGCCATTATTTGTTTGAGCAATTTGATATAATGTTGTCATTCTTAATCTAGCTCTAGAGTTTGCTAATGCAAGTTTATTAAGTTCAACCGTCTTAGGGTCATTATCATGGTCTGCAAACAACATCTCAAATGTATCATATACATGAGTTAGCGGAAGTCTTATATTAGAAATATTATTATATTTAGCCTTTAACCATTTAATATGTTCATTGGCTCTTTCTTCTTGATCTGAATGTTGATGTATTGGCATTGATACTACAATTGTATTGATTCCCGTTTCTGCACATAATGTAGATGTTAGTGCCGAATCAATTCCACCTGATATTCCTATAACGAATGAATTAATTTTACTAGACTCTGAATACGAAGTTAACCAATTTGTAATTTGTTCTATATGTTTATTCATGTGTATCTTTTATATAATTTTCTACATGCATAAGTTGCATATCTGGATTAAAATTTGCTGCTCCTATTGCTAATAATGAGTCATGGTGAAACATAATATCACATTTTGATAATAGTTGTGATTCTATTAATGCCTCTTCTCCTATCAATGCCCGATACTCTGGCATAAACTGTTTCCCTGCAGGATTCCATCCTACTTCCTGTACTTTATGATATGGCACATCATTTATATAATAATCATCCGTACGGTGACATGGATATGATTTTACATTCTCAAAGTTATCTGATATAAAATTGATTGCTTCATTTGAATCTGATGCGACAAATATACAATAGTCAGTAATATTATGTTCTAATATCCATTTGTTAACATACTCTTTATAATATTCTAAACGTACATTATCTTTATGATATAATTCCTTTGCACCTCTCCCGCCTCGTAAATGAATACCTATTTTAGTTTTAGTAACAAGTGTATTATTTAATAAATGTTCTTTGACAAAGTTATTTATTTTCATTTCAACATTTGGTTTGATAGAAATATACTTAGTGATAACTCTATTAGCTTCTCTCCTCCAATAATCATCGACAATATTCCAATCTGGTTTTACTCTTAAACCACTAGTTTGTATATTCCTATGACCAAAATTTTGTGGAATTTCTTTTAAAAGAAAAGAATTATGATTATCCTTAATTATATCATCATCTGATAATGTCGTTGGTAATTGTTCAAAATAATATTCCCATACATTAGTACTATCATTATAGCCGTTATTTGAGTAATATTGTGAATCACTTCCCCATTTTATTATTGCTTGATGATCATTTTGTTCACACCAACGTAGATTATCTAATACTTGCATGAATGCAGAAAAGAACCCCCATTGATTACATCGTTCAATTAATATCTTCTTACCCATTATATTCCTCTATAAATTTTAATAATTTTTTACAATCCATATCACGTTCATTTTCTTTACTATTATATAATGATCTTACATTATCACGATCACCCCTTTTAATACGTTCTTGATGTGTTATATCTAATTCATGTTTACCAACTGCAGGATGTAAATGTTCTGTGTATATATTTACCTTTACCAACCTTTTAATATTTCTAGCAACAGTTGTTAACCAATAATCATTCATGTCAGATGAAAAATACGGCGGCAAAAAGTATCCTACAGTTTCAACCCAGTTCTTATGCAAAAATGAATGAGTTGCTAAATCATCTTGACGTATGCCATCGCTGCCGTAAATTAATACTATTTTATCTTTATATTTATCAAATTCATCGAGTACTACTTTGTCCCAAAGTGGAGTTCTGAATCTAATATCATCTCCACAATGCATTACTATATCAGCTGATGATTTTTCGTAACAACGATTCCACATCACACTTAGATTCCCATCACCTCTTTCATCTATAATCGCATGTACATTTGCTCCCAATGACTCACACATTTTTATTGATTCGATATCATCTGAGTCAATATAAAATATTAATTCTATATCTTCTTTAAAGTGAGCATTTAAGTGAGCAGACTCCCATAATTCTTTCATGAAAGTTGGTCTTTTTCTAGTTGGGCAAAGTAAACTAATCTTCATATCTTGTTATCCATTTTTTTAATTTATAGCTTGGCATCCATTTTAATTTTTTATATGTCTCTTCATAATCAGTTGAACTCGAATCTCTATCTCCTAATCTTTCTGGTATAAGTTCATATTCATGGTCAAATAGTTCTGCTAATTCAAACATATCAAAACTTTCATTACTACTTAATTGATACTCATCATTATCATTCCTAGCGGCTGCTAATATCAAACCATTAATAGTATCACCTACATATGTAAAATTCCTTCGTTGCGTTCCTGGTTTCACAATTGTTAAAGGCTCTCCACGTTTCTTTTGTTTTTCAAAAATACTAATTACTGTTTCCCATCCATTATCACATGTATCATGATATGGCCCATAATTGTTATAAAAGTAACATATAGCATATTTTAGGCCAAACCATTTGCTATAATTTTTAATCAACTCTGTATTCTGTGCTTTGGAAAACGCATATGGAGACTCATTTGCTCCATTTGATGCAAATTTAGAACTTGATCCGGCATATACTATTTTAACATTATTTTTTCTACAATACTCAATAACTTTAGCAGTTGAATACATATTAGTTTCAATTATCTTATCTGTATCATTAAAACTTGGTGCTATCTTTGAATACTCTCCTAAATGATATACTATTTCAGGTACTTCAGGTAACTGATCAATATACATACAATCTGCAGAAATATATTGTACACCTTCAATATGGTTATTAATTTTACCGGAGGAATAATCATCCATAGAAATAACGTCCTTTCCTAATTCGACTAATCGTTTGCATAAGTTAGTACCTATAAATCCGGCTCCTCCTGTAACTAATATCATAACTTAATTATTACTCCTTCCCAATCTACTAATGGACGTCCTATTCTAGGCTCATCTCCTGCAGCTTCTCCTATATAAATAATGTCTGATGTATTGTTATTTTTAATAAACTCATCTACTGCATCTTTTACTGCCGGACTTTTTTCCGGTAACCCATAATCATCAAACACTAAATATTTAACTCCTTGTTTCAAACAATTTTGAATATCTTGTTTAACATAATGATATGAATGTATACAATCAATCATTGCAACATCTATATCTACATCTATACCCCAATCTGAACTATATACATCTCCATGTAAATATTCGATATTAGTACGATCATTATTATTCTTTTGTGCCTTTAATACTAATTCATGACTATTTTCTATTGTGATTATACGATCAAATATCATACTCAGTATTCTTGTTGTCCATCCTTCATTAGTTCCTAATTCTATACACGATTGTAATTTTTTTGGTTTAAAATAATTAATCAAATCTTGTTTGAATTTTAGAGATGTTGTATTTTTGTCTTGTCTTTTATCTGGTATTCCTTCTAGCATGATATTTTATGTTTTTTAAATATATCTAATAATTCTGACGATACCAAATTTTTATCAATAAATTTATTGATGCCATCTGATTCATCAGGTTTGAATGCACCTACATTGATAGGCTTTGTTGCTGAATTATATCTTTGTTCGAATTGGGTACATCCAACATTGTATTGATTATTTAGTAATGAAAATCTAAATTGCAAAAATGGATATAGTTTATAAACTAAATTAACTACATTTTCATCACCTTTATTATCAACTGCAGGATCCTGTCTATATTCTTTCATAAAGTCTATGATAAATTTCCATACATCGATACTCTCAGGCTTTACAAAAATTGAACCAGTATTCCATTCTCGGCCATCGATATATCTACACATTCCTATATCACCTTCAAATTCAGGAAACTCAAAAAGATTCAATGCCCAATCATCAAAATCATGAAACCAAAAAGGTTCTGTAATTAGTCCTTTATCTAATAATTCCCATATACCATATTGTTTATTAAAATATTTGTTAAACTTACATTCATGTTCTAATCTAACAATTTGTATATCTTTATATTCAAAGTCTAAATTAGTACATATGATAATATCTTTTGGGTTCCAGCCTATACTAAGATTATTATCTATTTGAGCTCTAAAATATCTAAATAGTTCTTCTTGTTGCCATTGATGGCCATATGTTACGTTGTTAACAAAGTCTTGGAATATAACTACATTTTTCATATCGTGTCGTAAAATGCATTTTGTTTTTCTTGTCTACCAATATCTTTTGGATGATATATTGCAAACTTTTCTTCTGGTGGAAGGTTTGCAAATTTTGTATAACCTTTCAATTGTTCATGAACAGGCTTTACCCAATATATGTTTTCATTATTTTTATATATTCTCATTTGCCAATCTGGAAAGTTTACCCATCCGTCTTCAGTTAATTTCCATCCCCATTTTGCAATATGTGTATCTGTTATACCTGCTACTGTATTTACTCTCGGTACCCAATATGCTTCTACATCTGAATTTGTTTCTAAAATAAATGGCAATGCTTCAATCAAATATTCATTAGGTATTTCATCTGCATCTATTTGAAATATCCAATCGCCATCACAATTTTTATTCAAGTTGTTTTTATATTGTGCAAAGTTCTTATCTAACTTAAATTGTATAAGTTTATATTCATTAGATAATTTTGATTCCCATCTCTCACATGCTTTAACTACCTCAGTAGTAGAATTATCAAAATCCATTTGGACTACTACTTGGTCCTCTTTTCTCTTATGTTCAAATAAGAATGTTAATAATTTTTCTATCTCTTTATGCTCATTGCATACTGTTATCGCGTAACTTATTTTCATTGTCTATTGTCTCTTTTACTATAGAATATAGGTCTTCTAAGGCATTCTTAAAGTCACCCATATTATATGAATTAGCATTATCTACATCCAACTTAGACGTAAAGTATTCACCCTCCTTTCCTGGTATAGGGTATTGTAACCGTTCTTCTCCAAATATTGAAATTACCTTAGCTACCTTCCATTCAAACTTTTTCGGCTCTCCTTCAGGATATAACATACCACCAGGCATTTGCATAAATGTTGGATACCATACTAAATTAGTTTCTTTATCTGTAAATTTAACATCTATCATTAATGAAGTTAATTCTGCTTCATGTTTTTCCAAATAAGCACCGTCACTAATTAATTGATCTGTTGTCGTATATCCAGATTCCATACAAAGGTATGATATAACATTATTATCTGGTTCTGCTTCTACTACAACACATTTGTTACCAGTGATAGGTGATATTTCATCAAAATCTATATTCATAATTAAACCTTTTTAAGTTTTGGTAATTTTAGTTTAGGCATTTCCATACTAGCCTTTTTAAGTTTTGGTAATGTCAATCCTACTTGTGTTGGTACACTATTTAATCCCTCATCTACAATATTTTTAAATATTTCAGACATTTTCTCTAAACTAAAATTGTCCTTAACATATTGAGTTTGTTTTCTAGAATTATTAGAATATGTTTTATAATTTTTATATACATCTTGTAATACTGCGGCTGCATATCCATAATCAGTTGTAAACCATTGTGTGTTTTCTAAAATAAATTTATCTGCGGCTGATTTATGTACATTTGTTAAATGACCTGGTAACATCACACAATTATTAGGATGTAAAAAGTCTACATGGCCTGACCAATTCGATGCAATCACTGGTTTTCCAGTTACACTAAATTCTAATAAAGGTCGTCCAAATCCTTCTCCTTTAGTAAAACTAATCATAGACTTAATTTTTGGATGATTGTATAACGAATTCATTTCTTTATCAGATAAGTCTCCATGAAGTAAATATATATCTGGCATCTTTTCACCATACTGTGCAATAATTTGCTGAATTTTATCTGTTATCGAGTCTCGGTCTTTAATTGAAAATGTCGCATGTGAAGTCTTAAGAATTAAAGCTGGCATATTCCTTTTTGATTTACGTTTAAATGCTTCACAAAATGTTTTTATCATCATGCCGATATCTTTCCTATCTTGTCCTATGTCACCTCTCAACCAATGTCCTACAAATAAATAACAAAATTCATTTTCAATACCTTCAAGTTCATCAATTATAGTTGGTTCAATATCAGATGGTGGAATTTTGCAATACATAGATAAATCTAATCCTTCAAATAACACTTTAACTGGAACTTCTAACTTTAAGATGCCGGTTTTTTTCTTTGTTTTATTATCCATGGCATCATATGTTATTTCAGTAAATCCTTTTTTAGAATGTTCTGATGTAACAACTAGTAAATCCATCTTATTAGCACCTTGTATAAATTCATGGGGCACAGCTGTTGTTTCTATACCTGCCGTTACACCTATATTATATTTTCCAACCTTTTGAAATTCATTTGGAACACTAACCTGAATAAATACATCTGGCTGTTTTGTTATATTCTGACCAACAATTCTTTTTGAAATTGCTTGATGTTCCTTATTATCTGATTCTAATGCATTCATTGGAGTTGTTCCCCATGGCAATGAAACTATATCAATATCATATTTGTCATGAGATATAAGAGCTGTTACTAAATCTCTTGTATGATTGCCGTATCCAGATCTTGTCGCGACTGGTCCTTGTACTACTATGTATGGTTTTATCATATTATTACTCCTGGATTTTCTATTTGTTTTTTCTGTTCTATCTTGAATGCTGTAAATTTCTTTCTTGGTGTCCATTTTTCTAAACACTCCTCTACACATTCTACTATTCTTTTAGTCATTCCTAATGCTGACATATTTGATTCATCTCCACATACCCAATCTTTTCCTGCCATACCACGTGCATTTCTTGATTCTATATCCATATCATACCAATATCTAATAGCATTTGCAACATCTCTAAAATCACATCGATCATCAAATATATAAGGTGTCATTGGAGATCCTTGTATTGATCTATTACTTGGAAATACTGGCTTACACCATTCTCCATGTATTCTATATGTCCCATCATGATTTGAAGGAAAGTTAGTATCAAATTCAATCCAACGTCCATATTCATCTTCAAACCTACAACCATCTTGTAATCCTCCGGTCACATTATTAATAATAGGAGTTCCTGCATGTAATGATTCATTCCAAGAAATACCAAAACCTTCATTACTTGCAATATTTGCAGTTACATCTGCTATATTATAATAAAAATTCAATATCTTTTGATCAACTGGCTTATCAGAAAACAAAACTTTATATTTAGGACAAACTGCATTCTTCACTGATAATAAATTTGTTCCATTATCATCACTAATCTGTGTATGCATTAATAATGCACATTTTTGTGCCTTTTCAGGTGGCAATGTGTCACAGAATGTATTAAATGCTAAAATTAAATCGGCTGGATTCTTTCTTCTTATATTTCTATTATTCCAAAAAATAATAAAATCAACATCATTTGCTTCTTTTAATTCTGTTGACCATTTAGTGTATTCAATCCAATCTTTCGACTCATTATTGATTGGATAAAATGACTTCCTATTAGAACCATGAGGTACCCATTGTACTGCCCAATCTGGTTTTGGATGTTTCTGTAATACATTTTTTACTATATTATTTGTCTGTCTTGAGATATTCATTAATAAATCGCATGACTCATAATATGGTTCATTCCAATGAGGATAAGGTAAATCATCCCAAATATTATAATACATTAATGGAGTTTGTTGTCTTACTTCATGTTCAATATCATATAACCATTGCCAAAATCTTGGATCTGTAAAATGTATAATTGCATCTGGTTTTTCAATATGCATTATTTGTGATAATACTTTAGGATTGCCATATCCACTATTTGGATATATCTTAAGATATGCATCATCTACACCAGATGTCTTAGCAGCTTCCTGACACATATCAATTACTTTACCATGATCTGGATGTTTAATTGCTGCACCTAATTGTACCCAATCATACTTATCTAATGAATTCATTACAAATTCTTTAGACATTGTCCCAATACCAGAATGCATACGCATATCATCTGATAATAGTAAAATTTTCTTTTTCTTTGCCTTGTTAGGATCAATTTTCCTTAACTTAGGTAACTTAATTTGATTCATCTAAAACCCCTTATAACTTTATTATAAATATGCTTATGACCGTTTATCACCGCCTTTTTGCATTCTTTTTATGTTGTAAATTCCATATATATTTAATACAATTATAATAGAACTCAACGCTAAATGACTGAAATTACTTATATAGATATCATAAGTAATCCATCCCACATCTCCTACTATCCACGCAATCATTGCATATCGAAAATTACCTTTTGCATTTAACGTATATCCTATTAATATTAATACTGTACTTAACCATCCTATTGCTTCTATCATGATATTATTGTTACTGGTTTATTTAATTTCTTTGCTTGTTTAATTGCACTCATACTACCCGATGACTTTTCATCTCCGTTAGATATAAAAGCTATCATCACATCACAATCTCTAGCAATAAGCATATTCCTATGATGGAACTGAGATACGTGATATGGTTTTTCATAATATATTTCAGACATTGCAGAGTATAAATTCTTTATTGTATGTGCTGGATTGAATTCTTTATATTTAATTCCAAATTCTAATGAATATTTTCTTGCAAATTTATCAGCACCATCTTTAGCGCCACCGGATATGATAATTAATTTATCTCCAAATTTACGTTTCAATTGGAATAAAGTATCTTTCATCTTCCTTGTATTTTCATACATCCTACTGCCTATTATTGCTACTTTCATCCTTTAATTCGTTCAGCTTTAATACATAGGTCTGGTTGGTCTTTGAATTCACACCATTTACAATGTTTATTATTTTTGCCGGCAATTGCTGGATATTTTCTATCTAAGTTAAAGGATCCATCTTCTTTGAAAGCTGATTCAACAAATCCTTTAATCTCTCTTGCTAGTTTATTTCTGGTTGGCTTACCTGATGCTGGAGCAAATTCTGTAATACGTTTCTGAGGAAACATTGCTCCTGCAATCAACTTACGTTTTACTATCATATATTTAACATCAATATTTTCTACGTCATAACCATATTGTTCTGCAAAGTATTTTTTATATAATACCAATTGAGATGTCTTTGTTTTATCAGCCTTTTGCCATTTATTCCATCCCATTGTTGAAGTTTTGATATCAATAATTGTTATCTTATTATCACGCTTATCTCTCATGACAATATCTAAATAACCTAACATCATTACTTTATCATTACCTTCTTCGACTGGATGATATATTGGAACCTCAATGCCTATTAATTCTTCATTCTTTCTAGAAAAATATTGACCTCTCTTTTTCTTGAACCAATCTATAATTGCAACGCCGTCTTCATAGAACTCACCCAATTCAAATTTATTTGAAAAGTGACTATCCATTTTATCTACTGCTTCTTTATATAGATTATACATCTGATCTTTTAAGTATTTATTCAAATCAATTTTATCTGCTGCTGTTGCTGTCTCATTAAACATTACCGTGAGATAATGTTGTAATGTCTCATGCATTGCAGTACCAAATATTGTATGAATTGATTGACTAAATGTTCTCAAACCTTTTGCATATGCCAACTCCCAATGTTTGGGACAAGTTGAATACATAGAAAATTGAGAATAAGATATTTTGCGCTCGTCTGGTAACGGCTCTCTAATACTATATTTTAAAAATTTATTCATATATAAATATAAGAAATATTATTCGTAAAACCTAATTATTTACCCCATTTTTTAGCAGCAACTATCTGCGCTATAATACCATATATTGATAGATCTTGAAATGTATCTTGTTCAGATTCTCCTACTTCATCTTTATGACCTAATACAATTAATTGTTTTAATCTTTGAATTTTATCATTCATTCTAAACCAAAGGCCTGTCAATGATAATTTAATATCATCTGATGTTTCTAAATTTGTTCCTACTGATATATTGCCTGGTCCATAATTTTTCTGTTTCTTACAAAACATTTCATATTGGTCATCTAATATCTTTTTGAACTCATTACAAGTTTGTGGATAATGTTTTTCGCAATAATTTATTGCATGGTGGGACGCTGCGGTATGATCTACTTCTTGAAATTTTACCGTTCTTCCTGGAGTGTCTTTTATTGTTTTCATCTTCTTTTATTTTTATAATATAAAGATAAGAAAAATATTTCAATTAGGCAAATCTTTTTGCCTATTTTTTCAGTAAACTTTTTATTTCTTTTTCAGTCTTACCATACTTCTTAAGAATAGAAATAATCTCTTGTTTATCTAATAAACTAATATATTCTTCTGCTTCATCTTTACGTACTTCATAATGACCTGCTATAAGTTTAACAAGATCTTTATTATACTTACCCGACTTCTTTCCTTTAATATACTTATTGAATGATTTTTGTTTAGGCAAGAAATCAAAATATAATTGATATACATGTTTCTTACTTAATGGTCCTATTGTATATTGTTGAAACATATCAACTATTTCTATATAATCTGGATTCATTGATAACCATCTGTTTATCAGATATGGAGAGAAAGTCTTTTGGGATGCCTCATCTAAAGTATCCCAAGGAGTCTTCTTCCATGTTATATTTGCTAAATGATCAAATATTGTAGCTGGTTTCTTTACCTTCATTACATCATTGGCATTTGTGGTTGAACTGGCTCATCTTTTGGAATATCTGTAATAACACATTCTGTTGTTAACATTGTTCCTGCTACTGAAGCTGCTTTTTCTAAAGCAATTCTTGTTACTTTAACTGGGTCAATAATTCCTACATCAACCATATCTTCTAATACTGTTTCTGTTCTTACATCATATCCTGAACTAGTACCATCTCCTGTAGTTACTACCTTATTCCAAACCACCTCAGCATTAAGTCCAGCATTTTCCAAAATGGACTCAAATGGAGCCTTACAAGCTTTAAGAACAATATCTCTTCCCAATACCTGATCTTCATTTTCATATATATCATCTTCAAAATGTTGATATCCTCTTAATATAGTTCCACCACCAGCAATAATTCCTTCTTCAACTGCTGCTTTAGTTGCATTTAATGCATCATCCAATCTATCTTTCTTTTCTTTCATTTCAATCTCAGACCCAGCACCTATTCTAATTACTGCTACACCGCCTGATAATTTTGCTAACCTAGATTGTAACTGTTCTTTATCATATTCAGAATCTGAACTATCTATTTGAGATGCTACATCTTTAATACGTTCTTGAACTGCTTCTTCACTACCATGACCATTAACAATTGTTGTATCATTTTTTGTAATAATAACTCTTCCTGCTGTTCCTAGATGTTCTAATGTAGCATCTTCTAATCCTAATCCAACTTTTTGAGTTATAACCGTTGCACCAATTAATACAGCCATATCTTCTAACTGCTCAATTCTCTTTGCACCAAATCCTGGAGCTTTTACTGTTGCAACTTTTAATGTACCTCTAACTTTATTAACTACCAATGTTGATAAAGCTTCTCCTTCTACATCCTCTGCAATAATTAACATTGTTCTATCCATTCCCATTGTTTGTTCTAATAATGGTAATATATCTTTCATGTTAGAAATTTTTCTATCATATAATAATATAAATGGATCATCTAACTCTGCAGTCATTTTTTCTGAATTGGTTACAAAATACGGAGATGCATATCCTCTATCAAATCTCATTCCTTCAACTACATCTAATTGTGTTTCTGATGTCTTTCCTTCTTCAACTGTAATTACTCCATTCTGCCCTACCTTATCCATTGCCTCTGCAATCATCTTTCCAATAGACGAATCATTATTAGCTGATATAGTTCCTATTTGTGCAATTTCATCATTTCCAGATACTGGTCTAGACTCTTCTTTCAGATATTCAACAACTTTATTTACTGTCTTGTCAATACCTCTTTTCAATTCAATTGGATTAGCTCCATTTGCAATCTTTTTATATCCTTCTTTCAATATTGCATGTGCTAATACAGTTGATGTAGTTGTTCCGTCACCTGCCTCATCATTTGTTTTAGATGCAGCTTCTTTAACCATTTGTGCACCGGCATTTTCAATTGGATCTTCTAATTCAATTTCTTTTGCAACAGTCACACCATCTTTTGTTATATGAGGTCCTCCAAAGGACTTTTCAATTACTACTGTTCTACCTTTCGGTCCTAATGTTGATTTTACAGCATTATTTAACTGTTCAACACCTTTCATCAATTCTAATCGAGCATCTGCTCCAAATATTAATTTTTTTGCCATAACTTATTTTGTTTTTTGTTCAATTGGTCTAAACTCTTTGTTAATAAATCCACATTCATCACATCTGAATGTTGGTACTGGAACTATTTGTTCCTTACCGGTCGGCGATACCAATGCCGATATTCTTTTAAATGAATTCACTTGTCTAAAATACTTACATCCACAATTCTCACATGCGATATCCTTTAAATCTTCTGGCTTAATACTAAGTCCAGGATTATCACGCTTTGGTCCTTGATTAGAATTCATTCCTATTACTTTACCTTTGTTATAATTTTTTGACATAACTTTTACTCTACTTTAATTCGTTCAACATCTTAACAATTGTTGACATTATATGTAACTCTTTATCTACTGCAAATGAATCTTGATATTGTGATTCAGCTAATATCAATATAATGCCTGCAATATGTCCTTTAGCATAATTATCTACTTCCTCGAAAAGATACTTATGTAATGCCGAGAAATCTTTTACTTTACTATCATTAATTAATTGTCTAATGTCTTTGAATGCAGTTTTCTTATCTGCCTTATCTAAGATTTCAATTAATTTAGTCATATAATTTGCTTGTATAACACTAGTATCATCTACTCTCAACTTTCCATCGATAACCTGCCTCTGACAGCTATTTAATACCCTTCTAATATCAGGATAGCCGGCGTTTATAATTGTAACAAGGTCTTTATTATCATATGACACTTGGAGTTCATCTAATATAGATACTATTCTTTTAGCTACCTCTTTTTTATTAGGAGGAGTGATGCCAAATACTTGACATCTTGACTGAATAGGATCGATAATTTTTTCAACATAATTACATGTTAATATAAATCTAGTTGTCTTACTAAATGTTTCCATTAGATTCCTTAAAGCGGCTTGTCCATTAGGAGTCATATAATCCGCTTCATCTAATATAACAATTTTCCATCTTTTGAATCCAACTGTACTAGCATAACTCTTAATTTTAGTACGTACTGTTTCGATATTATTCTCATCAGATGCATTTACATACATTAAATCTGCATCAACATTATTTGCAATAATCTTTGCTAATGTTGTCTTACCTGTACCTGCTCCTCCGTAGAATAATAAATGAGGCACGTCGCCTGATTCAATATATAATTTTACTTTATCTATGATATGTTCATTTCCTACATATCCATCTAATGTTCCTGGGCGAAACTTTTCTACCCATAATGTATGTTCTTGGTTTCCGTACATATTAATTTCCTGTTGATCCATAACCGCCTTCACCTCTTTCAGTATCTGATAATGTATCTGATTCTGACATTTCGATTTGCGGATATGGCATTATTACTAATTGGCCTACTCTATCTCCATCTTGAAATCTTTTTAGTTTTGCAAAGAACGAATCTTTAGCAAATTTATATCTAAAAGAAATTTCTCCTCTATAACCTGAATCAACTACACCTACACAATTTGCTAATCGTAAATCTGTTTTAGATGTTGATGATCTAGGAAATAATAATCCTACATATCCTGCAGGAACTTCTAATGCAATACCTGTAAAATATTCTATAAAATTATTTTCAGTATCTATTCTATGACCTATAGCTGTCATATCTAATCCTGCATCTCCTGATTTTGCATAACTCGGAGTAACTGCCTTATCAACTAACTTTTTGAATCTAACTTCCATATTAATTTAATATACTTTTACCTAATATTAAGGGAGAACCATCTTCATGAATTAAAATATGAAAACAGCTGTCCATTTCTTTAATAATTAGTTGTTTATTTTTATGCGTTTTATAATTTGTATAAACGTATTCTGTTACTTGTTGTTTAATTTCGTCGTTCATATTATGATGCTTGTAATTGTACTAAATAATAAGTAGATGTAAATGTTTTACCTGTAAATGATACTCTTGCAAGACCTGCTTCAGAAACTTCAATTTTACCAGTTTCAGCATCTTTATTTGCTTGAAGAATTTCTTTAAACAATGTAGATGAAAAACAAATAACGCCCATATCTTTACTACCTGGAGCATCTAATTGAAATGTAATTCTATTAGTATTGATTGATGAATAATTCATTATCATATCAACTGTACCACCTGTACACTTAATTCCAAAGTTTTCTGATTCAGGCAATGCATTTTTTGCTTTAATAAACTTAGTTCTAACAGAATCTGTTATGTCTATTGATGCATTCCAATCAGGTGTATTCTTAAGATCTGGAACTTGTCTAATTACTGATAAATCTGCTAACATAAATGTCATATCTACATCTTTATCTTTTACTCCAATGCTAACAGCTGTGCCGCCTACATCGTTTACATTAACTATTAGGTCTTCACCTGTTGCAGTTAACATTTTTACTAATTGAGGCGTTGCATAAACACCTAATTCATTCTCACCTAAGTCTAAGTTAGAAGCATTAATATGTCCAATTACATTCTGATCATCTGTTATAAATTCAGTTTGTAATGTACCATCTTTTGCATCCCACTTTACTGATGTTGTCGCTCCGGCCAAATGATATCGGCCTACGAAATTTAATAAGTCGCTTTTTTTCATAGTTCTTCTTTTTCTTCAAAAAATTGATTAAATATATCTTTGTTAATAGTTGTAATACTTTGTCCTCCAAACTTTTGATAGTATTGCTTATACTTCTCATAAGTAGTGATCGCTGCATCTGGATCTTCGAACATCTCGTATATACTTTTTAATACTGCAGCTAAATTATTAGGAACAACATATTGAGCAACTTCTCTATGAGCAGCTACTATCTTGTTCACTTCTTTTATTGTATGATCAAATACATGTACATTATGTAATACCATTCTAGGAACTGCTGATTTGTTATAATCATTCAACATATCCCATGTAAAGTCCTCACAAGCTGGACAATCTAAACTACATGGCACTAACTGATCAGGTGCATCTAATAAATCTAGTTTTGCTATATTACCATCTTCATCTTTTGCACCTTTTGGCATATATACATCTGTAAACGATAATTTCTTAAAGTTATGTGAATGTAAATAAGTACCATATACAGGATATTGACCAGGCGAACTTGAATCAGTTGTTACTACAATCCTATTTCCATAATGTTTATTCAAACATTTTTGTATCGTTGATAATATAAAAAAATCTGATATTTTAGAAATACCTAATAAATGTAGATACTCTAAATTTACCTTTTCAAATTCTCTATTCTTTAACATTAATGCTAAAGCCCACATAAAATCAACTAACTTTTGTGGACCTCCAATTGCCCATCCTTGGAATTCAAAATGCTTAAATTTCTGATACCACCAATCATACTCCTGTGGATTAGATCCTTGTAACATGTTTAAGAATTTAGTTTTACCAGATTGGTGTTTTTCAAAATATGCAAAGTTATCATAACTAATATCTGCACATTCATAAAATTTATTTTCATAAACTGTCTTAGGTGGTATATCTAAATTAGCTGCTACATCTGAATTGGCTTCTAACCAATGAAATATCTTTTCACGTAAGTCATCTGTATATTTTAATGCACCAGTTGCAATCTGATATCCTCCGGAATCACCAAATACTAATGAATCTTTACCTAAACCAAATTGGTCACGTATATCCATTTTTTTATAATAATGTCCTGCTGTTATTAGAAAATTCTTATGTCTAAACTTCTCTGGATAACTATCATCATAAAATCTACATGTAGTTCCATTTGTTAGTTTAGTATCTTTGATCAACGATGACGCAAATCCTCCGGCCGATAAAGACGGGAAGTAAATAAACTCTTTTTGTTTTTCTTTGTTTTCTTTTTTATCCATTAAATAATACCTTTTTTAATCCATTACATGAAAAATAATTCTCATGTAAACTATTTGCTAGTTGTTCTATCTTGCCTGATTCGGCTATTATATCATACCTATCCATCCAAATACGAATTTCTCTAATTAAATGAGTTTTATATTTTTGATATGACTCCCATGACTCTGTCCATTCACTTGGATATTTAAAATCATCTGAATACATCTCTGTATAACTTAATCTATCTGGTACCATTGGAACTGCTCCTGATAATGCTCCTTCATAACATGAAATACCTAAAGTCTCTTGTAGGTTTGCAGAAAATACCATTTTAGACCTTTCTAATAAATCATGATATTCTTTTTTAGTAAAATTATGCTCTTGACATATAATAAATTTATACTCAGGCATTTCTTTAGCTAAATCTTTAAATATCTCTGGCTGCTTTTCTGGTGCAATCCTATGAGGAAATAATATGATATCTTCTTTTTTCTTAGGTGTAAACATTTTATTCAAGTATTCCATTGGCCATCCTGTCCTAAAACATTCTATATCATCATATCCAAAGTTATCTCTAAACATTTTCAAATGATCATCTGATGCAAACCAATTATAATCTATTGCTTGTGCTAATGACTTTTCAAATGTCTTAACCCATTGATCATCTATCAATCTACCAAGGAAATCATTAGGATCATAATTACCTGCATGCCATAAACCATGTATCTTAACAGGCACTTGTAATAATTGACTCATATACTTAAGTTGAATGATACTTGGATTCCATGCATCAGTATAAATAAAATGGTCACCTGGTTTAACTTTATTATCACAAAACAACCTACCAATAGTAACCATTTGAGCACTCTTGTAAATATTAGTACCACCAAAGTTTAAAAATGCACCAGGAGTAGTTGCAGCAGGAATATCTGTAGGACCTTCTATAACTTCTACATTGTATTCACCAAATGCCATTACTTTCATCAACTCTGGAAAATGTTGTTTCCATTGACCAGTATATCTTGTTTCAACTGCTTCTAAATCTACTATCCAAATATTATTCATATATATCGTATTTATAATTGTCTGGTGTAACTTTTTGCATATTTTGTATACTTGCACAATATAAACTATATGGAGCATGTATAACCTTTATACTATCATTTTGTTTTAGTAATCCTACTTCTTCTTCTTCTAACATATACATAATATGAGTCCTAATTCTAATCATAGGTGGAATATTTTTTAACATACCAGGCACACATTCTAAACTAATTGTTGTACCTGTTCTATCAATAAACTTATTCATCCAATCCCAATTTAATTTAGAATCTATATCATTTGCTATCAATTGTTCTACTGCTCCGGAGCAAAAGTATATATGAGGAGCTCTATCCATATTAAGACCTTTAACATTTATATCTGCTAAAAATAAGGTCTCTATATCTGTTAATCTACCTTCACATTCTTTACCGTACCAGTATTTTCTAAATCCTATCATATCTTTTTATTATATTATAATATAAGAAATCTTTTTCATCTATCCTAATTAAAATTGAAAAAACTTTCCTAAGTTATTATTTTCTGGAATTGATCCCCATTTCATTGCAGCATAAAAATCATTTAACTTATTTGAAAATGCTGACTTGAATATCTTTTCATAATCTATATTATCTTGCACAAACTTTTCAATCGGTGCAGGATCTTCAAACCCCTTTAAAGCCATAGTATCTAAATTCATTGAATTTGGTTTAAGATATGTCCATTTAATTTTTTCTCCATTAATAATACCTCTGATGGTTTTTATTTTATGGTGTTTTAACATATCATTGTAATTTAATGCTGACTTAACATGTACTGGCGTTCCTTTCATTCTTATTGAAAATGGAGAATCACCTTTCCTTGTATATTTCTTAACATTTTTTACGCCAATCGGAAACATTACTTCCATTAACTCTAATGTTTTCATATGTTCTTTGAAAGCTAAAATCTTACCATCTAATGTTACCTTATCAATATCATTTAGCATATCTTCTAATACTTCGGCCATAAATCTTCTAAATGAAGGCGGAAATGATGATCTTACAACATCAAGGCCTTTTACATCTAATTTTGATACAGTATGGCCTTCAACATTAATAATCCATTGGGCATATCGTTTCTTTGCAATCCATAGACCAGCTTTAGCAACATTCTCTTGTTTGATATCAAATCTATGAATATCTACATTATGAAATCGTTTGCCATATATATCATACGACCTATTCATAAAGTCTTGTACTTCATCTGCAATTTCAATTGTTTTATTAGCCATCCACTTTTCATCTGTTATATCATACTCTGGAAAGCGTTTTTCAATTAATGGTAATGAAGAAAAGAATACTGAGTCTGTATCTATGTAAATGTTATAATCTTCTTTTTTACCTAATTCCTTTGCATAGAAATTATTTCCTACATCAGCTGTAAACTTAATTAACTGCTGACCTGTACTTGTAATGGCTGTTGCATTATCCGGGTCAAAAAATCTAAAACTAGGATTACCTAAAACTCCATAGAATGAATTTAAAAGAATTTTAGTTACTAATTGCATTCTATCAAAATATTCTGCTTTAGCATGATTGCCTTCCTTTTCATATTTTTTTCTTAAATTCTTATACTCTACACGTTCTGCAAACCAATTATCTAAAATACTTGGAAGAAATCCTTTAATCTGTGTATCATATACAACTCCGTTAGCTGCTATAGAATATTTGTTAGATTCTAAATATTCTCGTAGGTCATGGCTAGTCTCCCATCCATTCCATTGATCAGAATAATGTTGTCCTGTATTCTTAATATATCCTTTACTATCAAAGTTCTCTAATTTTGTAACTTTAGTCTCTGGTGATATGTTAAGTGTCATTATGATACTAGGATATAGTGATGTTAAGTCAAGGTCATATACCCATTTGTAACGGCCGGCATTCGGTGCCTTAACATATGCTCCTAATAAGTTGAGTTCTTCGCTCGATCGGGGTGGTCTGCTCGGCGAAACAATATTCATTCGTTTCATATATGTTAACGCCGCACCATCTAAATATCTTGTTGGAAATAAAAAGTCTTCATAAGGAACATGTCCTTTATGACATATACTTCTAGCTAAATCCATTAGTTTCATTTTTTGATCTATCTCCCATACCAGATCAACATCATTCATGTTATAATCAATATACCCTTGGATATCATTTTTCATTAAATCATCTAGGGTTCCTTCATACTTCATCTTACCTTTACCTAATTCTTTTTGAGATATAGCCTCTAATGAATAACTAGATTCTTGATTATAAGTAAAGTTCTTATACAATGCCATATAATCTAAACATGACACTCCGGAGATTCTATATCTATTTCTATGCTTTAACCATATTACATCTTTAATAGGAGATAATGTTCTTGCTTGAGTTTCTCCTAATATATGTACCATTCTATTATAAAGGTATGGTATATCAAAAAAGTCAATATTCCACCCTGTAATTAATGTAGGTTGTATTTCATAATACTTGAATAAAAACTTACTTAACAATGTATGTTCATCTCTACACGAAATTACTTCATATCCTGGTTTAGATAAATTTTCTACTACTTGATCTTTATCTAAAATCCATACGCATCTTTGATCTCCTGCTTCATCAAAAATTGCAATTGATGTTACTTCATTTTGAGCTTCTTCTGGAGTAGGAAATCCAGATGCTATGTCTACTTCAATATCAATAAATAATGGTCTATGTCCTACCGATGCTTCATCCGAATCAGTATACATATCAATCAATGTACGCATTTCTGGATTCAAATCATTTTCATATAAACCTCTTTCTTCCGAATCTGGATTATCTACTCTTTGAACTCTTTCGCCATCTAATGCAACCATATTACCATATGATGCTTTTCGATATGCATATGGTTTATAGTTTACAATTACATGACCTTTCTTGTCATCCCAAATATGTACTTTATTAGTACGTCTATGATACGCTACTGCTTGATACATTAAACTAACTCTTCTATTATTCCTACTACTTCACTTAATATAAGAAAAAAAGTTGCAATAGGCAAATTAAATGGAATAAAACAATATCCTCCGATTCTAATTCCTGATTTGATAAAACTTATAATTTGATGTTTTCTTGCATCTGGTAATTGTTGTTTTGGTCTACCATCACTCATTATTCCTCCTGTTCTTGTCATATTAATTTATTTTGTAAATATTTCTATAATTTCTTTTTAATGAATTATCATCTAATCCATAACCTACCACCCATTCTTTATCAATTTCAAAACAAAAATGATCTACCGGTGGACTATCTTCTTTTCGTTTTAACAATGTAACAACTTTTACATCAGCTGGATGCATATCATTAACTTGTAATAATATTTCAAACATTGTAGCACCTGTATCGACTATATCATCTATAACATATACACGTTTACCTTTACAATGTATTTCTAAGTCTTTTGTAATTTTTACTCCTCCGGTGTTGTCTTTCCCATTATATGATTTTGCTCTAATAAAATCCATTTGTACATCAATACCCATATCTTTCATTAAGTCTGCAAAAAATGCATATCCACCATTCAATACACAAATCATTACTGGAGGCAATAAGTTCCCAGAAGCTTTATGTTCTTCTGATATTGCATGTGCTAATGCTCTAACACGTCTTTCTATTTTATATTCCGGTATAAGTATTTCCATTAGTTATATCCTCTTATAAATTCATAATACTCATTCCTTGTTGCCGGATCTTTTTTAAATGCACCAGTTAACTTACTTGTCTTCATACTTGCTCCTCCATGTTTAACTCCTCTACATTGTACACAATTATGAGTTGCATCAATCATAACTGCAACGCCCATATTATCCTCAATAATTGCATCTACCGCATGATGAATGGCAACTGTTAATTGTTCTTGAATTGCGCCTCTTCTACCAAAATGTTCTACCAATCTATTTAATTTGGACAACCCAATTACATGACTATCTTTACCAGGAATATACGCAACATGTACTACACCCATAATAGTTTGATGATGATGAGAACACATACTTGTCAATGGAATACCACCTTCAAATACTATACCATCATATCCATCACTTGGAAATGTTGTTATTGCAGGCGGAGCTTCATATCTACCTGCCCATAAATCATTTACATATGCTTTAGCAACTCTAAATGGAGTTTTATCTGAATTAGGATCTTCTCTCCAATTCACTTTTAACGCATCTAAAAATTTACCAAATGCTAATTCTGCATCTGCAATCATTGCTAACTTTTCCTCTGCGGACAAAGGACGGCCTTCAGCTGCACCATTGGCATAACCTGCCTTTACTAATTCTATATTTACATCTTTCATAATTCTTCAGTTTTATTATTACGAATCACTTACTGATACCATTGCTATATCCGACTCTCGGACTAATACATATGCATCTTCTTCTAATTTAATTTGATTACCATTCTTACCACTCAATTTACTAACCGGAGCTAATACCACATCACCTTTTTTAATGGTCATTGGTATTCTATCACCGGTTTGTGTAAATAAACCTGGACCTGCATCTATTACATCTGCATATCCATATACATCGTTTGTCGCTGTCAAGATAATACCTGACTTAGTTTTTGTTTGAGTTTCTTGTGCTTTTAATAAAAGCTGATCACCCATTGGTTTCATTTTCATTTTCTTCTCCATTTTTTATTATTAAACGTAACTTATCAATTAATACTAATACATCATCTGGGTCCATTGTTATTGCACAACAAACTTCCACATTTTCTTCAATTATATCTAATATGTCTAATGCTTCTTTATACTCCACGCTTTGTATCAAATGCTATTATATGATCTCTACCTGACATATTATATCCATGTACTGCTACCATTTCAAATACTAAAGGATACATTTCCATTAATGTATCTCTAGTATCACCAGCTGGCATTATATATGTTTTATTTTTAGGAATATCTAATTCAATTCTATAATCTTCTATTTCTTTAAGATTTTCAGCTGTACCATCCCATACTGGCTTATAATGGTAATCATCATGAAATTCAATCATTTGTTTAATTGATTCTGTATTCAATCTATATCTATTATGAGTTTTAATCATTCTCTCATCTACCACTTTACCACCAGGCGTAACAGCGCCCAATACAGGAACACTATTACTAAATTTCGGACTAATGGATAGTAAGCCCAATGGATAATCTGTTTCAACATATTTACTTCCTTCTGTTTCAATAGTAATTAATATTCCTCTTTCATTAGCAAAATGAGTTAATTCATTTACTAATGCAGCATGCATCGTAGGAGAACCACCAGTTAACATCATTTCTGTTATTTGTGGATTATCGTCATATATCTTAATAATATCATTAAAGGTAAATACACCTTTTTCTGGATGTATACTTGTATACCAACTATCACACCAACCGCCTTCTCCAAAATAACATCTATGAGTACATCCTGTTGTTCTAACAGCTATTGTTGGTCTTCCAAACCTACTTCCTTCGGACTGGACACATCTATATACTTCTAATATAGGTAAGACCTTATCGTAATTTTCTATTCTTTTATTCACTATACATTGCACTATTTTTACCATGCTCCATAAACTCTACTTGAGTTACCTTAACACGCTTATTAGTTTCTTCTTTTACAAAATTATTTAATTTGTTAAATAAAAATTCTGCAAACTTCTCTGCTCCTGTAGCATCTACTATTCTTACTTGGGCAACTCCTGCCTGATCCATTATTTTAAATTCTTCTACATGTGGATCATCTGATGCTATAATCACAGTATGATCAAACATATAATCCATCCAAGTCTTTGGTTGCATGTCATCAATAAGAGTTTTGGCTCTTTTCATTCCTCCAAAATCCCAGACCCAATTTCTATGATCTAAATCTCCTTCGAATGTAACTTTAAATGATACTCCATAACCATGTAAAAATCTACAATGGGTGTTTTTGGCTTTCCATTGTCTGAAACAACAACTAAATCCATCAAAAACTTTTGTACTTTTATATTTCATAACTTACCTTATTTTAAATTAATATAAGAAATACTTTTCATATATCCTAATAATTTAATGAGAATATGTCCAAGCAAAATAATATTTCTTGCCATGTAATAAATGTGATGCTGTATTATCATACTCTCCTGTAAAGTCTGACATATAATTTAACATCTCTGATTGGTCGTTAAATAATGTGAAGTTATCCGGATATGGATATGCTTCTGCAAAAGGTTTACCTGAATTTTTTACCGACTTTTGACCTATGGTTTCAAATACCATTGTTCTTAAATATTCCTGATCATATGAAGTTAACTTCTTCATATCAAATGTCAAATCTACTAATTTAAACTTAAAATTTCTCATATAACTATTTTTTTATTTATTATAAATATAACTAATTTTTTGCAAACGCACAAATATTTATGCCTTTTTTTTTCTAAAAATCTCCTGGTGCTACTTGGAAACAATCTAGTCCATTTTCTCTCCACATCTTAACAACTTTATCTCTATCATCAAAGACACATACAATATTATCCTTTTTATCATCAGGCCAAAGATCATCTAACCAACCTTGTTTTAACTTATCATCTGGCATGAATTTCCATGGATGACTAGTTGGACGTAATTTTAAAACATCAAATGGAACATTATGTTTATTTAACCAATTTGTAGTTACTTGTTTTGTTGCTTTACTTCTTCCTGATAATATTGCTATCTTATGTCCGGAAGATGATAATACACGAGCCATTTCTATTACAGATTCTTTTGGCTCATCTGTTTCGACTAATATAGATGAAAAGAATATATCCCAATCCATCTTACCGTTATCCTTAACTGCTAACTTTCTTCTGTTTTCGATGTCGGCTAATGTGCCGTCCAAATCGAATATAATCCATTTATCTTTCATATTATACAAATACTGGTTGAATCATTGTTTTTGGAACATTAAATGTACTACCATCAAATTTAACTTTACATTTAACATTATTTACTTTAAGTATCGTTCCAATCATTCCAGCTACTCTAGGCGAATCAACTTCACATTTCATACCTACTCTTAGGCCTGGTGCCTTCAATTGGATTAAGTTATTAATTGTTCCTTGTAATTCTCTTAACTCATCCATAGAAATACAAGAATGATTTAATTGCTTAATAATTTCTTGGATCATGTTCTTTTCTTTTATCATTTTTTATTTTTTAATTTAGGTCATTTTATGGCTTGACCTCTTACCTTTTTATTCTTATATAAAGATAAGAAAAATATTTCAATTAGGCAAATCTTTTTGAAGCTTTTTTACCCATATGCTTTAGGCGATGGCATGCCGGAGTAATGACACCAATCATCTACATTAAGCTCAACTTCTCTAGTTAATATAATTCCTTTCTTTGATAACTTTTCTTGCATTTGTTTATACGTACCAGATATGTTATAGTATTTACCAACATCTTTCTTATAAGTAAATATTTCTTGACCTTTTTGATCAACAACATAATATGGACCAGAATAGCCTCTTTTCATATTTCTAATTGTTTTTCCATATTTTCTATAGATATAATTGATCTTTTAAAGGTATCATTGTCCATACTAGTCATTGCCTGGAATGTTCCGGCTTGGGCCGGCCATTCATTTTCATATTTTTTAATTGTACCTTCGATATCATTTCCTTCCATTCTGAATTTTAAATCGCTCTTTAAAAACTTAAGATCCGTCTTTAAACTTTGAATCACATTTATTAGTTCGTTCTTTGTCATATTTTCTACTTTTTATTTATATATAAAGATAAGGAAAATATTTCAATTAGGCAAATCTTTTCAATGCTTTTTATAAGGACAATGTCTACATCCTGAGTTACAACAATATCCTCGTTCTAAATGATATTTTCTTGTCATAACCTTGTAACCATTTTCCCAATAAAATTTAGACGATTCATTGACATATTCTACCCAAAGCTGATATATCCAGTCATTATGTAATTTCACAACTTCCTCCGGCACATGCTAATTCACCTGATAAATCTGTTTCATCATCTGTTTCTATTATATCTGTTAAATCAACGTTATTTAATGTTACCATTAATTCATCATATTTTTCTTGTGTTATATCTTCAAATGGAGCTTGTGTATATGTTCCTCCATTATAAGGTAATACTGATAAACCATTATATGACTCTTTATTTTCCCACATCCATTCTCCGGCTGCGTCCCATTCATGATCTCTTAAAGATATTGTTGCTGATACATTATGTGTATTGTTACCAGATCTATGGCCAGGCTTAATCCATTCTTGTGCTACTTTCTTAACTCGTTCTAATAATTGGAATGGAGACTCTGTTCTCATTATAGCTCCTTCAGGTGCCTTTTGTGGCACAGATATAACTGCTGTATCATGTGGTCTAAAATATTCATCCTCTATTAATTCATTATGATGTTCCATTAGATGTTTGTATATTGATTCATTCTTTCCAACTCTAATTCGTCTAATGTAATAATCATTATGCCATGCATGAATACCGGAAGATGTTCCTAATGTTAATGATGTTGTTCCAGCTGGTTTAACTGTTGTTGTTCTTGCTGATTTATTTATGTTTATTAACTCAGCTACTCTTACATTTTCTTCTTTAACTATTTTAGCTGCAGATTTCATATTATATCCTAATACTGTACCAGAACCTATCCCTGTCATTGAAACTCCAATAAGTGCATCCTTCTCTGTTGTTCTTTGCCATATTGGTCTCAAATAATGAAACTCTGTATAACCTGCTTGTAATGTTCCTATAAATGTAGCTGCCTTTACTCTATCTTCAAAATCTTCTTGAGACTTAATATCACTAGCATTTACTTCACATAGGTTACAAAATTGAAATGGTCTTAATGCAATTTCACAACAAGGATTAGTTCCCCAATCTTTATCATTAGAAAGATATATTCCTGGTTCTCCTGCGCCTGACAATTCAACTCTTTTCCATAGTCCCATAAAGAACTCTTTGGTAATTTTATGTCTCATTAATACTGCAGAATTATTTGCTCTACCTCTTTGTGGATTCAACTCCCACCAATTACCAGACTTACATGAAATCATTTCTTCATCATGTGCTGAAAATAAACTAATTAAAGCTGCTCTTCTAATACCTCCTGCTAATACTGCATCTGCAATATGACATACAATATCATGGACTTCTAAAGTAGATAATTTTTCTCCATCATCCTTTCCTTTCAATAATCCTTCAACCTTTACTAAACATTCTTTTAATGGTTGAGGTCCTGGTGCCTTACCACCCGATGTTACAAGTCTTGCGCCTTTTGGTCTTATATCAGAATAGTCAAATTTAAGATGAGATCCTCCTTGAAAATAATTCTTCATAATGGCTTTAACTGCATCTGCCCATCCTTCAATTGAATCTGCAATTAAAAATCTTCTTGTTCTATTATAATTAGGTTTTCTAATTTCTGGCAATTCATCTACATGATGTTTCTGTACCGAATATCCTACACCTGTTCCACCTAAAAGTAAAAACATTGTTTCTGAAAAAGCTCTCCAATCATCTATAGGAAGATATGCACAATTATATATTCTATTTGGAGATATTTCAATTGGCTTACCTGCAAATTGCATACTTCTCATAGAAGGTAAAACTTTCTTGTCATATACAAACTTATATGCTGCATCTATTTCTTTCTTAAGTGTTGGAAAGGTTTTTTTGTGCATTGCCCTATTCCTTGTAACTAACTCTTCCCAAGTCTCTCTTCTTTCTAACTCCGGGATATACTTTGCATACTTCATGTATACTGTAATATCTGATAATATTTGTGTTGAGATATCCATGTCTTCCTTTTTTTATTTAATTTATAATGTAAAAATGTAGCTCTTATGGCTACGTAAAACAACTAATTTCCTATATAAATATACACTGAGTGCATATGCAAGGGTCGTTTATGTAACTTTTTCTTATCTTTTTACTCAAAGCCTTCAGATTGTGTTTCTTGATACTTCCTAGCTAACATTTGTCTAGCCATATCATTACCATTATCCATTTGCTTTTGAGTATCTCTACCGCCTACTGACGTATCTGTATAAATATTAAATTGACCATTTGATGTATTCATTTTACTTGGCAATGTAATTCCATCAGGTCCAAATCTATTTTTTATAACATGCCATCTTCCTGTACCTGCTAACTTGTCTTGAACCTTTCTAGATAATGATAATACAAAATCAGCAACCATTACTTTACCATATGACTCAGATACTTTACTAGCATCAATTACATCTTCTTCTAAGGCCGATCTATTTGCTTGAGATGCTGTCCAAACTGGTATTTCATATTCTCCTGCCATACCTCTCAAGTCTTCATATATACCTTCAAGTTCATGTCGTTTTTCTTGTCCATGGCCTCTTAACAAATCTGCATAGTCAACTATAATCACATCTGGTTTCTTATCTTGCATTATACATTTTTCAACATGTGCTCTAATACCCATTACTGATACAGATTTTGTTGGATAATGTTTAATGATCAATTCACCTTTCAATTTAGATAACTGTTCTTTTATATCTTCTTGATAATGTTTTAAATTTTGATTTGCAATACCTGTAATAACTGAATCATATCTCAATCCAACATATGCTTCATTTAGCTCTAATGTATAATGAACAACTGTTTTACCTTGTTTGATTAGATGAGCTCCAACATTCATTAATGCCCATGACTTACCAATACCTGCAGGTGCCACCATTACCCCTAATTCGCCTTTACCTAAACCACCATCAGTTAATTCATTGATAACATCCCATGGAGTTTCTTGTACAAACCGTACGGCCTCTGTATACCTTGCGTCTATATCTGTCATATAATCATGACCAATATCTTTATCAGCTCCTGCTTTCAAAGCATTATCAACAGTTGCTTTAATGCCGTCATAATCACCTTGTTTAAGTAATTCAACTGATCCTAATATAGCTTTTTTGATTTCTTGATTCTTACAGAAATCCATTGCTTGATCTTTTATATATGTTAGATCACTTGACTCTGTATACTTCCATGCATCTTTTAAATGAGCTACTACCTGATCTTTTAGTACGTCTTGTTCAACCTTTTCAAGTTTCACTTTCATTACTTCTAATGTAGGCGAGGCATTGTATTCTTTTTGGTATTCTAATATTGTAGACACAATCCATTCATTTGCATCTGATTCAAAGTATTTCGGACTAAGTATATCTGAAATTTGTTGTAGAAATGATTTATCTACTAACAAACCTGTTATAACTTTAATCTGAAATGCGTATCCGTAACTACTTAATCTATCTGTCATATTTAATTATAATAAATCTTTTTCATATAACCTAATCTTTACCCATCGAAGCAAACGCATTTAATGAATTGAATGAATTCTTTAACCATGAATCTAAATCTTTTATTACTGTATACATTTTATCAGCCATAAACATTTTCTTAAATTCATAAGTATTAAGTTTGTCTATATTACGTTGCATTGCATCTAGAGTTACCATTTTAGCTCCTCCATGTATATCAACTTCTTGCAATTGCATAAGTTTATAATTAAGATCTAATAATTCTTCATTTTCTGAAACTAGTGTATGTACTTTATATTTCTTATCAACATTGTTAGCATGTTCAACTAATTCTCTAACTGTCAATACTCTATCTTCAGTAAACATAGGAAAATGTTTAAGTAGACTTTTAGGACCAACACCTTTAAGGCCTGGTATATTATCCGACTTATCACCAATAAAAGAACGATACAGTAAGTAATTCTTAGGACTAAACCCAAATTCTTCTAGCATCACACTTGGGGTATACATCTTCTTTTTTACGGGGCTCCATACTGTAATTCTGTTATTTACTAATTGTAAAAAGTCTCTATCTGTTGAACAAATAGTAACTCTATTTTCATCCTTAGTATATATTTCATTTGCAATATAAGCCATTATATCATCCGCCTCTACATTGTCTATTGATAATGTAGTAATAGGCAAACAATTTAGATATTGTACCATCCTACCAAATTGCTTTTTCATAGATTCAGATTCGTCTTGCAATGTTGCAAACTCCTGATACCTATTAAATGCTGTTTTAGTAGCCCTATTGGCTTTATATTCCGGAAACATTGCCTTCCTACGTACAGACCCACCTTTGCCATCAAATACAATTACACATCTAGTTGGCTTTATTTTACGGATAACGGCGGCAACAGATCTTAAAAAACCTGTTACGCCGCCAATATGTAATCCGTCGTCATTAAGAGCAGGGACGGCTGAAAACACTCTAATGAATGTATTCAGACCGTCGATCACTAAAAGATGGCTGTCCTTACTTGATCCTTTACCTAACTCTCTTTCCCTTTCTACTTCTTGTAGTATATCAAAAAAACGTCCTTTCATTGTTAACTTTCTTCGTTAACAAAGTCCTCAGTAATCTCAACATCATCTATTCCAAAATCCTCGCCTGGTTTATATCTAAGAATATAAGCATCACATATCTGTGAATAGATTTCATCTTTAAGTCCATCTAGTTCTTCCATCTTCTTTTCAAAATCTTTTGATAAGAATTTTACTTCCGAACCATCTTTTCTTGTAAATGTATACCATGCACCTGCAGTGCCTACTAACTTAAATTGCTTCATAACATTAAGCCAACCACCGTAATTATCAATTCCTGATTCAAAATAGATATCATAATCAATAGTTTTTAGTGGTGGACCCATTCTGTTTTTAACCACTTGGCATCTAGTCTTAATTCCGATAGCCTGATCGACACCGTCCTTTTTAACTTTAATTTGACCAACTGATTTGAGTCGTAACCTTACCGAAGCGTGAAATGGAATTGCTTTACCACCTGATGTAGTATAAGGGTCTCCAAATGCTACCCCTAGTCTAGTTCGTAATTGATTTGTGAATATTAAACAAATTTTGTTACGGCCAATCATATTGGTAAGCTTTCGCATACCTTTTGATAATATAATAGCTTTACTTGTCGCATAACCATCCTTATCAAATTCTTTAGCCATTTCAATTTTTGTAGAAGCTCCCATTACAGAATCTACTACGATTGTTACCAATCTATCTTTGTTTGATTCACGAATCTTTACAACTATACTTTCGATAGCTTCGAAAATGTCTTCAATTGTTTCTAAAGGGACATATAACATCTTATTCAGATCAAGTCCTATTGCTTCTAAAAACTCTCTACTTATTGCATTTTCGGTATCTATATAAACAGCTAATCCGCCTGCCTTTTGACAATTGGCAAGTGCATGTGCTGCTAATAATGATTTTCCTGATGCTTCTAATCCTGTAATTTCAGATATTCTACCGATCGGAAATCCACCTTCTTCACGATTTGAAATTGCAAGATCAAGCATTGATGAGCCACTTCCAACCCATCCTTTTACTTCACTTGGGGCCTTAGTATCTCCGTCTAAGAAAAATGCAGTTTGATATCCTGTATTCTTAAACTTCTTATTAAGACCATCTGCTAGCTCAACCGCTAGACTGTCTTGAAGCTCGCTTTTCGTATTTGCTTTTGCTTTCGCCATATGTAACTTTTTTTATTCGTTAAACAACTCGTCAAATGCAGCAGATACATCATCTACTTTATTGACGCCGGCTGGTGCCGCTTCTACCTTCTTAGGTGCTTCTGTTGATGCAGGTCTTGCATCTGTTGATGTTCCATTATCACTATCAGGATTCAACCATTCTTCTAATGCTCCTTTAAGATCATCATATGATGGTTCTTTAAAGATATCATCTAAATTAGATTGATTATTTGCTGCTTGTTCAGCAACATTTTTATCCTCTGTCATTGGAGTAACATTTGGCTTTACTCTAATAGTAGTTTTTGGAAATGCTCCTGCTTCTGCTGGAGTAAATTCAACTAAGATATCTCTACCTCCCATTGGGTCTGATATATCACCGTAATCTGGATCTGAAATAATACCTAATAATTCAGTATATACTTGTTTTCCAAAACCCCAAAATTTAACACCTTCTGATTCTGCACCTCTTACAAGGATCGGAACATATGTTCTCATTTTAGGTTCCATCTTCTTACCTAATTTCCATTCATCGGAATTACCAGATGCTTTAAGTTTTTCACAAAACTCAACAACTGGATCTGCTTTTCCGTTTGTAATAGGAGATAGATAATTTTTCTTACCTAAATCATAATGAAAATAAAGTTCTCTGAAAGGATTACTTCTGTCGTGCTGATAAGGCACTATTCTAACAATTTGTTTACCTGGTTCAGGTCTCCATAGATTGTTTCGGCGGGTGCCGGTCGTTTGTAATTGATTAAGTTTAGCCTTAATCGCGTTTAAGTCAATTGCCATTTTTTTTCTTTCTTTTTTTAATGGTTAATAATTAATTAATAATATAACAACTTTTATTCATTTATCCTAATGATTATCGAAAAAAGTTGTAAAAAAGTTTTTATTTTTTATTTTTTAGTTTTGAGTTTAATTATGGCTAAACTCTAATCCTTTTTATATAATATAAATATAATGAAAATATCTTTAATATCCTAATTATTTTAGCTTAATATACTTCTTTCTATTTTGAATATACATTCCTTTAGGTAAATCTCCAAATTGTACTTTCCATTCTCTACCTAACATATCATATATCTTATTATAAGTATTTGATTTAGATAATATATCTACTACAGATACTGGTGGAGGAGCTGGTAGGGTTATGTCACAACCTGTACCTGTTACTATTTCTCCAAATTTATTTTCAGTTACATATGCAGTTACCTTTATATTATTAATATCAAATATAATATCATTAATATTATTTGGAATGTAATATGTAAAAGTATTAGTAAAAAGATCACCAGGATATATAAGTGTATTCATATTATTTAACTGTACACCCCATTGTCCTGTAATGTACTCTCTTACCATATGTTGATGTGAATAAGTTGGTTGCCAAGGACCATTAACAATAGCTCCAGGATTATATTGTGAACCACCTGTTTGAGGTCCTAA